TATTGCTTGTACTTGGATTGCAGTACTCGAAAGGCCATCAAGGTGTTAACGTCTACATTATAGTAATTCTTATGAATATCAAAGTCCCTAAACTCATCTGGCATGATCTGGAAGATACCACGTTCTCCATGAGTCCCACCTTCATACTGCTTGAACTCAGACTCAATCCAGGCTAGAGCTACGAAATCTGTCCTAGTAAAAGGACCATTAGGATAGAATGCTGCCAGATTCTTATCTATCTCTTTGAGCATGGTTATAACCACGTTCATATGAACAGGTGTACCTTCTCTAAATAGCAAATCATTTAGAGCTGCAGCTTGCTTATAGTATTGCAATTCTGTTTTAGCAGCAGCATCTTCAGCTGTAAGATGTGACAATATACCACCACTCAATGGTCTTGAAAACATACAGAGTGCCAAACCTATTAAGGATATCTTATGGTATTGCTTCATAATTTCCTCCTTTACTTCAATACCGTTGGATCACATTTTTTATGTCGCACATAGGGAGTTACTGAAAGCCAACTCTCTTTGCCAGCAGTTAAAAAATTAATCTGCTTATTGCAAACATAGCAATTCTGATACCACTTCTTACCATCAGCCGTTAACCCTGGCTTTGATTGAGCTTCTGTAAAATTGTACTTAGCCATTAGTATCTCCCTTGAACTAAGTATACCACGAATATCAAACAATGTCAATGGATAATTTTAGTCTATAAATAGAGCTGTTTTATACTATTTCTTGTCTATTAAGCTTACGTAAAATCTCTATGACCATCCAGGTATCACCCTTAGCTGTATGTGCCACATTTGTTACAGTAGACACACCAAAATGAGTAGCCATCTCTGACAAGGACCCTGCTAAATCCTTTGGGATTGACCCCCGCAGCTTCATAAACTGGATCACATTTGAGGTGTCTAACATCCGATAGGATACATACTGATTAAAACTCTTATTAAGAAGATGCTTCTTAATGAATTGTACATCAAATGCAATGCCATGCCCCAATGGTGTAAGCTTAATTGTCCCATTAAGAGCATGAGTTTTAAGGAAATCATGGAGCATCATTCCAGCTTTGCTTTCTGTGACAGCCACCTTATCATGCTCAATAAGATTAATCTTATTTACTTCTAACCCTTGAGCAGTTACAACGTAATTTCCATTATCAGGCTTGACCAGAAGATCCAATTCACCATAGATGGTCTTAAGATCTTCATCAATAACAACAAAATAAGCAGATAGCAATGAGTGTTCAACCTCAGTGCCACCTGACTCTACATCAAATGCCAAATATTTCATTACCCACCCCATCCACTTTCATGCCCACCTGCAAGTTCTTCAGGCAATTCTTCTAAAGCTTTTACTTCATCAGGCTGACGTAAAGACCACTCAAGATCTATAAGAGTAAACACAAGCTTCTGTTTACCCTCAAAATGCTCAAGACTTTCTATATAAACTACCATCTTCTGGATAGCTTCTCGTGTTTGTTCTCGTGAATCACCCAAAAGGATATTCCTCTTTGTCATTAAGAAGTTCTAGCAAGTCTTCTACGATAGAAGGACCGTAAACTTCTTTTTCTGGAACTGGTAAAACAACTTGAGTCTTTGTCTTATCATCGTTCATAGACCCTCCTCTGACTTTCTAACGTTTTCCAACCAAGCCTCTACCTGAATCTGAAGCAATACAAATCCATCTTGATCAAATTGAGCAATGTACTCTCGCTTAAAATCTTGATGATATTTCTTTGTAAGCTCAGCATCCCCTGTCATATCATATAAGATCGCCGCAGCTGTTTGAGAAGGACCTGATCCAAAGTATCCCCATTCAGGACAATCAGCATCATAATCATGTATGATTGTCTTTGAAGGATTGATATCTAGTATTTGACCATCTACATAAACAACAGGATTATATCCTGGTGCTGTGCGAATACCCTTATAAATCTTAAAATTGACCATAAAAGTTAGCCATTATACCGATAGTAGAAAAGATTATAATTAAAATTAGACCACGAAAGATCCATTTAATCTTAAAGGCACTCATCCGACCATCACCAGTACTTGTACTTCTGACAAAACATGTTGACAAACAAGACATACATAATTCTTGTCTACCTTTTCCAAGTGAACTAATTTACAATTAGGACATAGCACATTCTCTAAATCAGGGTTATGACCTGCAGCATCATACTCAAAGCATAAGCAATCCAAGCAGACATTGGTTGGTCCACAACGATGCCTATCTTCAGCATGACTACAAGTACAAGCTAATTTCTTATATAAGCTCACGATTTCTTCTCCTTCTTCTGAGCTGCCCATTCAAGGAACTCTAAATTATCTTTTGGTATAAACATTGTGCAATTACATGGGTCATAAACATCTTTATTCGTAAGCTTTGCATCAAGGCATCTACCCTTCTTAGAAGCTAAATATGAATGAGCCATCCTCACATGATCACAGGTACGACATTTACTTAGGGCTTTCTCAAATAATTTAACTTCATCCTCACTGCCCATAATAAAGAACTATATCAAACTCGGAATTATCAACATCTACAATGGTGATATGGACATTCAAATTCTCATCAAGCACTAAACTATGATAGCGTTTAAGGATATTCTGTTTGATGAGAAGTCCTAATACTCTCTTCATAGCATTCTTAATATTCGATTCAGATGCATAGCTAGAAATATAGGAAAGCTCACAAGATAGCATTTGATCCAGCATAAGTGTAAAAGTTTCTTTGCTATACATGCTCATTATTTTATCCCAAAATGATCTCGTAATGCTTTCGTATTATCTGCAGTTTGTTGAGATGTAACTTGGATCTGTTCCATAATTGTTATAATCCTTCGTAATGCATCAATATAATGGTTGATATCTTTGGCAGATTCTGCCCGTAATGCTGGAACTGTACCCCATCCAATTAAAATACCTAAAATTATAAGTACGAGATTCTTTTTCATATGTCTCCTAGTTATATTTTGATTTGTCCCAATCACTATTAGGATCACTTGGTACATCCTTATATTTTTCAATGATCTCATCTAATATATCACTGCATGTTACACAAGTCTTCACATGTTCCTTAATGGTATTGAATTGCCGTATAGTAAGTTGAACCTGCTTTGCTGGATCTTTCTGTATATAAGCAATTATCTGACAAGGGGATAAATCCACGATTATCCCAATGTCCCAGGATTCTCAACTACGTCTGCAGCAGCTTTTGTAGCTTGTGAGGCTTTGATACCTGCACTGATAGCAGCTTTATGTGCAGCTGTTTTTTTACGTCCCTTCAAGGCATCACTAATAGCCTTAGAATGTTCTGGTGTAAACAATTTACCTGCCTTAGCCGCTGCAATCTTGGCTTTGGTTTCCTCTGAATGTGGCTGACCTTTACGCATTTTTGTTTATCTCCTTTAATTCACTCTGATTAAAAAACTCTTGACCTTCAAGATATTCTAAATTGGTAAGACACTGACCATTAAGATGATCAACTAAATCTGATTCTTTATAAATAAAGCAAGCTGAATCACTACAACCTAGTTTCTTACGGAATACGATTCGTGCATTTCCATGCTCTATATCAACAGACCAGCCTAATGCATATGCTTCATTACTTCGTTCACTAAAATTAGTCATTCATCCCTCTTGGATCAAATCCTAATGTACAAATTGGATTTCCAGAAAAGGAAATAGTTCCTTCACCAAAATTATCAAGCACAATAGTCCCATCATCATTCTGATACATGAAATACCCACAATAATATTCATCAGAATCTTCATAATGGCAAGTCATAGCAGGATTACCAACAATATTAACAGGCTCATGTCTATCTGTTATCAAGTGACCCTTTTCAGTAGTGACATATCGTATACTGGTGCAGCTTGACAAAAGCAATGGAACTATAAACAAAAGGTATTTCATCTTAGTTATCTCCCTCTAATTTTAAACTTTTTCGTGAAAAGCAAAGAGTACCTTTGACAGTTTCATATTGATCTCTACACTGTTTCATAGTCTTATAGGAACAATCAATGCTTTTAGTTTGATAATTAACTAAACAAATGTCCCCATTCCCCTTTTTTGAATAATGCTTAAATGAATAATCGGGAGAAAGTATCATAAGACTAAATAGCAATAATATCATAACCGCTGCCATCCTTAATAGGGAAAATTGCTTGTTTGATACCACGTTCTTTGAGAAGTCTTTGGCAAAGATCACAAGGACCACTATAGCACAAATTGCCAGTAGAAACATTCTGACCCCAGATATAAACAATTGCACGTTTCACTGAAAAGTCACACTTCAATAGTGCATCACATTCAGCATGAAGTCCAAAATATCTACGCTCACCATTCTGGCTAGTAATTGTTGGAATCTTAGGATGAGACTTTCTGTTGCGACCTGTTGCCACAACCTTATTGCCATCCACAATCACGACTCCAAATTGGCGTTTCATCTCAGTGCTTCTGAGAGCCATCTCACGAGCAACCTTTAGAAACCGATAATGCCGATCATTCATCAGTCATCCCCATATTCTTTTTCAGGATCATGTCCAGTACGACGATATTCTTCTGCTCTCCAAGCATTGTGAGCATCAATCTCTTCATAAACAGAATCAGCCCAGGATCTCACATAGTCTGTAACTTCAGTAGGAGAGTATTGAGGATGAGTAGCGAGGACATGCTGTTCCATAGCGGGTATGCCTTCCTCAAGCACATCACACTCGGAACAGTTTATTGGTATATCTGCATCAGTGTATTCAGTCATGTTATAGTATATCCCCAATAGGTAACAATGTCAATGGTTATTTATTGATACACAATTTAGATGCACATTTACTCACTAAATCAACACAAGTGCATCGTTTACTTTTCTTAGCCTTTTTTTCTTCTTTAGGAGGTTCTGTAGCTGTAATCATTATCTTAGCCCAACGGTCCAAATCAGCAGCTGTAACAACGATCTCAAGCTTCTCTGGTGTACCTTTTTTCTTTAGTGCCATGTTAGCTCCTCAATTCCATCTGTATGAATCATTCTCATATTGGACTTTAATATCTTCTCTACCTGCATCAGCAGCTTGTTTACGCTCAAAGTAATTACATTGACAACTACCTTCAAAGTCACAATACCAAAGCTCAAACGTAGCCTGTTGATGCCAGTTAAAGGAATGATTGCAATTTTTGCACAAAAAGTCCATTTCACCCATGATTTTTTAAGTATGAAATAATACTCTCAAAAACTACTATATTCTCTTTACCATTACCCAGGGCAGTATTACAATTTAGGCATAACAAACTTCTAAAAATCCCAGTCTTATGATTATGATCTACTTCTAGTCCTCTTGTCAACTTTTCAGCATTTACATTGCAAATCTTGCAGCTACCATACTGAGCATTATAAGCTTGCTGATAATTATCTAGTGTAAATTGAGTACCATCTGCATTTATAATTCCTCTTCGTTTCCAGGAAGCTCTTTTCTGTATAATTTTATATTTTTCAGGATTATTTTTACACCATTCAGCATTTCTAATTCGTTGAAATTCTTTATTATTCTCTCTCCATTTACGTTGTCTAATTTTAACTTTTTTGGAATTCAGTTTATGCCACTCACTACGTCTTTTTAAATTACAACCATTACAAATCCCCCATCTATCTCTACCCCAAGTAAAGATATCATGTCCATGAATACAAAACTGCTTTTTAATCTTTCGCTTATCCATTTTTTAAAAAGTGCTGGAGAATGCAGAGGGAGGGCCACATTCCCCAGCGAAATTTATACTTTCTTCTTTTTCTTTGAAGGCTTTTTTGCTCCCGATTTCTTAATCTTCTTTATAAGCTTATCGAAACCTTTCTCGACTGGATCATTCTTATGCTTCTCTTGTTGACAAGCATCACAGGTACATTCAACCCCAATGGGTGAACCATCCTGGTTAAATACATGGGCACAAGCTGAACACTTCCAATGATCTCCTAAAAGAGTACGAGAGGATTCTTCCTTGCAGAGTACACAAGGAAGTGATCCCTCATACATTGAAAAGTCATTCACTTCATCCCATTTGCCCATATTATTCTACTGTTTCCTCTGTAGAAGCCTCAGCTGCAGCCTCAGCAGCCACTGCAGCAGCTTCTAAACGAGCATCACGCAGTTCTTTACGAGCTTTGCGTTGAATACGACCAGCTACCTTATTAGCACTAAATACAGATCTACGAGAACCTTTACGACTTTTACGACTTGGAGTATCTTTTTTATTAGGATATGACTTATATGCTGGCATTTTATTTCTCCTCCCTCTCTTTGATTGGCAGAACATAGAGCATAAATGGCTTGCTCTTCTTTCCAGCCTTTGTAACCTTTACACCTTTTGCAAACCCAAGACTTACTATATCATCTCCAGCTTTCTTTGCAGCTTTAATTGTCTTAAAGCTATCGTGATATACCCAACTCATTGGCTTACTTCTCTTCTCGTGCTGTACGTGAAGCTTTACCGACTTTTAAGATACGTTCATCTAGTTCAACTAGAGCACTAACGATCTCAGAAGGCAACTCATGCACAAGCATAGCCGCTGTATCTGCACCAAGATCATCGATGAACTCAACCAGATTTTCCATCTGTTTCTTCGTGAATTTCTTATTGGACTTTTCAGCAATACCAATGATCTGCTTAATGGTAACATACATTTCATCAGCTTTCTTAACTTGCTTTTGAATCTTTTCACGAACTGCAGAATAATCTTTCAAGACTTCTTCACCATTCACAGGACGTTGATAATTCTTATCCATGTATGTAATGAAGGCAGTAGCAGCATCTTTCCCAACGATACCTGCAATGATTTCAAATTCCAGGTCTTGGGGAATGGCTTTCGCTTTCAAAAGTAACGAAAGTGTATCTCCCCAACTGGCAGGTGTACGAGTAACAGGGAAATCAAAGTTCTCTGCAACAAAGAGCATGTCTTTATGAGTACCAATGAATCCTGTAATTTCCGCAGGAACTTCTCCAATTCCAGTACCCCAATCCAAAAAGTCTTTGACGCTAGGCTCAACAATGACTACTGAGCATCGGCGTACAAGAGCTTTATCCAGTGTTTCAACCTGATATGAACCGTCATCAGTTTCTGGATTCATAGCCAAAATAATAGTCCATCCTTCTGGTAGCTTATGAGTATGAAGCACACGATCCCAAATGAATTGGAAGATACATTGACGGACATCGTTAGGAGCACGATTCAACTCTTCCAAACAAATAACACCACGAGTACCCTCTTTTGGGAACCATGCTGGTTTTGCCCATTTCGTGACATCACCTTCACGATAGGGGATACCAATCAAATCTGAAGGTTCCTGGGTAGCAAGACGCAAATCAAGAAACTGAATGCCCAACTCTTGGGAGAGCTGTTTTTCAATTGCAGATTTACCAATTCCTGAAGGTCCCACCATAGCAATCGTTACGGGAACTTGAGTTTCAATTACTCGTTTGATGTATCGTTTAGCATCACTAATATACATTTTAATTCTCCCTTAATTAATTTACTTCATCATTAGTATAACAGATACTTAGCTACTTGTCAAGACTTTTTTTGTCTTTTTTATCTGGATTATCTACTAGTGATAAAACATGCCCAAATGGAACTTTCTGAGCTGGCATTGTAGACACCCACAAAACTGGATAGGGAGGTTTTTTGCATTGATCCTGATCTCCACAAAGATCTGTAAAGAAGATCAATAGATCTGTCTTCACTTTTTTCTCTTTAATATATTGGAATACAGGCATAAAGCTTGTCCCACCTCGACCCTTAAAATTTGTCTGGATCTTTTTATACTTGTCAAGTTTGTAGGTTTTCTGAATATCAGCATCACATTCCATTACTGTCATCGTACCTTTATAGCAAGCCTTAATTGCTTTCATTTCTGAAATGAAAGACTTAAAATCCTCAGTTGAAACGCTGCCACTAGTATCAATAGCAATCGTGACACTGACCATTCTATCGCTCAGCTTACCCTTCTGGAACTCACCAAAACGACGATTAGGACGCTTCCAACTACGCTTACTGCCTGACTTAATGGATGCCGCCAGGAACCTTTTAAGAAGGGATCTCCATGAAATGACAGGAGGCTTAAGCCACTCTTCGATAGCGTCTTCTAGCCCCGCTGGTGTAGTTCCACGAGCCTTCTGTGTGGCATCCACAGCTTCTTTGATAGCCTGACGGATGACCTCTTTAGCCAATTCAGGAATATCACCTTTAGCATTAGCATCTGATTGCTGATCCTTGTTGCTGCAGATAGTTGTTACTTTGACTCTACCAATTTCCTTACCATTAGGATCTTTAACAACAATCTCCATATTCCCATCACCATCTTGTTCAATGGACATTTTGTTTGAATGCTTATTCAATTCTTTATAATAATTTTCTGAAGTATCATCGTCTTTAAAATTTAATTTAATGCCTTGCTTTGCAAACTGCTCTGTTATGGAAGTAGTAGTGCAAGCACCCTTTGGTAATTTTTGAATATGACGATTGGCATTCATGTCCTGACTAATATTTGCAAGAGAGGCATTCTCTTTATACTCATCACGCATACGAGTAAGATGTCCAAGCACTACGTGATTGCACTCATGGGTAAGAACAGCAACTGCTTCATCTACTGTAAGTGTCTCAAGAAATTTTGGATTGAAATAGAAGTTGATTCTACCATTCTGAACAGCTACTGCCTCAGTAGGAATCTGCTTAGCCAATTCACCAGTGCATTCAATCTTACGCATCTGGGAGATAAGGCTGGCATAGAAGGGACTCGTTTGAATCAAACGAATGCTGACCTTTTCCATTATACTCATCACGCTAGTCATAATTAATCCTCATCCTCTTCATCAACAGAATTCTCCATCTCAATGTCTTCGACAGGTTCTGGATGAATCACAAAATAACTTTGCAGCATTAACTCACTTGGCATCATAGTAAAGTATACACCCAGAATGTTATCTTGTCAAGCCCTCATTTAACACAAGTTCCAACCGATTCTTTGAAATTCTACCACATTTCATATGCCAACAATTCTCAATTTTAGGTTTGCGATAATACTCTGAAACGACTCCATTGCAATGCAAGCATTTTACAATATAGCGACCTGGGATTCGATTTACGGTAGAGGTACAGGTCTGACCATTGCATCCAATCTTAATAGCCTGTGACCGCCAAACATCATCATGACCATGACCAACGCCAACTAAGACATGGGCGATCTCATGCAAAATCGTGTTGCGTACCTGCTCTACAGGATTACGCTCTGTGAGTGGTGCAGAAAGTGATATCTCCCTTTGACGAAAACGAGTCTGACCCTTACGAGTCTTAGCATTGTCAAAGACCACAACCCAACCATGAATGCTATGCTGCCCCATTAACTCTTCAGCCATCTGCTTAGCAAGTTTTAGTTCCATGCTTAAGTATAGCAGGAGTAGATAAGAATGTCAAGGGCTATTTTGGATGTTAAGAGATCTTAACTGGCTCTTTTTTAAGCGTTTCTTTTGTTGCTCTATAAGCTGCCATTAGACCTGTAATTCGATCTAAATAGTCAGCCATGAATTTTGAGAATAAAGATTGATCCTGATGCACAATTTTATAGGAATTAACAACAGCCGATATAAAAACCTGCATAATTTCCTCAGCTTCAGCCAACCAATTCTTATCCGAATCTTTTGATAGCTGTTCGCTTAATACAGATAGCTTTTCAATGATCGTACACATCTGTTTTCTGTTCTGTAATATGACCATTTGTATCTGAGGATCAAGGAAATTAGTCTGTGTAGCTTCCAATTTCTTACTGGTAGCAGCACAATCATTATACAATGAGGTAAGTGCAGCTTTCTTATCATCAATGCTAATAGATGTGTCTGCAATATTCTCAATAACCCGTAAAAGCTCAGGAGGGGTATTAGCAACCTCTGTTTGTAAAGCAATTTCTTTCATAAGCTTTACATTGTACTTTTTTGCATATAAATAAAAAGCTGCTCTACCAAGATCTTTTAATGCAGGGAATTGCTCTCCATACTTCTCCTGCATATATTTACGGGCTGCTCCTGGATTCTGAGCACGTATATAATCATCCATCTCTCCCCGAATTTCAGCAGGAAGTTTTTCTAATACTCTACGATTCTGTACCTTCTTATTGATTTTAGGTTGTATAGGTTGCTCTGGTGTTGGTTGGGGCTGGATTTCATCATTCATAGGTCAATCTCCAAGAATTTTAATGTGTGTAAAATTTGAGAATAAATTATCTTAATCTCTCTATATGTCATTACGCCTCTAGCTCCAAATTGCCTACAAACCTCAGCATATGTAATAGAGGGGGTAGTATATACTGTCAGCAACAATTTCTGTTGTCTTCCATTTAACATCTCATTTGCTGCTTCAAAAATATCATCTACAACTGTCTTAGGTAGGGCTTTAACCTTTTGAAGGACCTCTACAAGGCGGTCAAAAGGCTTCTTTTCAGCCAAATCAGGCCATATTATCTTAGAAACCTTATCTGGGTAGGCTTTTTCAAATTCAAGCCTCAAATCAGCCATTACCTGGATCTTTACCAAATTACCTAAGCTGCCACCATTACCAAACTTATAGGTAAAAAGGACTCGCTCAATTGCATTAGTAACTACAATTTCAATCTGCTCTTTTGGGAAACCTATATTTTTAATTTTAAGAGCAACCAAAACAGAATGATCTATAAGATCTTTCTTTAGTAATTCTAACTCTCGTTCAGAAAGTTTATTTCGTAAGTAAATACTACTTCGTTTCAAGTTTCAGCTCCAAATATTCAAGATTTGTCATAGGCTCATACCAGGGACATTTACATTTTGAATCAGCTCTATAGCAAGCGCATTCCAAAGGAGTATGTTTGCAATATCTGCAAGGCCAATTACCTCTGGTCATCTTTATTCTTACGATCCTTTGCAAATCCTTTTAGATTGGCAGCGACACGTAATCGTTTCTGAATCTTTAGAATACAAGCTTTTAAAGAACGAGAAACATAATTCTGAACACAACCAACTTGCTGAGAAATTTCATCTTCTGGCATTTGATAGATATAACGCATTGTAAATATTTGAAATTGTGCATCTGTCAATACTTGAGATGCAGCTTTAAATAATTTTCTTAATAGCTTTTCCTGTCTTCGAACAGTACGCTTTCGCAAGACTGGATTAGCAAGTTGATCCAATACTACGTAATTATCATGAGCAACCTTTTCAAGATCCTCATGAGTCATACTTATTTCAATGAAATCAGCATACCGTGGTGTTCCTGGCTCACCATGGATATTTTCTATCTCTTTTTTACGCTTCTGGTTTTTTTTCTTCATTGGGATTAGTCTCCGTCAATTTCGATAAATGTGCAATATTAACGCTTACTGGTGTTGAGCGACCAAAGATAAGTGTATCGATTGACGCACTATGACCAGATATCTTAACAACAATACCTTTAAACCCAATTAGGGGTCCTACGCATATCTCGACTAAATTACCTACGTCGATAGCAATAATCTCTTCTGGTACAGGTGTTGCATTATTATCTTCTAAGGATTTAATATGCTCAATGTCTTCTTCTGAAATCTTAGTAGGCATCGTCTCTCCAGGCAACTTAAGAAAACGCCCAATCTTAGCTTCAATCAAAGCTTGTTCGAGTTTACTATCATTAATAGCGGTATTAATAAAGACATAGCTTGGAAATAAAGTTTTGTCTGTACTCTTCAGCTTACCAAATGTAGTTGTCATAGGAACCTTAACTGTGGGTGTCCAAAGTAAACCCTCATATTCAAGGATATCCAGGACAGATTGAATCTGAAAAACTCCTCTAGATCCAATTCCTTGTGTTGAAATTACGAACCATGCTTTATCACTCATATATTATAACTCCTGTTGTTGAAGGTTTAGAAAATCTTGCTTTGAATTCGTTTTAAAATAATCATCGGGATCTTGGCCTGTAGGTAACTGGATATATGTAAATTTTACATCAGCATCGTAAAGCTTAACTGGAATATTCTCTTTCACTTTTTCTATTAACTTCATACCTGCTTTATCTGAATCTGGAACTAACACAATCTTCTTTACAAAGCGACTAAGGAGACAAACCTGACGTACTGACAACTTAGAACCTAGCATAGCTACACAATTCTTGATACCTGCTTGATACATCTGCAGCAGACTTATGTTACCCTCTACTACATAGACTGTCTGCTCTTGTAGACACTTAGCTTGTGTAATAGACAGTCCATATAAGTGTTCTGACTTATCATAAGCAGTATTTATATACTTTGTTTGTGTAGGCCCTAATGGGCGAACTGACACTCCAACACATACCCCGTACATATCAAAGATAGGGAACATCGTTGAATGATAGAACCTTTTGTCCATAGCTGGCAACTTACCAGTAAAATCAGCTACTATATATGTCTCACCAGTTTCAGAGACATACCCAAGGTTAAAGGTACGTATGGTATCTTCATTGAGTTTACGCTGCTCGATGAGATACTTATACGATGGGAGAGCTGTTGTTATCATTCTGGGTCCTGTGGGTGATCTTTTAAAAGCTTGCCACAACAATTACATTTAAAATGATCCTCAAGCCATGCAGCAGCACATGCTAGAATAGCACTTGAAACTATAATACAAAGTATACCTGTCCAAGTCATCGTTTTGTATCCGTATCATGCAACTCTTTTAGATGATTGCCTTGCTTAAGCCAAAGGATATAGCAATAGGTAGCAACCTTCAAGAGATCTTTTTCACGGTGCAAATTCTTGAATCTAAAAATATACTTTGTCATTGTACCAAGAATCCAATCGAACTCACTCTCTCCACCAAAGACTGAAGAGATAATATCCGTTGCTTCTCGATCCTCAAAACCTTGAAGCTTATACTTCTCATGCCCACCATGGTTAAACTGCTGAGACATGAGTGCAGCAAACTTAGGCCAATACTTAGCTTTTACTGAGGGTATGGTACTGTAGACTTTTGCTTTCACGACTTTCTTATTTGCCATGAGCTTTATTCTCCTGTACAGTATTGGACGTTACATAGTTAAATTTCGCATTAGCTCTTAGCTCATGGATATTGAAAGAATTTAAATAACTATAAGCACTTCTAATCCCGCCATTGATAGTATTCAAAACATTTACTGCTGGCCCTTTAGGTGAAACCCAAGTAGAATCACCTTCTGGTGCTCTCCATGTTGCAATCTTACCTTGAGCCTCATAAGATGGAGAAGAAGCTGATCCACGATATTCTTTATGTAAATCATCATAACCATCATGCTCTTCAATTCCACATAACTCTGTACCACATACTTGTCCACTAGCTTCATCAGTACCTGCAAACATAGATCCAAGCATAATCAAGTCTGCTCCTGCTGCTAGAGCTTTTACAATATCCCCACTATTACGAAGGCCCCCATTAACCATCATCTTCATACCTTCATTATCACAGATCTCTGCACAGTCTAATATAGATGCAAGAGTAGGAATTCCAACCCCTGTAACAACTCTGGTTAGGCACATGCTACCCCCACCAATACCAACACAAATTGCTTCAGGCTTTCGATCCGCTTTACTTAAAAACTCTGCAACCTCTTTGCTAGTCCCAAAATTACCAACTATGAATTGAGCAGGAGCTACATTATTACATAACAAATTGTATGCTTCTACAACTAAAATATTTGCTGCATGAGCTACGTCAAGTAAGAAGATCCTAGCACCTGCTGCATGTAATGCAACTGCACGTTTAAGTTCTTCATTACCTACACCAATTGATACAATAGGTGTAATCCCATTATGAATAGATGCCTTAAAAGTCTTTACATTTTCTTCAATTGTACAGAATCTATGAATTGAACTTATCGTACCATATTCATGTAAGACCTTGCTCAGCCCAGGGCTGGATACAGTGTCCATATTAGAATTAGTAACAGGCAAAGAGAGCTTAAGTCCTAAGAAATCAATGGAAGGATCAACATCCTGTCTACTACGTACATTTGAAAATAAGCATTCAAGCAAAACATCATCAAAGCATGGATATTGAACTGGTGTTACAGTGGTGTATGTGTATGAATAAGTCATTTCCCTTTTCTCCCTTCCATTAAGAATAAAATTGCGTAATTTAAAATATCACGCACTGTATCCTCAATCTTCTCATCACCAACAATAGCTTCCCTGGGCTTAAATGTACCATCAGTAATACCCATTAGATTCTCAAGACGAGCTTGCTTATCTGACAGGCGAATAGCAATACCATGCTGCCCACCTTTTAGAGCATTAGGACCATAATCCTTGCGCTTGTTAACCAATAATGTGATAGCTTCTTCTAGTAGTTTCCTAGCTTCTGCTTCAAATGCCTCAATGTTATTCATCTAAGTCTCCCTGAATTGAAGGTTTAGGATTCGCAGTATTCTTCTGACTAAATTTAAATTTTTTGCAATTACACTTCTCAGTTTCCCAATTAAGGGGAAAACCACCCCTAAAACCTTGTCTACCTACTGGAACATTTATAAAACACTTTGTTGTGCCTTTAACGTGGCTCATACTCTCATGGTTACAAATACAAACATCATAAAGTGCTGGTACTGACATATTATCCTCTCTAATTATCTAAAAAGTCCAAAGAACTGCAACGGCAAAAGCTTTAACCATTTCCAAAAAATACGTTCTTCTATACGCCATAGAATACGCCTTGATCTCGTTCCCCATTTATTAACAATAGCAATACCAGCCTCATCTAATGTTTGTACAATATATCCATTCTCAAGACGTGCGATAGATACGCCTAATCCTTTAGGGAAGAGCCTCACTACTGGCTTAAAAAGTGCGTACCTCGCATATAAATATTCATGCGTAGCACCTTCAGAGCGAAGAGGGGATGCAGCAGCTAAATCTAAAACTACATGGCACTTTTTTACAAAATCTTTATCTTTCTTCCACTCTTTAGCTAATTCAAGTTCTGTTAAATCCTCTAAAATCTCATGGTCTGGATCTATATTCTCCTCAAGAACTGGAGAGATACAAGTAATACCATATTTATTAAGAATAGTGACAGCATCCTTAGCTTCCTTGACCATAGTAGCTTTAGATCTACCAGTCATTCGGCATGACAAATAAACAACAACATCAAGCATTTAATTTGCCCCTCTAATTTTAAATTTTGGAAGTAAACCATTCTGCATTTGATTATATGTTCTAACAGCATGACAATTAGCACAAACAATATCGCACTTAGCTATTTCATTTTTTATCATTTCTAAAGAACATGAATGCATTCGAGAAATACTTTCAATCTTAGTTTTAGGATCTCTATGATCAAAATGCATCACAAAAGGTAAAAATCTTCCATTGCAATCCATACAGGGTACATCTTTTAATTTGTTTATAAAATCTCTACGTTTATCATGCCTACGCTGATCCATAGCTATATAAATATTAGGTTTTTCTTTTCTTAACTTTGTACGTCTTTTAGAAACATGATCTTTGTTATCTTTTTCCCATTGTATCTTTACTTTATATTTACATTCTTTGCAATGTGAATCATATTTGCTAGGGCGGTTGGGGCGAGGATCAAAATTAGAAAGATCTTTCTGTACTAAACATTTAGTACAAATTTTAAAACCACTCATTATCGATTATCTCCTGATCCTTTAATAACGTTACGAGATAAACGATCTTCAAGCTTTGCAACATTAAGATCAAACACATCTTCCATAGAAATACCAAGTTCTGTACAAACTCGTGCGAGATACCAGCATACATCACCTACCTCAGCAATAAGTTTAGTACGTTTCTCTTCAGTCAAAACATTATTATCATCTCGCATCATTTTCTTTACTACTCCAAGACATTCTCCTGCCTCATTAGCAAGACCAATTGTTGTATACACAATTCCTGCATCTCTAGGATAAAGTGCTGTTTTATCTGTCCAAAGTTGATAATCTTCTGCTCTCATTTTTAACTCCTCTGATTAAAGTATAACATGATTAGCTCTAAATTGCTACCTGTTTTTGAATAATGTTATCTACTGTCTTTTTCTTTAATTTATGCATTCGACCCCAGCGTTTACCAATCTTAAATTCTGCAATCAATGGAACCTGGATACCAAGAATACGTCTTGTCATTGCTTCATTCATAATATCAAGAGTTTGCTTAATCTCGGACCTTGGAACCTCAACGTAAATAGCATCATGAATAAGGTTACGCAACTTACCATGCAATCCATTCTCTTTGAGCTTTGCAAAAATTCTGTTAGCTGCATTGGACACATAATCAGAAGCAGCTCCCTGGATAGGAGAATTTACTGCTCCCTGCTCATCAGCATAAGCAACCTTATTATCTTTGTTGTTAATGGCTAGAAGATGACGCACACGACCAAAACGATTCTGTACATAATAGTTCTTTCGTGCAAATTTAACGATGTCATACTTCCACTGTTTAGCTACTGGATAACGTGAGAAAAAGATAGCTTTAACCTCTTCAGCATATTGAACTGTAACATTGTGTTCTTTAGATAGTTTATCAACACCCATGTTAAACATGAGCCCGAATACGATAGACTTAGCAGCTTGACGTTGTTTATCTGTTACTTGATTGATAGGAATTTTGTTAGCCAATGAAGCAACTAGTCTATGAATATCGACCCCATCATTCAAATCCTTAACCAACTGAGGATCATTAGAATAGATCCCCCACCATCTAAATTCATTCTGGCCTTCATCAGCTTCAATCAATACATTACCTTTATCGACGACGAACATGTTCTTAATCAACTTAGAATCACGAGGGAAATTTTGGAAGTTTGGATCACGGCTGGACAATCGACCAGACTCTGTTCCTTCCTGAAGGAATTTTGTATGAAGACGATCATTGGCATCAAGACGTTCTTCAATACCAAGTACATAGGTTCTAAGAAGCTTTGCAATCCCACGGAACTCAACGATCTTCATAGGTACTGGATGCTTGTCTTTGAGCACAAGCATAACTTCTTCATCAGTTGAATATCCTGTCTTTGTTTGCTTAACAGGCTCAAGCTTTAACGTCTCAAATAAGAGTTTAGATAATTGCTTAGGAGAATCAAGATCTACTGGATCTGTAATACCTTCTTTAACGAGGATATCTCTGATCTCTTTTTCTTTATCAATCAATTGTTTCTCAAGCTCTGTCTTTGCTTTAATCAGGGCTTTACGATCAATCTGAAAACCATCAAACTCCATTGTAGTAAGGGTATAGTTTAATGGCATTACTAAATGAGTAAATAAATCCATCATGCCTTCTGCATCAATACGTGATAAGAAGATATTCTTAAGCTGCAATGTCACATCAGCATCTGCAGCACCATAGGAGAATAGAAGATCTGTAGGTACTCTTGCATAGTTCTTCTTATCATCATCACCCATCTTATTAGCTTTGAACCAATCATCAAGTTCTTTCTTGTGCTGACCTTTACCAAGGTACTGAAGAGACATATCTTCCAGGTTATGCTCACCCTTAGAAGTCTCTCTAAGCAAGTAATGCATTAAAAGAGTATCAAAGGCTAAGGGTTTAAGCTTCCAACCCATTTGTAATAGGAACTTCCAATCGAACTTACCATTCTGAGCTATAAATTTAATGTCACTCTCCATAATAGCTTTGAATTTGTTCATGACATATTCTTGCTTATCACCCCACCATGGTTGATAGGTATCTTCAAGGGTCTTTTCAACTTCCTGAATTTGCTGTATTGTCACAACCCCTTTTCGTTTAACCTTTTTATCCTTAGTGACAAGCTTCTCATGCTCTACCCCAACCCATTTAGTGATGGGTAGCAAAACACCTGTATTTGCAGCCCAGGAGAAAGAGCAACAAATGATCTTATCATTCTGCCAATCAAAACCTGTAGTTTCTAAGTCTACTGATACTTCTTCCTGCTCCATTACACGATCAAAGAACGCATCAAAAGTTTCAATGCTATCAATAACGAGGTATTTCCCTTTTTCGATCTGGCTTAATTGTGGGTATTTTGAAGACTCAATAGCTCGACGGATATCTTGCACCATGACCTCTTCTAAATTTGGATTTCTTAAAACTGCACCAGTACTATAAGTAGGTAGAATCTTGCAATTGAATCGATCACTCCATGCCTCAATACCACGTAGCTCCCCAACCTTTGGTTTCTTGATATTAAAGACAGCTGAAACAGCTTCTGTACCCATGGGCACAATGATATGAGGCTTAATCTCTTGTATCTCTTTATCAAGATACTCAGCACAAGCCTGGATTTCCTCAAAATTAGGTGGACGGAATCCTTCCTCTGTTCTTAAATTAGCTCTGCATCGTGTTGCATAGGTAAAATATACTTGACTTCGATGAATATTGAACTTAGATAAGATGCTATCTAATTTTCGACTGGAAGGACCTGAAAAGGGTCTTTTATCTAAATCATCTTCTCTAGAGGGAGCATCCATTACAAAGACAATCTTAGTCTGAAGATTGCCAACACCATTAAGAACACACGTTCTCAACTCGCTTAAAGGACATTTGGTACAAGAGTTATTTTCTAGAGTCATATTCCCGTTCTAAGAACTTCAAATTATCAAGTTTAAAAGCTATACAATCACAATGTTTTACACTACAGCCCATTCGTACATCTATAACATCCTTGTTTAACCAAAAATGCTTACTTGTATGGTTACTATTACTATGCCCACAAATGCAAGGTGCATTACCCTTTAACATTTTTGACTTTTGGATAAAGCTGTATATTGTTCTCATCAAAGAAATGAAAGTTGAACTGTTTCAAGACTTTGGCAACCTTCTTATCCTTACTCCATACAGTAGCTAATAGATACAAAAGCATAGTGACAGCTCCCTGTGTCGGATCAAGTGCAACTCTAATAACATGTCCATCGATTGCCAATGAAATATGTTTAGGAGCAACTGGAGCATCAACCTTCTGAGGTAGTAATGAAGGTCCACCACTTCTGGCTATTGCTTCAAGACCTGTCAAACCATCTGTTGATACTGCTGTATGCTTTGTCATAGAGGCAATAATATCTTGTGGAATATGTGACAAGGCAGCTTCTTTGAAATTATTAGGCTTTTTATTTTCCATTTTTCTTCTCCCAATTAAGACAATCTATGATAAGAGGTTCTTTTTTAATCAACTCTTCCATCGTCTTTAAATGGTGTGTAACAGGAATAGTCAATTTCTCTATATCATTAGGTAATACAATTGCTACATCGGATACATCGATCTTTTCTTCAGGATCTTCTGCTGTTGGATCAACAAATACCCTGTTAATTTCCCATGGCTCTGTTAGTGGCTGTAATTCTTCCTTACGATATAAGAAATAACCCTGCACACTAGCTGGCACAAAAGGAAGATTTTGATAGAGAATAGGTTTGGGACTTTCAATAATATAATGAAAGGCTGAACCTATACAACAAATTGGATCAACAATCCCTACACTATTTAGGTTCTTTGGTAAAAAAGCAGTATTACCAGAAGACTCCACTTCAGGAGACTTAATTTTTGCAATTAGTTCTTTTGCCAATTCATCAGATAATCTATACATTTGATTTATATCTCCAATATAAAAATAAAAACAATAGGCTACAAAATAATCCATGGATATAGCCAAAGATCAAAGGCCCTTTACCCAAGTATAAACCATAACGAATGCCCATAGCATATCCGACTGCCTGAAGTATCCAGGCATATACACTTACATCACCAACACTCTTGCGTTTCCAGCTTCTATAAAGCTGAGGCCAATAGCAAATGGAAAATGCAATGGTAGTTAACCAACCAAGTAATTCCATTAATCTTCCCTCGTAAGCTTATTTATAATAATCGCTTTAAGCTTTGCTGCACGTTCTTTAGTCTCTGGAGACTTTTTCTTTCCAAGAAATTTAGTAACTTGTTTCTTCAGTTCTTTTTCTTTCTCAATTGTCCAAGCAGATTTAAGCTGTTCTTCAATAGCATCTAATCCCGCTTTATCCTTCAGTGCTTGCCTAGCAGCTTGTTCTTTTGATGTTTTAAGATCATGACAAGCTCCACAAATACATTGGAGGTTCGATTTACCACAAACCAAACGTGACTTATAAAGGTTCCAATCTTTTACCTTACCTGATATATCTGTCACATCAATGACTGGAATAATATGGTCTACTTCAACATTACTTTCACCATTAAGTGAAGCTTTGACCCATTGCTTACACACATTACAAAGGACTTCTTTTGAGTCTACTTTAGCTCTACTGCCATCCTTATTAAAACGTGGTACTCGACGTGTAGCCTCTTCCAATACTTCTTTCTTTATAGGGAAACGTGAAAAAGCCCTGCGCCATGCACCCCTTAATACTGAATCCTCATTAAATGGAGGAGGGGTTTTTTTCTTCGACTGTTGAGAGTCCGTCATGTTTAGTTACCTCGAAAATCTTATGTGCTGCTTGCTGCAAAATATCACTATGACTGATCCAAATCAATTGCAAATTAAGAGCCTCTGAAAGCTTCCTAACGAACACTGCTAAAAGCTCTTGATCCTTTTGGGCTACATGCTTACAAGCTTCATCCAAAATAAGTACACGAGACAAAGATGGTTGCCATTTCACTAGTAGAGCTACACGCAATGCCAGTGACACGATATCGCAGATACCACCACCAAAGGAGGTAAGTACGTCATAAGTTTGACCTGATAACTTATCCAAGATACCCATTTCCAGGGTAGGTTGATTAGCCTTGGTTACAAGCTGCATAGTAAACACTAAATTCTTATCCTTCACTGTCTGCAGTGCATCCGTCACTATACCTGAAATCTTGTCTAGAACCTGTAAACGAGTCTGATCTGAAAGTGATTGAAGAAAAATACTAGCCTTAAGCGTAGTATCTTCTTTTGCTGTCAACTCCATAACCTTATCCTGGCATACAACAATTCGCTCTCTAATAGCCTGGAGTTGACCAGCTTTACGATGGAAACTACTCTTTAATTGATCAAGCTGATTTAGTAGACTCATTGTATTTCCATTCTAAAAATTCTAGGTTCTCACTAGGGATATAACATCGACATCCACAATCTAATTCTATTTTGTATTCAAATGTCTCATCTTTATATGTATTAGGATACAACTTAAAAGTAGTTTCTTTACCATCTTCATCTTTTCCATGCTGATGCAATGCTGGCCCAACACCCCATAAACTATCTGAATAAACAGGCTTTAATTCAATTCGTCCTGTTTTATGAATTTGCCATCTACAAATTTCACCATCATGCTTATGGTCACAAGCACGACAGGGACTATTATATGACACTAATTTCCCCTAAGAGTTTTGTTAGCTCATCATTTAATCGTGAAGACTCCTCTTGAATTGCTGCTTCCTCTGCCTTAAGTGTTTCTTCAAGCTTTTCTGGAGGAATGCCCAAAGCTTGTGCTTCTGCTACAAGCTTCTCTTTCTCTTGCTCTAAACCCTGAAGCTTCGTAGCATTCTCGATACGCAATGTATTGAGTTTTTCACCCTTTGCTTTTAAAGATAACAAATCTTGTTCTATTGACATTTTTGACTCTCCTTTTCTTTTTTGGCTAACTTCCATTCAAGATATTCAAGGTTGTCTATGGGCTGAGATATAAGACGCATATAGGCGCAAAGTTCATTGGCAATCCGTACTGCATTTTGTGTGTCAAATGTACCTTTGCCATCTTTCTCTGTCCAACATCGTGATGCAAAGCCAACGGCTAAGAAAGCATTCTCAACATGATTATCAGAGTCTAGGATCTGCTTCTTATCTTTGTCATAAGGTAAAATTTCACGCTCATTCTTTAAATCGATCATTTCAACTCCAATATACAAGCTTTTTTAAGTTTTCCATATTTTTTTCTCCAGCCAAGTAATTCAACCATCTCTAAATTATTTATAACACCACGTTCTTTGAGATGTTGAGCAGTAAAATAAAACAAATGCCCAATCTTATTTAAGGTTCTAATAGGATCTTTTGTAAGGGTTTTCTTACCCCATGGAAGTAATAATTCAAACATTTTTCTTCCGTCTTTACCAAGTTTATAACCAGTAAAACATAAATGCTTCATTGTAACTCCACCTTTGCCTGTTGTACTTTTGCTAAAGCTATGTCTACAATATCCTTAAGTATACCCTGTTTATTGCCTTCTGTCAAGATGACATTTTCGACATCTACATTTTCAAAGCTTGTACTCTCAAGACTATCTACAAAGGTCTGCAGATTCATCTCTGTTGATTTCATCTCTGCTGCTCCTGCTAAGTCAAAAATCTCAGTAGCTAACAATGATGTCTTAAGGGGAACAGCTGATATAACACCTGACGTTGTATCAATGATAAATACTTGAGGTTGATGCTGCTCATTTACAGCCCAACGTGAAATACTGCCTGGATTAATAAATGCTGTACTCTTTTCATACACATTGAAGCTCTTGTGGTAGTGCCCCAATGCAACGATATTAGCATTGGTATTAACCTGCGAAGGAAGAACGGCCTCAAATGGAACTTCATGAGGAATAATGAAATTATGACTTGCAACAATTTTGCAGTAGTCCTTATACTTCTCATCAAACATGTAATTGCCTTGTTTAGGATCTAGATAAACGTCAATCCCACGAAGAATGACTTTATGGTTATCCCATACAAGCTCGGTAAGCTGTCCAACGGCTCCTGATTCAAATAATACACCAAGGCCATTGTTCCTATCAGTGGTTACATAGGCATTTACGTCATGATTTCCTACAATGCTATAGATAGCACAAGGAAGTGTTTGAGTCCATTTCAAAACATCTGTAACGAGCTGATGTGATACTCGTGTATGATCAAAGAAGTCTCCAAGACTTACAATAACATCAATCTTATTTGATACAGCAATATCCCGAATCTCATTCAACTCTGTAAACTGAGTTTTATAATGATCATCGATACGCCATTTTGGACGATCTGAGATAGATCTTAAGTGCATGTCTGCAAAGAATAGAATTTTCATTCTAGTATGATACTCTTAAAATTTGTCATATGACTATAAACATGCTTTCCATTCCCTGTTGCTTTTCGAGCCATGTCTTTAGTGCCTTTACACTCAGCTTGAACATCAAAAATACAAATAGCTTGTTCAGCATATGTAGCCATCTCAGAGTTACGAATTGGTCCCGCTGCTTTTCCATGTGTTTCCCAATCTGCTGGAAACATCTTAACTGGAATACCACGATCTACAGCCCAATTTTTTCCAAGAGTATCTACACCAGCTGCTCCACCACAAACAACCTCTGTAATAGTAAAACCAGAAGCTGCTACTGCTTCTTCTACAACTTTAGGGTCTGTAATCGTTCGACTACCTGCTATTATTGTACGCATGTATCTACCGTCCTATTACAAATTGGGCACACCCCAGCCGCTTGTAACATATCCATATATTGCTTTGCAGCCTCTTTATGCTGTTGTTCATTTCTCTGCAACTCATCAGTTTTACTTACAAGTTCACTTTGATTTTTGCGTACCCTTGTAGCTAATTCGCTAATCTTTTGATATTTTGAAAATTTTTCTGGTAAGGTATATATTGGTGACAAATCCACAGATGTCAAAAGCTCTTTTAGTTTACATTGTTTCGTATAAGTAAATATCAAGTTGTCTCTCTTGCTTAAAAATAAACTAAGTGCTCTATTCTTATCTACTCTTTGAGCCAATTTTTCGACTAAATTCAAATGTAAGGAAACAGGGCCTAAAAGGTCTGATTTAGCTGTTTCCCTGGTCCAAGCCTCTTTTAGTACTTTTACACGCTCAAATAGGCTCCTGATCTGCTCTAAACGCTCTTGGGAGCGTATTAAGGAGTTTAATCTCTCTTCAAGAGCACTTATGGCTGTAGCATATGCCTCTATAGGAGCAAGCTTATCTACTTGAGTCTGCAACTCGACTATCTCCAAATCTTTAGAATTCTTCTCTGCTGTAACTTGACGTTTATCTTTATTAAGCTCTCTAATGGCATGATCTAGATAAGTAGCCCCTGACAACTTACCAAGTACCTTAGCTCTATAGCTGCCAGTCTGTGATAGAAGGAATAATGCATCCATTTGACCAGCCAAATTAAGATTAAGGGTATCGGTTGTATCCACCTGGACTGTATGAATATGTAAAGCTTGCTGAACCTGCTCTGGAACTGTTGTACCAAAGGATTCAAAAAGCTGCTCTGGCTGGCTAGGCAATCGAAGAATATATCGATTAACCTTTTCACCCTTCTCTCGAATTAATTCAATACCTGTATTTGTTTCAATAGTAACTCTGCAGTATTTAGCTCCAAACCTGCACCAACTCTTATCCCACTGGTTAAACAGCACAAGAGAAAGAGCCCTGGCAACGCTGCTCTTTCCCACATTAGATACACCGATTAAAATATTAAGATTAGGGGAGAGAATAAACTCTCCCTTTTCAAATGCTTGAAAATTCTCTAGAACAACCTTGCTTATATACATTATAGTAAAGACAATTTTCCAGTAAGTGCATCTATCAACTCTGCTGAAGCTGGACCGATACCTAAAGCTGTATAAGTAGCTACGCCATTAAACTCTGTTCTACCTGCATCTTGAACTAGATAAATGGGAAGACCTGCAACCCATGCATCTAGCTTAAGTTGTAATAGAGCTATTTCATCTGGAACAGATACACAAATCTTCGTGCATCCATCTTCTTCCCACTTCTTTATATCTTCTACTTTAGCTTTTGCTAAGGCTCCGATTGCAGCATGAGCACCTTGGGCAACCATCTTGCCCTTTCTCATGTTCAGGTCTTTACGCAATACGAGGACTTGCTTAATCATGACTTTTTTTAAATTACTTTACCAAAGAACTCATCAACTGTTTCTTTATGCAATCCAACTTTATCAAGGATCTTAGTAAAATCTGTAAGATCAGGCTTGATCAACTTATATTCATGCGATTTTTCATTAGTATCAATACGATACAACTCACGATATAAGGTTAAAGCTTGTTCTGCTGGCTTATCCAATTCCCATGCTTGCTTCCAGACCTCAATGATAATTTTCTTTTTGGTAAGCATACGATAGAAACCATTCAAGAGACGAGTCCTGGCACTATAGGTACTCTTTGGAGCATCTTTCATAATAAGCAAGATGTCGGAACGAGTAACATGAGCGAATCGATCAGGCCAAACTTCCATAATCTTTGAAACTAATGATTCTACTGCTGGACTTGCATCTACATACTTTGTCTTTGCCATTTTATCTTATCTCCTTACGATTAGTCATCCAAATCATCAAATCTACTACCAAGTTTACTAGAAGCTCCTACAGAGAATCCAGTTACCTGTTTAAAGTCTTTACCTTCTACTGCTTTCATTGCTTTTGTAAAATGATCCTCAGTAATAATAAGCTGCTTATCTTCTCCATAAGATTTCTCATCTACGGCAAAGATAATAGCCATATTGACTAACTCACGAATCTGAGCACCTGTTTTCTTTTTATACTCTCTAGCAATTTTCTCTAGGCAAGGAAGCTTCTCATCAAGCAATCCATTACTGAATACCTTAAGCATCTTTAAACGTTCTTCATATGCTGGAAGAGGAAAGTCAATAACTTTGTCAAAGCGACCTGGACGTGAAACCAAGGCTTTTTCCAAAACATCTTTGTTATTAGTACTGCCGATTACAATAATATCTGTATTCTCTTCAATACCATCTAACTGATTCAGCAATTCCCCTAGAAGCATAGGGTTATTGTTAGATTCTCGTGATCCACCAAACAAGTCAATATCTTCAAGGAACAATACTGCTGGTGAAAGATCACGGCACAATTCAACAATCTGGGCAACCCGTTTAGCATTCTCTAGATTCTTTGATGTAACCCAAACGAATGTCCAATCAATCTGATTACAAAGAATCTTAGCTAATACTGTTTTACCTGTTCCTGGCTCACCTGCAAGAATCAATCCACGTTTAACTTGTAGACCATTCTTACGATAGATCTCACGATAATCAATGAGATTTTTAAGGTTCATTTGAATCTCAGTTTTGATCTTATCAGAAAGAATCAAATCATCCCATGTGAATTTACGATTGAACTTCACAAAGTTACAATTAGGATCAATCTTTTGACCTTTAAGGAAGTTATGCGCCTCACCATATTTTATCATTTCTTCAGATAAGGTATTGGCATCTGGTTTAGTAGTCTTTGTACTTGCAATTTTAAATCTAAAAGAATCAGGATATGAGTCTTCTAGATGAATGATATAACGCTGATCCCCGTTGGAAATGAAGTAGTCTCCATAAACGAGCCTATTCTCCATCTTACCAGGAGCTACTTCAATTGCACTAAAAGAAGCAGGATAATCCCCATCTCCTTCAACACCTGCTATCTTATCAATCTTAAGACCTTTGCTCTCAAAGAAGTCTGGTAGAACATAGCGTAATACCAAGGCTGATGCTAAAGAACACTTATGATCAGCAAATACAACATCATTAATAGATGCTGCACCAAGATAATCTTTAGTCATCTCATTTTTATAATCATTATTCCAACGAGATTCTTTCAAAACATCGATATGATCTTTTGCCGTACTATCTTTTAGTAACAAGAGAGGTAAACTATCAAACCTCGATTGAGAAAAGTCTTCTTTTGGATGTCTTCGACGTTCATTTGGTGGCATATGGCTCCTTATGCTAACTCGTAATTGTATGGTTTAATAATTTGTTCAAGACGTTTCTGGTCATCTCCTGCAGAAACGAATAACCAACGACTATCACCAACAGCAAACTTTGAATTCATTTCCCACATGACTTGAACAGGATTACTACTCATAATTCCAACACCCTGAGCAAATGAATCTGTACCGATCATACTACCATTAATGATAATATGAGCACCACTTGAGACTTGGAAATGAGCTGCTTGATGTACATGTCCAAATACGAATACTTCGAAAGGCTTTCGATCATGATTACGTTCTTCTGCATTCACACGTTGAACCTGTTTATCAATATTATCTGTATTGATACTCTTGCCAGGGTTTCCAGTAATGAATACGCTATCACCATGAGACATAAAAATTCTATGCCCCTGCACTGTTACTTCAGCATATGGTGTTTTAGGAACTACGATCTCAACCTTTGGATCACCTTGAAAGTACTTAGAAAGAGCAAAGAAGATGATGTTTTCATAAGAGTCATACTTCTGGGATAGTGCTCGATCCTTAGACTGTTTATGCATCATACGACCATGATTTCCTGGCTGACAGACAACACGCACTTTAGGATAGAAGGCTTTAAGGTGTTCAAAGGCTTGAATGAAATAGCTAAGAGCCCCATTAACCTGGAATGTGATCAAGTCATAGTCTGGACCTTCCTGATTATGAATGATCCCACCAATTAAGTCTCCACCAAGCAGAAGAACGATCTCTTCATGCAAATGACGCAATTCTAGTTTATATGTTTGAAGCTGTTCAATGATAAAGCCAAAACGACGGGCTCCAACATTCCAATTGAACTCATTCTTTCCACCAAGCTCTGCCTTATCGACATTCGTACCAAAGTGAAGGTCTGTAAGTGCAACTACAACTGAACGAGGGGATGCATCATGGAGTGTAGGCTTAGAGATTGACTTAATGTAGTCTTTAGTAGCTTTTTCATTTAGCACTCTAGGCTCAACCTTCATTGTTTCTAATCGCTTAACTAAGGAATCTGTAAGCTGCTCAGCAAACGCATCCCATGTTCCATATTGCTTCTCAAGCTTAGACAAGTAAGACTTGCGCTGCTTACCAATCTGAATATCCCGTAAGGATTTATCAGGGACTGGATAATATGTAGTTAGAAGCGTCTGATAGCCTCCAACCTTACGAAGATCCCATTCTGAGATTTTCGAAAATTCTTTGAACTGTGCTTTGCCCAATTGATAAGGCTCAATCTGCAATTTCTCGCTGATCTTTTCAATCTGATGAACGATGTCTTTAACTAACTTGCTGTCTGCCATGATTTATCTCCTTATATTTGCCAAACTGTCCAATCTTGCTTATACCCTTTTTCTTCCATAACTTTGATTAAAACTTTCTCTGTCTCTTCCCAAGGCACTCCAAATAATCCACTATTGAATTTGCAAGAGTGAATGGGCCATGATGTCTCTTCTAACAAAAAGCGTAATGCTGATCGTGTCTGCTCCAATATCTGTTCAGGTGAATCTTTCTTATCACCATAATCAATTGAGGTAACAAGGTTATAGACATAATATCCATTCTCTTCTGGGCAATAGATAACGACACCTAACAACTTTGCACCTTCTTCCTGACAAAATTCTTTATAGATTTTAAAGCTTTCTGGAAACTTAGCCTTGAACTGTTTCGCAATCCCACTCCCCCAGACAGATCTTGTAGAAACAGCATGTACAAGAATGCTGCCTGGAGGAGCATCGAACAGCGAACCCTTTTTATAAACTATTGGCATTAGAGCTTCTTAGTAGCAAGTATAGCAGCCCAAAGTTCTTTTTGCAAGGCTTCATTTGGTTTAATTTCTTCGATGAACTTTTCAAGACTTTTTACATTAAGGGGTCCAAAACTATACATAGGACCACTTTGCTTAATTACATCTTTTGCTAAACCCAGAGTAATCAACTCTTTGAAACGGTCAATACCCTCAAGGAAACGAAGATCAAACTCTGCTTCACACATAGGACGACCAACCTTATTCTTAACTACTTTGATATTGACACGATGCCCAAGAATCTCACCAGTATCTCCTTCTTCTCCATTGCCTTTCTTGACTTTGATTTCTGATCCACTGACTTTCTTAACAGCAAGACGAATGCTGCTGTAGTATTTTAATGACTTACCACCAGGGGTTACTTCTTTAGGGCCATACATAGCCATCGTTTCACGCAACTGGTTAATGAAGATCAACACGCATTTTGACTTAGCTGCTGAATGTACCAATAAACGAATTGCTGGTCCAAGCATACGAGCCTGTAACGCCATCGTCTGATCACCAATTTCCCCATCAATCTGAGACTGAGGGGTAAGAGCTGCAACGCTGTCTACAATGATCATATCGATCAAGTTAGACTCAACCATATCACGCACAACTGCAAGAGCCTGTTCACCACTATCTGGTTGATTGAAGACAAGGTTATCGACATCTACACCAAGCTTCTTAGCCCAATCAAGAGATAGAGCATTCTCAACGTCAATAAATGCTGCAACCCCACCAGCTTTCTGACAGGATGCAACTGCTAATAGACTAAGAGTTGTCTTACCACCTGATTCTGGCCCAAACACTTCAACCACACGACCACGAGGGAATCCACCAGCCCCTAGTGCATCATCAATTGAATAACTACCAGAAGGAATAACCTCGATAGAAGGACGTTCATCCATATCCTTAATTCTGGCTACAGTAGTTGAATGGACTTTGCTACATTTTTCTAAGAATGCTTTAAGCTCTTTTAGATCAGACATTTTATCTCCTTAGTTTTCCTTAGAAAGGAAAACCACTCTTTTTTGCTGGTGCTGCAGAAGCTGCTGCAACTGGAACTGGTTGAGCAACAGGTGTTGGCAAAGCTGCTGCTTGTGCTTGAACCTGTGGCACTGGAGATGGTTGTCCCATTCCAGGAAATGAAGCTGGAGCTGTTGGCAATGATACTGGAGCTGCAGCAAGAACTTGAGGCTGAGGAGCTGCTGTTGGACTCTGAACTGCTGCTTTGATTGTACCAGTAACATTAGCCTGGGTTAACCAAATCTGCAATAGCTGAACATCAGCATCGGTAAGAGCCATCAGTTTAGTAACATTCTGGAACTTATCACCCGTATCCTCATTCTCTTTTGTCTCAACCAAGACTTTAACGTACTTACCAATTAAGGATTGTTCATTAAAGCTATCGTCAAGTGTAGCAATATCAACTCCCAGAACTGTAAGGAACTTACCAGTTTGACTTTTTGGGCTAACCGTAGGCTGAGTATTACCCCAAACCCAACGTTTAACATAAGGAGGTTGAACCAATTCAAATCCCCACGATGTATAAGGCTTGCCCGATTCTTTTCCTACTTTATTTGCAATCTTTGCCAGTCTTGCCACATACAAATTATCTGGAAGCTCTGGAAAGTCTTCTTTTGTTGGTTTTCTGAATAATCCCATTGTATTATATCTCCTTTAGATATTGAATGTCTTTGTTGCACTACGTTGACCACCATTATTACCCTGCAAATTCTGATCCATCTGAATAACTGTAATCTGACGAGATAGATTCGAATTAGCACTTTCCAAATTGCTTGCAACAAGCTGCAAGCACTTCAAATACCATGATGCCTTTAATGAGGCAATATCAGCATGATGAAGATCCATCACCATCTGAGGCATCTTCATACGAGCATGAATACTACGTTGCTCTGCTGATTTCTGAGCCTGGATAGAAGCATCCGTAGCAATCAAAAGATCTTGTTGACGATCATGCGTATTCTGAGACTCATCTTTTAAGATCTCATGTTCTGCCATATTTTTCATAGCCTCTAAAATCATACCTGACACATGATCTTTAGCAAGCTGTAATTCAGCTAACTTGTAATTTAATGACATCAATCCCTTTACAGTAGGATCTGGGTCAAGAAATACCTGGATCTTTTTTACTGTCTCTAACTTCTCAGCCATCTGTTCATCTGTTAATGCCATATTATTCTCCTGTAGGGAATGCTACTTCAATATCTTTTTCACATAGCCATTTCACCTGAGCAAAAAGCTTGTCATTAGCCTCAATAAGCTCTTGTGAGGTTTTAACTTCAACCTCGACACTAAGCTCTGAGGAGAATTCCCAGCTTTGGAAATTTTGAGTTAGCTTACGTGAATAACGTTTTGTAATATGAAATTTCTGAGCAATGCCTTCTGTCATGATAGTCTCCTAGACTCTTCTATTACTTGCTTAAGTATATCTCTTGTTACAGGTTTTGTCAATACTTCATTATCAACTTTCTGTAAAAATCTTAGAATGTTATCTACTTGACCGCCACCGATCATAAGATCTCGACAATACTTACTTACTGAAAAATTCAATTCATTAGCATAATCTACTTCTTCTACAACTGAAGCAGCATCCAGCATTTGGGTGAAATCTTCCTGGAAACTAATTTCACCATCAACTATTTTCTTTGCTTCTGCATAAGAAATGCCTTCCATATGAGAAATGAAGTTTGCTGTATCTCCACCTATACCTTCACCAAAACAAAAGTAAGAATCTGTATATTCATAGACGGTAAAAGATGGTGTATTGACATTTGTATGCATAGGGCAAGCTCCACGAAGAATGCCATCTCCGATAGGCCACAATCGCACATCATATGATTCAACTACTTCTTTAATTGTCTTTTTCATTGGATCAATTCCAACATCACTTCTTCTACACTTTGCATTGTTTCATAAGGAAGTTTGCAGCATTTTAAAAACTGAACCATCTTTCTCTCAAGAATATTAGCTTCTGCTTCAGTTTGAAATCTACCTTTGGCTTCGTATGGAAAATTACGTTTAATAAGTATGTTCCAGTATTCAACGTTATTTTGTTCAGCTAGTTCCATAATTTTTTTAGCTGCTGGCACGAGATGATGGGATTTATAATTAATAGATTCATAGAATCCAGACAAAATAAGAGGTGAATCAGTGATTATAGCATCAACTTTATTATACAATGATGTTTCTTCTCGAACTTGATTGCCAAATACCATAACTTGATCAGAGTATACCATCTGTTTGCCCTCCCAGGCCCACAGTTTGACCCATTCACGTACCATCTCAACTTGATAATCGTGCTTCTTCATCTCAGAAAATAGATCTGCAGCAAGTGTAGATTTCCCACTTCCTGGACCTCCGAAAAGGTTAATGACTAGGGTGCGTTTCGGTTTCATATCTCTTAAATGCCTTCTTCAAATAGGAAAGTGCTTTCTTACGGCCCTGCCAACCCTTTACTACTACTTTCTTCTGCTCAAGATCTTTATACACTTTAAAGAAATGTTCAATTTCATTCAATCGGTCTAAAGGAACATCTTTCAATGTTCTTATATGGCTATAATGAGGATCACGCACAGGAACAGCCAACATCTTATAATCCTCGACTCCCCCATCAATCATTCTTAGGATACCAATCACCCTTACCTCAATAATACAGCCTGTAAAGGTAGGTTCACCTGTAAGAGCCATAATATCTGCTGGATCTCCATCAGATGCCAGTGAATTTGGGATAAAACCATATTCTGCTGGATATTGAGTAGAAGTAAAAAGCATTCTACTGAAACGAAAGCCCTTTGCCTTATCATCCCACTCAATCTTGTTCCTACTTTTTCGAGGACATTCCACCATCATATCAAAGGTTCTTTTCATGGAATTGTAGGTGCAGGTAGTGCAACTGGTACTGGTGCAGTACCACCGATCTGAATTTCCTGAATTTGCATATATTTACCTTGAATGTTTAAGGTAACAGTGCCAGTCTCAGAATGCCTTGAAAGCACAAGAGCAAGACGAGCAAATCCCTGTTTACCATTACGATCAAAATCAGTATCATTCTCAATCTTCCAAGAAAACACATAATCTACATCTTTCAAAGGTTGACCACTACGTTCAATGTCATAAGCGTCAAAATCCTTAGCGTTATCAATACCCTCTTTTGCACTGCTAGTTTTAACATGCGTCAAAAGGATAAAGGGAACACGTTGATCAAGAGCTATGCTACAAATCTGCTGAGCGATATAGCCCTTCATCTGCCAATCCTGCATAGCTTCTTTAGAGCTGGTTGTCATACGACCAAAGTGATCTACAACGACTAATCCAACCTCTTTACCTGCTTCTTTCAATTTTTTCAATCTCTCAGCAATCAATTCTGGTGTACTGATAGCAGGAGGAACTTCATCGAAATAGATCTTACTTAGAATCTGATGTTTTCCATCTTTCACGGATTGAATCCATTGTTTCCAACGTGATTCTTCCATAGAATTCATCGTGTTATCTTTAATCCTTTTATATTCGATACAAAGCTCCATAGCCGCAAATCTTCCATAAAATAATTCTGCCGTACCTTCATTGGCATGATAGTAAGAATAAACACCGTTCTTAGCTGCATTATAGCAAATAGTCATAGCCAGGGCAGATTTAAATCCTTTGGGAGGGGCCATAATAATAGCTACACCTGATTTAACCAAACCACCAGTTATGTAATCCATGCCAGAGAATCCTGTCATTAACCCCTCATATTTCTTAGGGTTAATTTTTCGATCTTCAAATTTCCAATCAATCTCTTCTGCAAATTCATTAAGTTGTCCACTTCGGACTATATCAACTCTAAATCTACTATCGATCTTTGCAAGATCATTCTTTAATACAGTAATAGATTCATCAATCTTTTTCTCAGCGAATTTCTCAGCAGATCGCCTTAAAGCAAACTCCAACATATTTTGCTTATGATAGGTAAGAATCTGATCATAGAGGAAGTTAATATCTGTATCTAAAGGCTCAAGCTGTAATTCAGTGAATAATACTACAATGGATTGCTGCATTTCAGGAGAAAGGGTAGTAGATTGCTTAAGCAACCCATCTAACTCATTGATAGAGAGACACGTCCCATAACTTTGTGCATACCATATAGCAATTGCATAAAGCTTAGCAGAAGCAGCCCATTGAAATACATCTTCTGTAATATGCCTTTGATTGGCTACATTAGCAGCATTTACATCCTTCAATATACGTGCAAGAAATTTATTTTCTAACTTCTGGTCAATCATTATTTTTCCTTTTGACTAGTAAGATGCCATAGTTCGCAGAAGCATTTATAAGACCGCACATAGATAAATTTAGTAGCTAAAAAAGCAACTACTTTATCTGCTACTGCCTTAGAAGGATATGTCTTCTTTAAGGTATGGTTAATAACTGAATTTGATTTCATTATTTAGCTGCTAAGACGTTTCCTGCCAAACGATTACGAATTTCTTGTAATGTATAGGTCTTAATCATGCGACCTTCCAGGAACACAGTCTCAAGCAATCCTTCTTTTTCTTCAGCTGGTGAGACAGATTCAGAAAGAGTCAAATCTGCATTCACACGCAAAAGACCTTTTGCACTATTCTTAATGCCATTGTCTGTCTTTGGTTCTTTGAATAGCTCTACAGCCTTACCATTAACGATACCATACGTTGCCTTGATTGCAAAGCCAAACGTATCTCGTGTCGTATACTGATAGGTATATGAACCAATTCCATAAACCATGTTAGTAGAAGCAAAGCCTTTAGCAGCTAAGCCATTACAAATTGCCTGACAACGATCTAGGGTAATGCTATCCCCATAGATACAACCAATATGAGGATCAAGCTGTTTAAAGCCTTTGGAGTTAACTGTCCCACCAAAGATTTCCCATAGAATCTCAATTGTGCCCTTGCGCTGCAACGATCCTTCAGGAGCATCAGGATCTCCACAAATGATCTTCGTAGGATTGCCACTATCTGGGCGGATCACGACTTTGCCATCACGAGCCATAATCACATCTTTCAAACCACGGATTGTCTCATTTAGGACCTGGAAGTAATCCCAGGTATCCGATACGATGGATACAATACCTTTAGGATAGACTTCTGTAATAAGACGACGATAGGTTTCTTCTTCTGTCTCTTTACCACCAAGACACATAATTGAATGCTCAGTTGCTGGAACAGAACACCCAATTAATTCTTTATCAGCGTTAGCACCGTAAAAATGCTCTAGAAAATCAATGGCTGGAATAGTATCAGTACCCCTAAAACTAAGTAAGTGAGCTGCCCCGCTAACGAGCGAAGATTCAAATGATGCTTGTCCACGCATTGAAAAATCATGGCCCTGATAATCAACAAACTCAGGAATATCAGATGTCTCTGCAGCATACTTATCTAGCATAACACGATATTGATGAGCAATCGCAGCAGAAGTCATTCCATGCCAAATAGATACGGAAAGGATCGTTTCAAGGAAATTAGTCACCCAATAAAACTGAGGCAATGTATTTACAATCGTTAAGAATGGAACTCTCATTGGGCACAATGTACCTTCTGGTAATGCTTTGATCCTAATAGGCAAATAACCAAGATCATGTAATGCAGCAATGTGCTCCGTGGTAATTGTTCCAACCCCAAGGGAAGTATCCATTCGACGTTGATACTGCTTCAACACTTGCTCTTTAGGCTGTTTGAAAAATCCATCATTAAAACGTCTAATCAAGTAGTCCATGCAAAAAGATTGAATTCCAAATACAACAACCTTATCAATCCCAGGAATACGACTTCCCCTAGGTGTCATATTAGAATAAACAAACTCTGTGCCTTTAGGATATTGCCTTCTATGGTCCGTTTTATAAAAATCAGAATATAACATTGGATTTATCATTTTATTTCTCCTTTTAAATATTTAATAGCTTTCTCCAAAAATTCAATATTTTCTTTAAATCGTCCCAACCCATTATTACAATTTGTACACAGCAATCCTCTTATCTTACCTGTCTTGTGGTCATGATCAACAGCTAATCCTTTAGCATTTAAGGATTTATGTATTTTACAAATAGCACAAAGATCTTTCTGAACTTTAAATAGATTTTGCAATTCCTCAATTGTTAAGTTTCGTCTGTGGCTAACTACTCTAACATTACGACAATTTTTACATATATTTGTTAGTCCATACACCTGTTCCTGGTGTTTTCCAAAAGCCTTAAGTGGTTTATAATATTCACACTTAGAACATGTCTTAAAACCACGCCAATAATACTCATTTTCTATAATAGTAGGTGATCTCATTTCACTTCACCTTTTCGTGTAAAGATTCTTTTAATTCCAGCTTCTCTTAGTGGTTCTAATCCCTTTGAAAAAATTCCATGTGTAATATACAAATGTACTTCTGCTGCACCTGCTTCATATAATTTCTTTGCTACTTCAATGAATGTCCTACCACCATCACAAATATCATCAATTATAAGATAGGTTCTAGGTTCAACTGCCCCATGAACTGTGATACCTTCAATCTTTCCTGTCAAAGGCTCACGAACTTTATCACATGTAATAGACAAGGAATCAGCACCATATCTAACTGCTGCTCCCTTATCAGGGTAAACTGGAGCTGCCTTTAAATCGACAAGTAAAGAAATGAGATCTGGCATTATAATTTCAACATTCTTAATCTTTGCTTTAGTTACATTAATATTATGTGGATCTTTAACGATCACCTTTGAAAATCCTAAACAATTCAATAAATAAGAAAATGGAAAGAATGCTGTTGTTGATACGTTATTCTCCGTTTTATCTTGTCGTGCATAAGGAAGATATGGAAGATCTAAAATACACGTAGCCATTGGATTAAGTAAAGATTTCAACTGAGCGACATGTAAGAATTCAGCCTCATTTTCAAATTCCCACAAAATGGTATTAGAATCTAAACTAAAATATTCAGTTGGAATCTTCCAAACTTGACTGGATTTATCAGGGAAGATTGTAGGGGTTATAAGATACCCATTTAGCTTAATCATATATTCAAGTATACCATAAATTCAACTACTTTGCAAACTCGATTTTAATCTTTTTTCATTTCGAATTTGATGTCTATTTTTTAATGCTTTAATACGCTGCCTAAGATTTTCATCTAAATAAAGTTGTTTACCCATCCTAACTGATACTATAAAACGAGCTAGTAATTTTTCCTTGGGATTTTTAGTATTATAAACTGGCGGTTGTCCTTCTTGCACATTCCATTCCAAACATTCCTCTGCTATTTTATTATTTTTTTTAGTAGTAAAAAATTCTCTATATGTAATAGAGTTTAGGTGTTTTTCTGCAAAATCTTTATCATACGTTTCACTACGCTCAAAAGTATAATTCTGATATGCCCCAGCCAACTTACGTATATATGGGTCTTTACTCGATGTTGGAGGTAAGTAACCATGTTTGGCATAAAATTTATCTATAGCATCTTTTGTCTCGGTCTTTCTTTCACGAAGAGATAACCAATTAAATCTAAATTTAATCAAAGCAATAAAATCAGGATCATACGAATGTGTATGTGCTGTATAATTACTAAACCATTTTCCTAATTTAGCCTCTATAGGATCTTTTGAGACAGCATTTGGAAACATATAACCAACAATTTTTCCATTTTCTAAGATTGGATGAAGTTCTATCCAATCAATAATTTCCTTTTGTTTTCCTTCAGGATCTAGATAAGCAATCCCCAATAACTTCTGTCTTACTTGTCCTATTGTTGTTGATGAATTAGAAGAAGAAATATTTGAAAAGAAATTAAGTAATGACATACCATTAAATAATGTATAATTTGGCTTAATTTTATTACTAGGGGTTTTCTCATTACTTCCATTCCTTTTGCGATCATCAGAAGGTCTATCTAATACAGGGAGATCCATAAAATTTTTGCCATTAAATATGCGAGAATACTCCTTAGAAGCAAGACGTAGCGTTCCCTCCATTACTGTTATAAACCAATCTTTCAGAGAAGCTGGTACAACTTTAATGTAGACTTTTGAAGCATTTAAATTAGTAGGATGCACACGTACATTGCGACAAAAAAGTTGAAAAATTCTAGAAGGATTCTGGGAAGCAGTAAAGTCAAGTCCATTACACATCTCTGGAAGATCAAACCCTAAGATCCCACGATAAACGACACACAAAACTTTTACCCCTGATTCTGCAGTAAATTTAGCAATATTTTTAGATTTTGGATCATTTTCACTTGTACTCAAAACAGAATCCACGCCTAGACGCACAAGTTCAGCATTAATAATACTTGCTTGATCAATATTATGACAAGCAGCAAGAGTTTTCTCTTTTAAAGAAATATATTTTAAAGTTTGATGAAGACTACTGATAATATCAACTTTATCAAATTTAAAATCTTCTCTCAAATTACCTTCTTCATTGTAATCCTTATACGAAATATTTTCATTACTTTGGACTACCTCAACAGAGAGATTCTTTGCTACCCTACCATGGGCGATTAAATCTAGTAAATCAAGTGATAAAAATTTGTATGCTCCAGGAGTAACTTGATTTTTTTCTACAAAAGGATAAGGTGTTCCAGTAAGAAGAAGTTGATGAGAAGGCTGACTTTTCTTAATGATATCCTGTACCATCTTAGCAAAATAAAATTGGTGTGCTTCATCTACAATAACAACATCAAATTTAGGTAAATTATAATTCTTAATTGTCTGAGGTAATGTTATAATGACTCCACTTTCCATAGAATTATATGCCTTCTCAAAATCAGCACGATTTTTAACAACCACATAATTAAATTTTACTTTTTGGTCTATGCACATATTAGTATATTGTTTCCTTAAAATATCTTGAGCATAAGTTAACACGAGCACCTTTGCCTTTGGAAAAATATGTATATAATTCTCTATTGCTGCAGCAGACATATAAGTTTTTCCACTGTTAGGAGCTGCATCTACAACTAAAGGCACACTCTGAGGATGCAATAAAAAATCTGTCATCCCCTTAATCAAGTCAATTTGATGTGGAAAAGGTTTAAGTCTCATAAATCAGTATATCATACTTATTTACTAATTTCAAGGGATTTTTTTACCTGGAGGAAAGGTATAAAGGGTAAACATAAAAACGTTGTCATACCTGAAACTATCACCAATCCTGAGTACCCAAACAGGGCAAATAGCTTAGCTCCAGCGAGGTTCGAACAGAATGACCCAAAGTTAACAATAGCCGTTAATAGGGCAAATGTAGTGGCCTCAGTACCCACTGGACACATGTATGCCATCATGCCAAGCATCAAAAGGTGAGTGAACTGCCCAGACACACTAAAAACAACGCTATAAACCAATATGGAATGAGGGGTAAGCCAAAGGTAAGCAAATGTGGATATGGCATTCAAAAGAACACTATAATACAACCATTTTTTGACATTTATACCCTTACCATACTTAAAATAGAGCAATGCTCCAACGATACCAAAGATGGACCCAATGGTATCTAGCCAACCGATCCAAATCTTAGAGAAGTGAAGAGTCCCACGCATCTTATCCATTAATGGTGTCCCAATGGAAGGTGAGAACCAAAATAAAAACAAAAAGACAGCTGACAAGATCAGCTGCCTGTTTTTAAGTTTAACAAAAAATTCCTTGATATGTAGTTTATCCCTTTTCTGGGATAATTGGACTTTATCCTCTTTAAGGGATAAAGCCAATACAGCTATTGAAGCAGGAAAAATGGCGATAATCAAATATGCCAAATGGTAATCAAACTTCTCACTGATATACCCACCAAGAACACCTGTAAGAACTGTTGCAACGCCTATTGATGCCCATTGGACTGATTGCAGCCGACCTACTGATCCATCTTTTACCCCTTGTTCAATCACCAGCCCATTTGTTCCTACATTGTCACCTGCTTGACCAATTGCATAGACCAAAAGGAAAGCAATAAGCACACTTAAGGAAACAATGGGTGAAAGACCAATCACTAGGGCCATCACGCTGCTGATAATTGCACTGAGAAAGATATAGCTCTTACGACGATACCCAAGGATAGGCCACAAGTCACTAGCAAAGCCATAGAGAGGTTTAAGCATCCAGGGAAGATTGGTTAACGACCCAATGAGCATAATAGTAGAAACACTGATACCCAGGTGCTCTCTTAGGTAATAGTATAGAGGTTGACCTGCAAGGGAAGCAATCCCCTGACTGAAATGACCTAAAGCTGCTAGAAGGTATAGGAAGTTCATATGTCTTTTCGAAATCCTTTTACAACTTTTATAACAGTCTCAATAAACTCAGCATGTCTTACTTTAAGTATTTTAAAATTGGATTTCACATTACAAAGTCTATGCTTTCGCTTCTCAAGCAAATCCCTACAGACAGGACAGCGATTAAACTTCTTCTTAGTTAAATCTTTACCATGTATATCATCAAGATAATTAGGATTAACTTCCATTGGATCTGTTTGACCAATCTCAAATAAGGGAATCGGATCATTGCCATACCAACCATTCAAGCAAATATGACATTTGTAGTAATTCGATCCTTTCGTAAAGGTCTTATTAATATGGGAGCAATAAACTTTCATAAATTTGTGGGTATTTTAAAGAGATGCCCAGCTCCAGGATAAGTACCAGCCTCCGAATCTATTTTCTCCTGTACCAACGTACAAGGATGATTAACCCCAATATAGCATACCCAATCAAGAGGTTAACCAACTTGACCTGAGCTGCCATATGAAATATACCATGAGACACTGATACGTCTAAGAAACTACCACAACTCTGTATCTTCATAATTTTTAAGGTGCTTCTGTTGGCAATATATACCCATTCTCTTCCAGTGTATCACGGCTAACTGTAGAATGCACTGGATGTCCTGGCAAATTCGATGTTAAGTTGTACATGGCAAAGTCTGGGAATTCTGGAAATCCAGTCTCTTGCATTCCAATAAAAATAACGTTAATTGGTGCAACCTCTGGAACCAAACTTCTCGCTATGAATCTATCCCCGATTTTTGTCACGTTTACTCTCCCATTCAACTTTTTTCTCCAAATACTTTAAATTATCAAAATCAAGTTCCTGCTTCATCTGATCAAACACTACTGCATCACAATCTACATCATTCCACTCAGAGTCACGAATGGTTCTCGTATTCACTGGTAACAAAGCTTTAAAGTCTTCAAGTGTATCAGGCATCTGAGACTTAGGAATCTTAAGAAAAAGCTCATTATCTCCATCTCCGAAAAACTTTTTTTTCGCTTCTTCAGTAATTTCAAAAGAAGCTTCTAATGCCTCACCTTCACTATATTCTGCCTCTTCTAGTTTTGCATAATCTTCATCACTATAAAGTCTTTGACCTTCTAGCCAATCACAACCAGAACACGAACCAAATTTACCTTTATAGATCAACCAATCATGATCTTTCTCAAGAATGGCAACATAATCACCTTGATAACTCCCATGCTCTTTATAGGAGATTAAAATACCATCAAGAGCTTTTGCTAAGAATTCGCCATAGTTCATAACTTAGTTCTTTACGAGATTATATAGTTCAGTAAAATATGCTGCTTGCGCTCGATTAATTGCCGCAACAAAATCCTTTGTTAGAGTAGAAGCAATAGTAACAACCCCACCAACAACTAGAGCAAGAAAAAGTACAGCTAAGAGAATATCCTTTCTCATTAGATGCTCCGCAGAATAATAATCCTTACATCCTGGATCTCACTGATATCATAGGCATCATCAGCAAACAAACCACGTTTACCAAGAGGCAGAATCCAAAATCCATCATCATATTTGGAGAAACCCTCAAAGGTTCCCTTTACACTCGTTCCATCTTTTAAAAAAACTTCAACAGTAGCCTTCTTAGGGAGCTTTACAATTTTCTTTCTGAGAAAATCTTGAAATACCAGATTGTACTCATGAGAAAGATCTTTGTAAGACTCTGCAGCATATACAGGGGCTAAAACTCCAAGGCAAAGAATCAAGGTAAACAATTTTTTAGCCAACATAGTTAATCTCCTCAATTTGATTTTCTTCGAGCTGAGCAGTATACTCAGCAGATCTTTTCTCCATAGCCTCTAAATAAGCATGGATACATGCTGTGCAACGACATTCTTCTGGGTGTAGACCAACTACAACTGGTTCAATTACGAAGTCAATAAAATTATGCACTCCAAGCCGTACTTCACCCTGTGCAACAATCGCATCTTTCTCTTCTTTGGTATACGGTTGTCTTTTCATTTAATCCTCCCTTTAAATTTGTGGGAGCTGCTTTGCCCATTAAGCTACCGCCGCCCGAAGGCAGCAGGTGGGAATCGAACCCACGATCACTCCCACTATTATTATAACATGAGTACTTAACAATGTCAAGGCTTATTTTAGTATCTGGCAACCTTATTCCATTTGAGTGCTTTTCGCTTGTCTGACTGAAAAATCACGATCTTTATAAAACTATGCAAGAATATGAAGCATTTTAGGATACGCAAAAGATAGAAAAATGGCATCCAAACAATCAACCTAGCATCTAGTTCACAAAACGCCCCTATTATGGTTAATCCTGTAAATAATAGGAAATCAGCCCAAAAGAAATAGTGTGTAAAAGCTGGAAACCATCCTTTGAATAAACACAGCCAAGCAAAGGTAAAAAGAGCACTGAAAAATACCCCTTCCCCAAATAAGAAGGATGTTTCAGCATTAATCTTGCTCTTAAATACTTCCCACATCTTCTGTTCCCTATAGACCTGCCAACCACCCTGAAACCAACGGCAATTCTGTTTAAAGTAGGATTTTATACGATCAGGGTCTTGTGTATAGACCCGCAGGGAATGAGCATACAAGGTCTTGCCAAGGCCCTCTAAATGGATTCGTATAGTCCATAGCATGTCTTCAGTTAACATATCAGGTCTAACGTGCTGGCTCAATTTATCAAACACGCTTGTACGAAAAGTTGTTCCGCAGCCTGGAAGAACAGTTATACAGTTGATATAGCCTTGCGCTCTCTTATAAGTAACCTGCATCAGCCAATATTCCCAAGTTCGATAACTTGTATAGGCATTCCAACTATTTTTAATTGAACAAACTCGTGAGGCAATCGCTGCTGTACTCTGTGAAGCATCATTCAAAATGGGAACCAATTTCTGCAGATAATCAGGGCCTATAAGTGTATCTCCGTCACAAGTATTGACCCATTCATATTTGTCGGCTAATTTAAAATGCTTGAAAGCAGTAACGAGAGCCTGAGTTTTTCCAACGTTCGGTTGTAAACAAAGAGTATTGTATATTGAAAGATGGGGGAATGTTGCTTTAGTCAAAATCTCAATTGTCTTATCAGTAGAACCATCATCTACAAAATACATGTCTTCCCATGCGACCCCAGCTTTCCGCAAACTAAAAATAGTTTTATGGATTACTAGTTCCTCATTATGGAGTGGAAACAAAAATGCATGAAGTCGTTTAGTCATATTTTAGTATACCATGAGTAACTAACAATTACAAGGCTTTTAAAAGATCAAATTCACTGCTGAAAGTAGATACAAAAATGCATCCCGTATATGGCGTATGGCAAGAATAGCCAAATGGAAGCAAAGAGTAAGACCTCCTGGAAAATTGATCACTTGTATTTTCTCAAATTCCAACTATAGCTTGTAGAAACATAGGCAACCACAAAATGCTGCTCACCTTTTGGCAAAGTAGGATCTGCAACAACATAACCCTGTTCTTCAATACCAAAGATCCAATCTGGGAGCCAAGTAGTATTCTTCACACCCGCTTGCCAATAGCCAACTTTAGCAGTACTGACTTCCTGCCAGTAAGTAAAACCACCATAGAATGTAAGCCATGTAAGGTGATCAAACCTAATGCCCTGTTCAATATTACCTTGAGCATGAGCATAGTTGGAAGGTGTAATACTTGCATCATAACGCCCCCACACATCTCCTGGAGCGTCGAAGATTAGATCTAATGGACCTGCATAAGCTGATCCTGCTGTTATCAGTAACGCAACAGTTAGAAGTAATCTCTTCATGTTATTTCTCCAATCCATGAGATTTAAAATACTGATCCACAGTAACAACTTTAGTACCTTGAAGATTGCAGTAGGTAGCAACAGCTTTCAACTTGCTTACGCTGACACTATATGGTTCTTTTTTGAGTCGAGGATCACCGTCAGGTAACACTTTATGCACCATGAATATTAACCAGCGTTTTTCAAAGGTTCCATGCTCGATTAGACGCTTCATCAAGTCTAAGTCTGTACTTTCTGTTAAAGGAAACACAGAAAGACGATAACGATTCAACGTATCTTCCTGATTCAATTCATTGAGAATAATTTCTCCAGCACGAACACTCACAAATCTTTTCTTTAGCTCACGCTGCACTGCAGGATCAGTATCACCAAAAGGTGTAGCAAAATGCCTAGCAGCATAGCCATGCCATTTCAAATCAGCACGACACCCATCAAGTTCAGCAACTAGCTGCCTATGGGTAAGCTTATCCAAATGAGGATGAGTACGAGTATGGGCTTCAATATCCCAACCCGCTAGTTCCAAAGTCTTCACGTCACCCCAATTCATATACCAATCATCATGCCCTAAAGGTTTAGTGACAAGATAGATCGTCGCTGGATAGTTCAATTTGAAAAGGACAGGATACCCATTTTCAATCTGGGTACGTGAGCCATCATCAAATGAGAACGTGACCTCTGAATGACCCACACGCCCAAGCCCAAGCATAAGCAACGCTACATACAAGATTACACGACCTACAACCACTAACCCTAAGTTTTTCATTTTAACTACCTCCCTTATATGATTGACACGTATAGTCCTAGGATGATATTACAACCTATACGTACTGCACTTTCACCAGTAGCAGTCCCGACTGTGGGCGATTACACCCGATCATTGGGCCATCTGTAGATTATAAGCTACTAATCAAATTTGGGAGGGTGAGGAGAGTCGAACTCGTATCTAAGGGCAACCCATTTCATTGGGATGGAGTACCGTTCTCCATTACGCCGTACACCACTCTGATTTATTATAACAGGAGTAGATAAAAATGTCAAGGCTTATTTTAGTTTAAATTTCTATTACATGTACTGGCTGAATAGGCTTATATTCCTCGCTACAAATCGCAGCGTTTACGAATGTCTTACCTGTAACTGGATCAATATACACCCCATTTGAATCATGAATATGACCAAAAACATGAAGTTTCAAATCCTTTAATTCACCAATGCGCTTTGTAAGATCATAGCACCCAAGATGATCTGGACCATTCGTAAGATTGTATGGATTATCTTTAACAATATCCAAAATTCCCATTGGTGGTCCATGTGTCACCAATACCTGGGTATCATCAGGAATTTTGGCCCAATGTCTTGCTATCTCATCACCACGCCTACGATTGAATGCCCAATCGCAAAACCAAGGTTGAATAGGTGAACCAAAAATCTTAAGGCCCATGACTTCTGCTGGCTGCTCATTCAAATAAATACAATTAGTAAACAATGATGCAGCAAGACTTGGGTTAGTCTCACAAAGCCAATCATGGTTCCCTGCAATAGCCACAATTTCCTTCACCTTACCACTGGCTTTAAGCTTTCCAAACCAATGATTCAATTCTACAATGTCTATAGCCTTTCCCATATATGAGAAATCTCCAGCATGTAGCAATATATCACACTCAGGGATCTGAATCCCATAATGCTGATTATGTGTGTCTGAAATGCAAGCTATCTTCTTAACCATTGAAATCCACCTCTTGAATACTCCCGACGGGAATCAATTGATAACGAGGTTCTGTTAAATAAATGTTGACCCGTTCTTTAGAGTGATTATTTAAAAACTTTCCATCATCCTGTAAATCAACAACCCAAGCCTTTGTCTTACCTGGAGCTGTTCTAAGAACACGCCCAAGCAATTGTAATGAATGAATACCTGATGCTGCACCTGCTGCATTGATTAAAACTGCCAAAGCTGGCATATCCACTCCTTCTGAATAGATATTTGTAGCCACAACAATTCTGACAGTACCTGAGCCCAATTCCTGCAAGATCTTCTTACGAGTATCAGACTTAGATTGTCCATTTACAAATATAGCAGATTTGTCTACAGATTGCAACAGCTTTTCTAAAATTTCCCCATGTTCAATCTGGGTTACAGCAATTAAGACAGCCTTTCCTGCTGCTTTTGCCTTTAGTGCTAAATTACAAATAATATGATTACGAGCAACGTTCTCAACTATCTCTTCTTTATATACTTGACCATAAGTGTCACCCTTTTTACGTCTTTGGTGTGCTATGGGATATAAAAATATAGATGGAGGAACTAGGAATTTACGATCAATCAAATCTGAAGAAGAGATATCAACAAACTTCTTAGCCAAAGCCCCCTCAAGCATTAAATCCATATTGTCTTCTCTAAAAGCTGTAGCTGTCACCCCAATACGGTATGTAGCTTTAGGAATATTCTGCATTACATCCCAAAAGGTATCTGCAGCTATATGGTGAGCCTCATCAATCAAGACACATTCTACTTCTGAGAGAAACTGCCTGATTGAATCTCCTTTCTCCTGCAAAATCTTATTATCCTTAGCCAAGACTTTAACCTTTGGGTCAAAAACATGGGCAACCGTCTGGACCATAGCTACTGTAATGTTCTGGAAGTCACATTCCCCATCCCCGATCTTACCTATAGGTACTTTGAGGGTACGTTCAAAGGTATTAATCAATTGATAGAAAATATCCTGCTTATGAATTAAGATAAGGGTCTTAACATTAAGCTTTGCAATAATCCCTGAGAGCATAGAGGACTTACCAGCTCCTGTACCTGCTCTTATGATACCACGTTGCTTCTGGATAGCCAAATCAACTGCCTCTTGCTGATAATCACGTAAAGTTATACCATGCAGAGGTAATTCGATCCCTGGCTCAGCTTGATGCCGATGATCAACAATCTCCCATTCAATTTCAAACTTATCCAGGACATCTCGTACATAATGGATCATACCAGTAGGAAATACCTGAGTTTTAGGAGTAAAGAAATATTTGATACCTGCTCCAGGATAATTACTAAATCTCTTCATAAAAAGAGCCCCAACCATCTCTGCAGACAGTTTGGAGCGTAACGCAGATATCACCTTGGGGTCAAGTTCCCCCACAAGCTGACTCTTCACATTATTAACGTTGATGGTAATCATTTAATAGGCTTTTCCATTCTAAGTACTCTAAATTTGTCATCTCTACAAAATAGCAATCAGCTTCACAAGTATAACATACGGCACGAGGATAAGATGATTGGATCTCAACTTCTTCATTATGATCATCATCCCATTCCCATGAACTTTGCACATCCATCTCTTCTCCATGAGTTGTAATTAAATGCCCACAAATGCAAGGAAAAACAGGATTAAGATTCTCACCAATATTATAATCACTCACGGCTTGCAAACTCCAAATACTCTAAGTTATCCATTGGTGTATAATCATAGCAATACATTTTTAGACCAACTGGTGTTTGTTCATACCATCCAGCATCATAACATCCAGAACACCCAGGAGGAATATGATCCTTCTCAAAATGCTCACAATGTTTACAAGGTATCTTGTTCATAAGAAATTGGAGCTGAGGAGAGGACTCGAACCTCCAACCTGCTGTTTACAAAACAGCTGCTCTAGCCATTGAGCTACCTCAGCACTAATTTCTCAGAAATTTGGTCCACCCTGTAGGAATCGAACCCACGTCACGCCCCGATCTGGGACTTGCAAGGTATAAGCTTGCCGCACTACCATTGTGCTAAAGGTGGACTAAATCCCCAATAAGTTCTGTGGACCCTGAAGGAATCGAACCTCCTACGCTTGCCTCTTCAGGGCAACGCTCTACCAATGAGCTAAGAGTCCACACAACCCACTGTAGAAACTCAGTGGCGCATGTTGGAGTCGAACCAACTCATAGAAGCTTATGAGACTTCTGCCCTCCCACTAGGCAAATGCGCTACTCAGTCTCCTACTTATTTAATTTCTTAATAATCAAATCTTTAGCTTCTTTACTCCAAGCTTGACCAATTCGAGGATCTTTGGTAGAGAGTGAATGCACATTTCTATCAATGATATTCCACATGATCTGCTTATGATTATTACAATCCCAAGAGTATGTTTCTATCGCATAATAGCGTTTTCGTTTCATATTAGCCTCTTACAATGCCAGAATAAACATCATACACAAAATCTTCAGCCCATTTATAATCAGGTTCATCTCGAAGAGTAGATTTAAGTTTCACATCCTCTAAATCTTCCAGACCCTTCTCAATTATAACAGCAACATCTTTATATTGCAACTGCCCAAGTTTGATCTGCAGCAATAATTCCCGATCTGGTCTTGGGAATGTAATAAATCCAGTCTGCAGAAGTTCTTTAGCCTGACTGTTTACCCTCACGGCATGACTTAAGGCTTTCCAGTCACAACCCTCATTGCGTTCTGCCATTAATGCACGTTGCCCATAAGCATCAAAGCGTTTTTGCAACCCTGTCTTCGCATGTTTAACCGTTCCTGTAAAAGGAATGTATTTGCTGCATACTTCCACATGAGGAATCGGCTTATGATCTGGAGCTTCTAAATCAACGATCTTCACATGCTCATTATTAAGCTCAGTGACAAATTTACGAACAACATCAGCATGATCATCAACTCTATCCATCTCATGAGGAAAAGATTTAAAGAATTCTAATGTTTCTCTTAAAGCATGAACACGAAATCCCTTCACTCCATACTTCGAAGCTTGCTGCCTTGCATAGCCCAGGAAAGCATTTACCTGTTTGTTCAAAAGCAAGAAACGATTATCAGAAATATAGTCAAACAACTCTGATCCTTTGAATCTTTGGATCATCTCAGGACGCTGCAGGGCAAACAACATATCTAAGGCCATCGTTTGACCCTGTAACAAGAGTTTTAGATACTGATCTAAGCTAAATGTCTCAATATCAATATCATCCTTAACATTTTTCTCAAATGGCTGTTTTGGACGAGAGATTGAGATAGTCTTTTTGACCTTCCCTAAAACAATGTCTCGTGCATCAGGCAAATAGACACATTTATAGTCAGAGTCACTTTCAGGAGTCTCACAACCATATAAGTGAGATCCAAATTTAATTTCAATGATCTTATCCATTAATTTAGCCGTAACCTCACAACATCATAATCAGCTTTAGTAAGACTATTCCACAACTTAATGATTATAGCATTCTTATTCCAGAAAAATGGCCCTTTCTCGGTCCCATAGATATTCATGCGACCACCTGAGCTTCTGCAGCCTCTTTCGCAGCACTCAACGCTTCTAAGTACTGGAGCGTATCACCAATTTGAGGAATCAAATGGGCAAGAGAGTTAATCTTCTTCTGAATGCTTTTGAAATCTTCAATCTTGTCAATTTTCTGCAAGAAATTACGATACGTTGAATAGGCATGGTACTCTTCATAGGCCAAGCGATACGCAGGTTGTTTCGTCTCTGCAAGCCAATTAAGAATCTTGCGATTCTTATAGGTCAAGAACGTAATCACCTTCACTTTGATTCGATTCTTTGCTTCTGCCATGCGTTTAATTCTAGCAAGATAAGCCTCATTGTTATTGAGCAAATCTTTTTCAACCACTTCAAGCTTTCCAACAACTGTATCAAACACCACTAAACGATGTGTACCATGATTTTCATTGGCACAAACGCAATCACACTTAGGACCTACTGCATTAGTGCAGCGAAGGTCACAAGCTGATTTAACAGTACCACGAACAAGATTGGTTTTCTGAACACGACCCATGTAACGAAGAGCAAGCTCTCCACACAAGGGACATTTCTGTTCAAGAATAAATTTTAATTCACCAATGCCTTCAACATTAACTGCCATCGGTCTTTCACAGTATGAACACTTCAAGAAATGTCTTTCCATTTGATTTACCCTCCCTGGGTTTATCTATCTGTAAATAGTATAGCAGAACATTCTTATCTTGTCAACGCTTATTTTTTCTCAGTCAACCAAGTATCAACTAAATCTTTAAGCTGCTTAAGGCATTGAATGTAAGGTTCCAACTCAATCCCATAAGGATCTGCAATATCAGCCAAAGGATTAATCATAAATGTCTTACCTGCAGCTTCTGGATAAATGATACCCATATCTTTTAAGTGTATTCCAGTCATCACCAAAATAAGATCAGCTCTTGCCACATCCTCTTTCCGCAACATTCGTGCTTTATGAGGAGGCACTGGAATCTTAGCTATTTCTAGAGCTGTTTTAGCACATGAAGATATATGCGTACCATCTAGAGCAGAAAGACCTCTAGAAAAGGCATACACTTTAGGGTAAGTCCTGGCAACAGCCATTGCCATAGGACTTCGGCAAGTGTTACCCGAACAAATGAATAGAATGTTTCTCATAATTTAGTATAACAGGAGTAAGTAACAATGTCAAGGGATATTTTCGTTATTTCTTAATGTTAGAACCGTTGGTGGTAGTGGTGCAGGATTGACTAGTAAAGTATGCTCGAAATGAGCTACTGGTTGACCTGAGAAAAGCCACGTATTCCATTCTTTTTGCTTATGATAGATAGCTGGATCTCCTATACAGAAGATTGGCTCAACACAAAGAACCATTCCAGCTACAAGTAAAGAATTCTTCTCTTTTGCCACAAAATTAGGAATCTGAGGGCCTTCATGGATATCTCTTCCAATACCATGTCCTGTAAACTCCTTAATAACGCCACAATTGCTCCTAGCGTCAAAAATAGCCTTACTGACACTCTGGACCGTCTTTCCTTCAATACACGCTGAAATCCCAGCCAGCATTGCTGTATAGGTATCCTCAGCAAGCTTTCTGACCTCTGGTTTGACAGGCGGTATTAAAACGGTTATAGCTGAATCAGCCTTCCAACCATTGTAATCTACTACCAAGTCTAATTTGACCACATCTCCAGGCTGGAAGGGTGTATCATTTGGGATACAATGAACAGCTCCTGCATTGACCGAAATACAAATACTTGCTGGATAGTCTCCATACCCTTTACAAGCAGCGGTCCCACCTTGAGCATTGATATAATCATCAGCCAACTTATCAATTTCTAATCCTGTTCGACCTGGAACAACAAAAGAAGACAGAAAAGATAACGTATTAGCCGTTATTTCTCCTGCCTTTTTAATAAGCTTTAAATGTTCTGCAGATTTTAATGTAATCAATTCTTATCTCTTCCTTCGTTTGAATCGTTTATCTTTCTTTTTAGGAAGCCATTCATCTTTTCTAATATGATTAAACTCCGTCACTTCTTTTGCCAAATCTGGTAATGCTTTAATTTCCACATTGTCAATTCGTAGAAATTTTGGACTCGTTTCAGAAACGTCTTCTATCTGTAAATTCGTAACTGCTGAATAAATTTCTCGCACACATGGACAACTGCATGTTTCACTCAAACAATCACTGAACCTATGAATAGGCTTAGACAAACATCCATAACACTTAATCATTCTACATTAAGTATACAGGGAATCTATTGTAATGTCAAGGGGTTTTTGAAGTAGGTAAGTTTACTCTGAGATTGTAATTCGGACAGGTTTTGTCCAATCTATTTTAGACATCATTAGATCCCAAGCATCTTTAGAGCTATTATCAAAATCCTGACCTTCGGAAAGACCAGGAGCGATACAACCCTCAAGAAATACTTTGAGATCAGAAGGTCTAATCGCAAAATTACTTGGATGAATCTCAATGTAAGATCTTCCTATAGCAGAAGTATCTAGGAGTGGAGTTTTAAAGGGCCATCTAGAACCTTGATATAAAGATACCGTATAGGTTCCACATGGGATACAAACATTTGCTGCATTTTCATGAACTTTAGGAAGTTCAATAGTAAAGCACACGAATTGTCCATTAATAGACAATTCACCCTGTGTACAAAATTGATCAGAAGACTTTCTAACCAATGAGAGTTGTGTCCCATCGAAAGAAGGTACTACTGGAGTTTGTGCAGGGGTAAAAATATTCGTAACTTGTGAAATAATGTCTGACCAATTCATATAAGCCTCTTTTATCGTCTTATCGTCCAAAAGTCTGAAGCTAAATCTGGATTAGAGATATAAGCATAAGGAAGTTTGAAGTAACCCTTTAGACCCCAAGCAGGACCCCAGGAATTACGCACAATCATTACTTGCTCAGCATCATCATATCCTACAGCTAATACAGCATGTCCACCAACGCAGCTATCCATTACTGGATTAGGCATTGTTACAATACCTGTTGCTGCAACTTCTGGTGATTCAAATGAATCATAAACTGTAAATCCAAAGCAGAAAGGAAAACCAGCTGCAAGGCAATGCTTCATATCAGAAAGCGTATCTAAACGTACATAGGTAGTGATTTTATGCAGAAGAGCCTCTTGATAAGCAGCATCAGAGGGCTTATCAAATACCTTGGATTCATCATAAGGCCAAATAGCCTCAGAACATCCACCAAGGGTAGCTAAAGTTTTAATACCATCTCGAATCTGACCACCACCATCTTCCATTACAGTTCCTTCCATCACACGCTCATTAAAATAAATGAATAAGTGAGAGAATGGCATGAATGTAGAGCCAAGAATCTCAGCAGAAGCAGTTTTTGTGGAAAGAGATTGCTCTTCTAAAAATTCAAGAGCCCCAGCTAAAGAAAAACTTGTGCATGATCCCAATTGATCTTGATTCTCAACTGGTGAACATTTTGGGCGCAGATCTACAGCTGCTGGTAACATTTCAATGCTATAGGTGTGAACAGGTCCGTAATGAATATCACGAACATCTGGTAAATCTGGTTTCCAAGTATATTTATGCATGAAGTTACTCCTTAAAGCGAAACAGGTCCATTAATAGTTGTAATTTCCTCAGCTGAAGAAAACAAAGCTTTGGTAGCAGTGGCTTGCAAACAAGCTAATGTTCTTACTTCTTCCAAATCTGTTGGATTAGTCATGCTGTGTGGATAAACGTAAATAGGATTCCATCCAGACAAAACATCTAACCCACCAAATGAAAAAGTAACTTCATAATATTTAATGGAATTATCTATATCCCTATATAACTTGCAGCTAACGATTGAATCACTCATGGCTTATCTCCTTAGATTTTAATAATTTTTAGAACAATGGCAGTTGGTTGCACAATAGTATGTGGACCATTACCACCAGTATTTTGAACTGAAATACCAGTTACAGAAGCCTCAGTGAAAATTGGACCAACGTTAACTTGAGGAGGTGATAGAAGAGCAGAACCACCACCGTTTGAAGCTCCAATTGCTCTGACTGTAACGTGAGTATGTCCAGGATCACTTATACCATGACTATGTGCTGGAATTTCTGGAATAGTTAATGTATGTGTTTCTGATCCACCTACATTTCCGACAGTATTACCTAATACACCTGTGGCAGCACCACCTGAACCTGCAGTAGCACGTCTTCGAATATCAGGTACATTAAACGTAGTACTTCCATCTCCGAATCCCCAAGTTGTTCCAATAGCCGAAAATAAAGCGGCATAAACTGTTCTACTGACAGCTGATCCATCACATAACAGATAACTTGTAGGAGCAACAGTTCCTGCAAAGTCAAGCATAGCTCCAGTTGGAACAGTTCCATTAGTGGAAGTAACAACAGATTGCTGCCAAGCAGTTCCATCCCAAAATTCAAATGCATTTAATGTAATATTAAAACCAAACTCACCTACTAGTGGATTTGCTGGTCTTCCTAATGTAGTCCAACGTTGCAATAAGTTAGTTGCACCTCCGATTAACCTACGATCTATTAATCCAGAAAGAGCATTATGATCTGAAACTCCATGCCCAACGAATGAGTATGTAACCGTTGCAATCCATAACTTAGTGACATCTGAAGCAATACTTGCAGTTGTTACTGCAAAAACTTTAGTAACGGAGTCCCAATAAACATTGTAAGTACCAGAAGAATCTGGAAAACCTACTGTAGCATTTATAGGAATTAATCCGAAAACAGCAGTAACATTAAAAGCAACACCATTAATGATAGCATATTCAGAAGAGAGAAGTTGAAAGACATTAAGTGTATCACTGCCAGGATTCACAATATTAATACTTGTTGCAAAAGCAGAAGTAGAAGGAAAAGGATTTCCAACTGTTCCAGCCAAAATAACATTGTTATTACCTTCAATTTGACTACGCCCGACTACAGTATCTAATGCAGAAATACCTAAATCAGCCAATGATGTATTATGAGGATTGAAAGGACTAATACCTGGACCAGTTCCAACAGCTTTAATATGTGCTTCTAATGTATATGTCGTAGCAGGATTATACTGTGGAGTACGATCTGAAAAATCTGCCAATGGGGTTATGATTGGGACAATTTTTGGCAGAATTTGATAGTAGATACGACCAACTTGAGAGATATTCGAAAATGCTACAGCTCCACCTAATGTCATATTAACAGAGGCTAGAAAAATAGAATTAGCATCTGGAGGTACATTGATAGTTGTTACTCTAATTGTATAGCCATCGACTTGTTTATAGAAAATCTTAGCATTTGTTTCTTCATTCAATGTAAAAGCAGATGTATCAATGGCAGGAAGATAATCTATCCAAAGATAATTCTGTGAAGATTGAGTTAAAGGAATATTGATCACACCAGAAGATTGTGGAGTAGGAAGGAGATTACCTAATCCATCATTCGTAGTGGCTGTAGCATTTGCAGCATTATAGAGAGTAACATCGGTAGGGCTAATAAAAATTCTATTGCCGATTGGATCATAAGCAATCCCACCAAGAGTAACATTCACAGAAGGGCTTGCAGATGTATTATTAGTTCCAGGAACTACAAGGAATCCCTCACCTGATGTAGTAGCATTATCTATCCCAGCCGAAAATGTATCTGTGATAAGATTATCTACCTTATCTTGAGCAGTTGTTTGCAACCACTCAAAAATTTGTGCAATTATTCTTTGTGCATTACTAAAAATTACTGAGGCCATATACGACTCCTTTTATCTATACTTTATCCTTCTACGATATTAAAATACGTCTTTGCAATTGCTGGTACTAACTGATTTATTAACGTCTCCATAATTGTAACAAATGGTCCTATAAAATGACCTGGATCAAAAATAGTAATAATAACACCAAATGCTAAAGTTGACGCATCCCAAAGAACAGGAACGGGCAACTGAGTGTCTGTATACTGTAAACGGTATGCTGTAACAGATTCTGTTGGGCCAGCCCATGGTAATGTTAATATGACTGAGGTATTTGAGGGAATTAAGGATACGAAACCTAAATAAATTCCATTTGGATCTGTAATTTGTTGACCAATTGTAAGTTGTGATAAATATGAAGTCCCAACTCCTGTAACATTAGCACTTCCATGTGTAAAAGTTGTAGTTCCTGTTAAAGCAGTAGCTCCTGAAAGTGAATCGAATATCTTAATAGGTGGAGCGATATCAAACATAGCCTGAAGGGTATGAGTTGTTGGTACATTCATTGTCCAATAACCCAATACACCATTTGTTGTGTAAGAACTAGGAGGAACAATAAGCCCACCACCTACAACAACACTTGTGGGAACAGTGACTGTTCCTGCACTTGGGAATGTTACTGTTGTTCCAGAAGGACCATAACAAAGGGCTCTACCATGAAGTACACTATTAGAAGCAAAGGTAATAGAGGTTCCAGCTAGGATGTTACCATAGACAGTATCATTAGCCCCGAACGTAAAGGTTGTACCTGTTACAAAGTACACATTGTCAGCTGTAGCACCACCTGTTAATACTACGTTACAGTTTGCACCCATAGTAAGACTTGTTCCAAATAAAAATATATAAGTTCCTGCACCATTCAGGGTTAAATTACCAGTAGAAGTCCAAGTTCCAGCTGAAGCAGCGGAATAAACACCTGGAGTTGCAACAAATCCATTCAAATCTGTAGAACTAATATCAGTACCAGGACCCATTCCTTGTAAAGTGATTGCTGCTGCAGTAGCATCAGTGTGTGCCTGAGCTGCAGTGGCATCTCCAGAATGAAGAGATCCAGAGAAAGTACCTGGAGGGAATCCTGTAATTGTACTGCCTGGAGAACAGCCAAGATCACCAGTCAATACTGTAAATCCTGTATTGGTAACTGCTGTGTCACCCAAAACAGCAAATGTAGATGCTGATAGGAGATAGGGGTTATTACCTCCGCTTGGAGTAACGTCTTCTACTACTAAAGTCGAATCAATAAAAGGAGATGATGTAAAAAATTGTGACTGAGGCCCACTTGGAGTAATGGGAGAATCTAAAATCGTTCCCAAAATAAAATTATTTGCATCCCTGACATTTGTAATAGATGGAGGGACACCTGTAAATGCCTGGGCGATCAATATAACAGCTTCATTTGTGCTACCAACCAAGGAAGCTAAGTATAGATTCATTAAAATCCAACGATAATCTACATATTGCATTTGGCTAGGTTTAGGAAAATCAAACAAAACACCAAAATTCTGATATAGTACTTCATCAACAGCCAAGTCAACATAGTTATCTGTTTGAGTTAAATAATTAGCATAGAAAAATTGATCGAGCTGATTTCCGTACATATTATCGACTTGCCATAAATTGGTATTACGATCTTCAACGGGTTTTAAAAGATCTCCCTTACCATAGACATGATAATCTGGCAAAGATAGCATTAATGCCTCTGCTGACGATTGCTGCACAGATTGAGGGATTGTCCATGTTAGTGTTTCTGAATATGCAGATATGAAAGATGGTGTATGTGTTCTAACCCTGGCATACCATGTTTGAACAACCCCATTAATACGGGCAGCTACTGGAACAGCAAAACCCTTTCGAACATTACCATTCTGAAAGGTAATAGCTGAGATCTGATTAAAAGTAACCAGATTTGGAGAATTGAATGCTGGAGTGGTATCTAATTCCAGATCAAATCCTACCAAAGTCAATGCAGGAGTAATAAAGGCAGGATTAAAACCCCACCAGAATACATAAATACCATCCTGACTCGTTCTATAAAAACGAAGATCAAGAGGTATACCCTGATCAGCAGTAGATGCAGATCCAATATACTTTGCACCACTACCATAAAAAATTCCTGCTCCGTAAATTGCCATTATCTATCCTATAATTAAAGATTAGTTCTTATGCGAAGCTCAGTGTATAAGATACTCGTAAAGATTGAGTATTTGTTTTTGTAATAGGCACTAACAACTCTGCATAGGTATAAAAACTACCTCGTGTCATTTCAAAGAATGCACCAAGGTATGTTCCATTTGATGTCGTATAGAATGCAACCAATCGATCTGTTGGAGTAGTTGTTTGATGCATAATGAAGTCTCGTGTATCACCTAAATATACACCATTATCCCAACGAGCAATAAAATTATTAGTAGCAGGTTGAGTAATAGAATCCCATTCTGTAACATATTGACTAAATGAAAGTGTCATCAATTTTCCCGTTACTGGACAAATGTTAAATAGGTTTGAATCCCCAATCCCGCCAACACCACCAAAACCAGCTGGATTTTTAACAATTGATACTACTGTATCAGTAGAGGGATCAAATGTCATAATAGCAGACTGATAGTTATTATTATCATATACCAAAGCATAAATATATGTTTGATCAGCTGTCCAATTGTAAAAGTTAATGTTGCTGCTTCCACCATCTGGATACCAACCTGGAACAACTGGAAGTGGTTTAGTGATAGGAGAACCAAAGGTCATTGAACCTGATTCAGCACACTTTTTATATGTGAATGAGGTACTAGATACACTTACGATACCATAATACTGTCCACCACTTACAGGAGTATAAATAATATCATGCTGATCAGCACTCCAAAGTCCTGTTGGGTTTGTAATGCTTCCTTGTGACACTAGAGAAAAATCATCATGATTGACAATAACAACGTTATTAGAAATTGTATTTCTGTTAACGAAATGTAGTTGTCTCTGAGCACCTACAGTTTTCCATCCAGCATATGTCCATCGATTTGCAGTATACATCTCAGGAACAGCTGCCACTTGAATAAAACCACCGCCACTACCAATGGCTATAGGAGGATGTCCATTTTCTACAAATCCTAAAGAAGAAATAACTCCATTACCTTGGGTCGTGCCCCACTCATAAGCCCATGTAAATGCTCTATTTCGTTGAAAACCACTTAACTGAGGTAAAAAAATGCCACCTTGTGTTCCTGCTGTTGTAATAGCATTTTGATAATTATAAGCAGTTAATGCTGTTCCAGTTTGTCCTGGATCATTTTGTCCAATCCAACCTGTTAAACTGGCTACTTGAATATGATTACCATCAATTACAGAAACAACTGTTGTTGTAGCTGATGTAGATGGTTGAGTAATTGTATCCCCAGCCATGATGATATTTGCACCAACATTGAAAGTAGAAATACCAAGCACATTCGAAAAAGTTAAATACGTTGGAAATACGTTAAATACATGAAATGTTGAAGTTCGAGTTGAGTCAACAGCATCATAATTAATACTTCCATTAAGAGTATACTGATTCAGATTTATATATGCATTATCAGCTGAAATACCTGGATTATAATCATACAATTCTAAAGAGATATTATTGACACCAGGATAAGGAGTTTCAAATACTCCAGCATATCGACCATCAAAAGCGAATCCTTTGTAACTCATATTTGCCTTTTGGGTAAGAATGAGTCCTACGGTATTCTCAATTTCAGTCTCATAATCAATATGACCAGTAGCTACATCGGTCAATGTGATCTTCATAGTATTTTTAGGTTGGGCTGGACTTTCCAAATCATTAAATTTTTCTTGCATTGTAATTCTCCTTAAAAAGTTGTTACTAACGTGCTTGCTACCCATCCTGTCGTATCACCTACAATCAAATGTGTACTATCTATTATATTGACAATTGATGTTGTATATATTCCCTGCACAAGTACATCGGCAAAGGACATTCCTGCTGTACTATCTATCTGTAATGTGACCCCATCGATAACATCTATTACTGCAAAAAGTATACTTTTTGTTGTGTCTGTTGCATCTCCACCTAAATATACATCCCCAGAATCTAAATCTCCTGTAAAAGATGCTGTTGCATCGGCAAAGAACTCACTTAAAGTTGGATTAGAAATAGAAGGAATAGTTATACCTGTAAGAAGTGTAACTACAACAGAGTCAGCGTTTCCTGTAAAAGTTGCACTATGATCTGGGAAGAAATCACTAAAATTTTCTACATAGTTAATAGATAATGGGATAATCTTATTAATTAAGGTAATCAAATCATCTGAAAGACTTGCAGGAACACCAAAACTAAGTAAAGTGTTTACTAAGATAGTCTTATCAAAAATAATATCATTGGCAATCTCTGTAACAGTAACAAAATTGTCTGCTTCAGGACTCCCGATTGCATCATTGATCTTTTTAAGAGGTATATAGGTCATATTTAAATTACCTTACAAAATAAACCAATTCGTTCCATTACTCTGTACTGTAATAGCTTCATATTGGATATCTATTAAAAATGTAGCTATGCCATCAAGCGTATTCCCACCCGTACATGCAATTGTTACAATATTTACACTGGAGTCTATCTTCTTAACTTCATAAATCTTATCCAAAAAGGCAGATGCAAGAGGTAAGGTAATAGTAACTGGTGAAGCGGAAGCATTTACAAGCAATGTACCATCTGTGGGGGTAGGAGTTGTGGAAGCAGATACTGTTCGTGTATTAAAGGTTCCACTACCACCACCTGTAGAATCAATTGTAATTGAATTGCCTACTGGAGTAATTGTAATATTCGTGCCAGCGATCAATGATACATTATCAGTTAAACCATTTAATGAGGTAATAGCTAAACCAGATGATAATGACCATGTAACAGTAGGGGCAGAAGGCCAATTGTAAGTAATATTTAATTGAGCAATTGAATTAAGTGGATCTTGAACTTCATTTACATCTTCAGCTGCAATCTCTGATCCTAACCCAGCATATGATACTGAAACTGTATTGCCATCCTGTGCAGTAGCAAATGTAATAGCTCCAGTATCGTAGTTCACTAAAAATTGATTACTAGTAGGTGTACCACTTAAAATTTCTGTATATCCTGGGATAAGAACAGGTGTAAGAATACTTTGCTGAGGAACTTCAACTAAACGAATTTTCCCAGGAGCATAAGTTGTTATACCAACGATCCCAACAATATGCACCTCTCCTGAAATAGGAGAAGCTATTAATCGCTCATTTACCTTTAGTGTATAAGGTATACTCATAATTTTTTCCTTTTATATTAGCCCAAAATAACCCATGAAGTACCATCATAACCAAGCCATTGATGTGTTGTTGTATTGTATGCGATCAATCCTTCTGCAGGAGAAGCAATATCTGTAAGAGGATCTGGCATACGAGGTGGTAAGAAACCTTTGGTAATTGATTGAACATCCAACATAGCGGAAGGATCTGCAGCTCCACCAATACCTAAAGAACCTACTAGTGCTCCACCAGCAAGAGCTAAATCAAGACTGGCATGACCTATAAATCCACCTACAGCTGTAATTGTACCTACAGTTGTAATTGCATTTGCTGAGAAATTACCAAAAGTATCACGTTTGACAATAGTATTTGGAACATTTGAAGAAGTAGCTCCATTTGCGAGAAGTTCAGCTGTATGAATATTAGCTGCTGAAGATCCACCAACACTAACTACAGTGGCAACTGTTGTACTAGAACCTCCGCTAGTAGCAGTAACATTATTCGTATCTAATGTCACAGCTCCTGTAAGAGCAATCAAATTACCCATATTGCTTGCATTTGTAACTAAGGTAATACTTGACTGAGCGATTACAATTCCTTGAAATTGTGAAGATGCATTAAGAGTAGCAGAACTTCCAACCATCCAATATACATTTCGTGGTACTGCACCACCAGTCATTACTACCGTAGAGAAAGATCCTGTAATAAGGGTACTACCAATTTCAAATACCCACACATCTGAAGCAGTACCATTTAAAGTAAGAGTACCTGTTAAAAAGGCTGCAGAACTAAAACTATAGACACCAGGAGGAGGTGGTGCTATACTACCTAAATCTTGCCCTGATAAATCATTACCACCAGGATATGCACCTGGAGGAAATGGGAGGGTTGAAAATGTGTTATAGGCATTTGTAGCATCTACTATAGCTTGTGCTGCAGCTGCATCAGCAATATGTTGTGTACCAGAAACTGTGCCTGGAGGGAAACCTGTAACAGATGTTCCTGGGCTAAGTCCCAAATCACCTGTAAGAACTGAAAATCCTGTGTTGGTTATAGTTGAACTTGCCAAAACAGCATAACCACCAGCTGTACCAAGAGTACTGGAGGAAGTAGTCGTAATAACATCTCCAGTTAAGGAAGTGATCCCATCAGCCCCAGGAGCCCAAACTAAATTCCCAAAACCATCATTTTGTAAGAAAGTACTGGAAGCACCTTGATCAGCAGGTAAATTTAATGTATATGTTGTATTTACAATAGCAGGAGCTTTAAGAAAAATATTGTTTACACCAGCATTAGTCTGTTGAAAATCAACTCCATCTTTAACAAATAGAGTATGGAAATTTTTTGAACTGCTACCTAAATCTACTGTATTATCTACTCCAGGTAAAAGTGATGTATTAATAGCAACAGTGGATAGATTGCTCAATGATACATTAGCCCCACTTCCACTAGCTGTTGCATTAATTGTAATATCTTGACCAACTTGAGTTAGTGTTACGTTTGTTCCTGAAACAAAATGGACAGCCCCTGTTAAATTTGGACTAGAATCTGCATGTATAGAAGATACACCAACAGCTGTAGCAGCAGCAGAAATTGTAAGAGTATTGCCAAAGGGAGTAATTGTAATATTTGTACCAGCTGCCAAGGTCACTGCATCTGTTAAACTGTTTAAACTCTTCACAACCTGACCAGGAGCAACATCAGTTGATAAAATACTATTAGTAAGATTCAATTTAGAGTAATCAATGGCTGCAAAAGCAGCAATACTACTATTTGTTACACTATTAGCAGATAATGACCATGAAACTGTGGGAGGCAAGGGCCAATTGTAGGTAATATTTAATTGCACAATTGAATTAAGTGGATCTTGGACCTCGTTTACATCCTCGGCTGCAATTTCTGATCCTAATCCCTCATAGGAGACAGAAACTATTGAACCATCATGTGTAGGTGAAAAGGATACAACACCAGTCTCATAATCTACAATGAATTGAGTCCCGATTGGTGTACCAGATGGAATCTCTGTATATCCAGTAATCATTACAGTAGAAAATGGAACAGTTAATTGAGGAACTTCAACTAAACGAATCTGTCCAGGAGCATACGTAGTAATACCAACGATACCAATAATATGAGATTCACCAACAATAGGGGAAGCTATTTGTCTTTCATTTACCTTTAGTGTATAAGGTATGCTCATAAGATTTTCCTTTTACGACTCAACCGAAACTGTGAAAATATTTGAAACAGTATAAGCTTCATTACCTACATCAATTTGTTGCCCAGGAGGAATAGTAGTGGTAACTCCACTCTTTATAGATTGAAGAACCAATGAACTAAGATCCACTTCAGATACTCCAGGTACAGTTTGGGCAATAGCAACTATTTCACTCAAAACAACTATAGCCCCAAGACCAAGACTATTTATGTAAACTGTAAGGGCTGTTTGCACATTGCTGACCACGGTAGCTGGTACATAACCTGGGACAATAGTAATTCCCATCGTTATATTGATGAGTGCCTGAAGTGCTTCCAGCACTAAAATGTCAGATCCAACAATATGATTTGAATTATCATCGAGCAAAGCCTGAAGAGTAGCAATCAAACTATCATATGTATAAACAATGGTAACTACCGTATTATTATCAGGTTTAAATCCTGTAAATGAAGCACTTCCTAAGCCAAACCCAGCTGTATTTCCTACGACTATATGAAATGGATCAGTTACAGTTGTAATCGTAGTTGAAAAAACTCCCTGTTTAATTGTATCACCTGGATTCATGCCATTTGTAGTATTAACGGTTAAATGCGTAGCATCAGTTACAAATGCAATTGTAAAAAATGTAGAAACATTAAAATTAATATAACTGCCAGCCTCTGTGCTCCCAGCAAATAAAATATTAGGATTTTCAACGAATTGAAAGTCAGTTCCAGGAACAAATGCATAAGGAACACCACCAACGATTCCAGTAACAGATCCTACCGATACTGCAGGTTGATTCAATAGGACATACTGCTGTAAACCTGTTGTAGAATATGTAAATGTCTCTGTAGGGGTGAGCAAAAGTGTTCCTCGAATATAAACGTTAACACTCCCACCGTATTGATTACGTAACATCTCAGGATCATTTGGGCCTACAATAAGAGCTTGAATAACATTTGGATTTGTCTCCATGAGACTGATGATACCATTTGGTGTGCCAACGTTATTACCTTCTAATTTAATTTTAATACGATTAGCATAGTCTACATTACTTTCAATAGCAGTTCCACCAGATGTAGCTGTGTTATTAGTTACGGCATCAATACCTGGAGCTGAAGAAACAAGAGATGTAATAACATTTGCACCAACATTTCCAACAGTTCCTATAGTCTGACTTACAATGGTAGTACTTTGTTCATAAAACCCAGACACAGGGTTAAAATAAGAAGGCGCAAGAGAAGGAATAAATGTTACTGTCGCAGTAGTTGCAAATGAGGTAGATGGCGAAGAAGATGTTGCTAAAGTTGATACAACAGTTCCTGTAGGAACAGAAACAATTGGAGATGAGGTAGTATAATTTCTAATTCGAAATGTAATTGTTCCAATTGCAGCAGTACCAGGATTTCTTGTCATTCCATAGTTATTACCAATAGCATCTAGATCAGCTGGTAAAATTGTAGCAGCATTAATTACGAAGGCTTGAAGGTTCTGTGTATACTGAAGAGAAGCATATACGCTTGGATCTGTACCATTCTCAGCAGATAACTGATTGGCAACGGTACTACAAACCACATCATTTACAACAGTTCCAGAATTTGTATTTATATCTGGACGAGATTGTTTTAAAAATGACAGCATGGATTGAAGTATTTGACTAAAATTTGGAAGAGCCATAATTTTTATCCTTAAATGCTACCTATACTAACACCAGTCGTAATTTCCTGTCCTGAAGCTGCAATTATTGTAAGCAATGAGGCAATGTTAGTTTCACTTTGAATTGTTGTACTTAATGAATATAATGTTTGGACAATTTCTGCTGGATTTGTTCGATTCTGTGTAAGAAGATAAAGAATTTGTAAAGCTGTAGTTATTTGATCCTGTACACTACCAGAAATAATATTGGGATTCATCTTATTACCGATAAGACTTTGTAAGATAGTTCCGTAAAGAGGAAATAATGTATTAGTTCCTTGTTCTGTTAAAAGGATCTTCTGTACATCTTGAATGGTTTCTGTAAGCCCACTCACTAAAGTAAAATCATTAGATGAATCTATTTGAAGATCATTTGTCTGTTCACCAAAATAAAAAGGTGGATTACCTTGTTGAGGGGGATATTGTGGATTTTGGGGTTGATTTTTTGTTGAAAGTTCTAAATCGCTCACTTAACTCTCCTTAAGAATTACAAACTTGATCAATAAGATTTAAAAATGATTGGGCTGTATTCACAAAATTCTGTAACTGTTTTACTTGATTTGAAATTGCTGTCGCAACATAAGCTCTTCTATTATATGTATAGATAAGATTTTGAAGTCCTGCTAAAGCTTTAATAGTTGCACCGCTTTCTGCCTGAGCAATAAATTGACTTATAGTAGGACAAGTAGCATAAGTCTGCATTGGACCTAAGACTACATTAAGATCAGCTTGAATCTTATTCTGTACAGCAGCTAATGTATTAATTTCAAGCTGAGCAAATGAATTCAAAATATCAAGTCTTGCTAATTGAGATCCCAATAAAGCAATCTGAGCATCAGCTAACAATATCTGGCTATTCAAAAAAGTTTTAAAGGTAGATTTAAGAATTGGGTTATTACAAAGAATCTGCCTAATAAATTGTAATACACAAATAGATAAAGCTACAGGAGTTGATGGGGGCATATTATCCTCCTGCCTTTACGGTCAAAGATGCCGTAGTTATAATACTAGTTTCTGAAGGAGGAGCAATTGGGGATTGAGCTAAGAAAGCTACACCTAAAGCCCCAAGTTGAGATTGAACAACAGGACTTCCACCTTGAAAACCAGCAATTGTAGTAAAAAAAGCTTGAATGGCATTTATAAAAAGCCAATAAACTGGATCGACACTAGTTGAGGAAACAGCCAAATCATTCAGTCTAGCAACACCATTAACCCCATTATTCAGATTCATTTGACCATCAGGTGATAGGGTTAACGTAGCAGCAGGAACACCAGCTGTTCCAGATGAAAGGATTACCTCACCAATTGGAGTCATAATCAAAGAAGCTGCTGGTAAACCTGTAGGAATTGTTGTGTTCTCAAGAGTAATATTCCCAATGGTATCCATGGTAAGTTGACAAATAGGAGTATCAACAGTAGTAAGCCCAACAGGAACAGAAATTTGAGTAGCTATTTGAAGACCTTCAGTAAGACCAGTTGCAGAATTTGTTGTAAAATTAAAGGTACTCTGAATATTATCTATACCAGTATTTGATTCAAAATAACCATTATCAGCAGAGAGAATTACTTCATGATCATCAGATGACCCCTGACCACCAATAATTAAACGTTCACCCATGGAGCCAGATTCAATCTGAGCCACACCATTGTTCCCAAGGTATAGATGAGCACCAAATCCAGGTATACTCTCGCCTGTAGGTGCTGTAGGACCAGTTGCTTCCATGAAAATCTCACCATCTTGAATTGGGTTAGCTCCAATAGCAATATCCTGACTAACATTTCCAGTAGAGGGAATGGCCCCACGATACTGATTATTGGCACTGATGAAACTAAATGGTTCTCGTAATACTGAAATAATATAAGCTGAATAATCATCTAATTGTAGCACAAGAACAACACTACCAACAAGAGGAGCACTTTGATCCTTCAAGGCATTAGGCAGTTGAACACCTACCATATTATACCCTTCTGGGATTTGCATTACAGTATATTGTCTGGGATTTGTTGGGTCTTTACTTAAAATTTGACCCTGAAAAATAGAATAATTATTTGAAGGCATTTGTACTAACTCCCAGTTGTACTTGCTGCTGCTGTATTAGCAGAAATATTAGAAAAAGCTTCTTCTAAATCAGCTAAAATTGGCAATTGTTCAACCATAAGAGTTGACAAGGGATTTGGTGCAGCCAAATTAATATTTGCATCTCTTACATAAGTAATACTAAGAGTCATTGTAGCAGTTCCTGCAACAGTAATTTGTTTTGAAATAGCAGTAATATAGCCAAATCTAGAATTTGTCATATCTAAAAAAGTATACCCAACCTTAATAGAAGGATCAAAATCACATACAACAGTCATATTTTTCAATCTGGCATTAATAATCCTTAGAAAATATCTACAATATTCAAAAAGTCCATTTATCTTAGAATTATTGACATTATTATTAGGATTTTTTTTCAAATTAATGTTTGGATTTGCTACCGTATTAGATTCAAATAACCCAAATTGATCTAAAAGTTTTCCATCACAATAGGCAAATTGCTCTAAGCCAGGAACAATAGGTAAACCATTAACAGAATAATTAGTAAAAACTTTTGTAATTAAATTATCGGTTGTTTCAGAATAAGTATTAGAAATAATATTTAAATTGCTACTTAAAACCATGCTAACATCTGGGCTATTCACATTTTGAGGATTAACAGGGTCATATGCAGAAAAAGCTATATTAGGATTATATATAACGGTATTATTATACTGTGGAGAACGGATATAAAATGTCCCAGAAGAGGATTCAAAAAGTTCTACAAAAGTATTTTTTCTAATTTCTTCCAAAATTTCATATGGAGTTTTAAGTTCTGGACTAAATTTCGCAGTAAAAACAGCAGCCAAAAATATAAAATATGCCTTTAAATTTTGTATACTTGGGTCAATGACAACTGGGCGATTAGAAGTAGTCGTACCAACTTGTCCTGGAATATTAACTAAAGTACTTTGAAATACTGAGGGAACAATACCAGTACCTGTTGACATGACTTCTGCCTGAATTTGACCTGGGGCATCTCCTGCAAAGTCAACAATATCCAAGGGTTCCATATAATTGAATCCTTGTCTTTTCATAACACATGCCAATAAATAAGATGGAATATTAAATAAATTTGCTGGATAGGTATTTCCAACAATTAATGAAGATATATTAGCAAAACTGTTATTCAATACTGGAACGCCATCATTTATACTCGAAGTCTGAAAATCAATTCGAAAAACCAAATCAAATAAATCCTGAATAATAGCAGCTATTGATTTACCTGCATATACGGTTTGAAATCCAGAAAGTGTCTTCATGTCTAATAATTCGCCTAATTGATATAACGCTCCTGTTAGATAGGAGGGTTTCATCAATCGTTTATTACATCCAAGTAATCTAGACCAACCATTTCCAGATACAACTACTCTATCAACTTGGTCAATGGCACGAACAGGTATTTTTTTCATCACAAATCCATTAATTTCATTTGAAAAAAATGGTTGCCCATTCAACATGGGGGAAGTAAGAACTGTTTCATATCTAAGATGTGGATCTTCTGGACTAATACCATTCGCTGTATTACTAAAAGAACCTAGTAAAGAGGGAGGTGGAGTTTGAACAAAATAAGGAAGAGGATTATTTGGTAACTCAGTTCGTGTATTGTTTGGGAAAAAAAGTCCTGTTACATCTGTTATGGGAGTAGTATTTTTATAAATATAAACTGTAATAAAATCATACTCTTGAATTAAATCACTTAATTTTAAACCTGGAATTTGGTGTAAAACTCCGTTTAAATTAGGATTTTGTACTGTTAATTGTGGATAACCAAGACCCCTATTCTTTTTTGCAACTATAATATTTTCAATAGGATCATTTGCCTTAATACCTAAAACTTCTTCATCTAGGGCGGCATTAAAACTTACCCCTTTAGCAGTATCTGCATTAGCCTCATAAGTTGCTAACCTATCAAATGCATTGGTAGTGTCGGATGAAAATGCCAATCCTGTTGTATTACCATTGGGAGGAGCTGGAACTTTTAAACTGGAATCAATCAGACTGAAACTTGATGCTAGATCCTGTAACTCCAAAGACCAAGAATACGTTGTTTCATCAATATTCTGCTCAAATGAATAGGAAACAACAAAACGAGAAATATCATACTTAGTAAAAAATTTTGTATCATCTAAAGTAGTCTGCCATGCAGAAAATGATTCTAATTGGGGAGTATTTGGTGGTACAGTGGGCTTAATAACAGGAATAAAATCAGGCGTATATTTATATAAAAACGCCTTAATTACAATATATTCCAGATTTGTTTGATTATCATTAGACATAATTAGAATTTTTGTAACAAACTATTAATTTTTGCATTAGCTTGATTTAAAGGAATATTTAGGATATTTTGTAATCGACCTATTGCTCCCTGTACTAAGCCATTATTAGTAGTAGAAAGTGAAAAGTCCTCAATAGCAAATTGCTGTCCAGTTAAAAGTTGGAAATTTAAGGTATAAGTAAATTCATTCAAATGACCTGTTGATGCTTCTACATCAAGTAATGTAATAAAACCTTGATACAATTGTGTTTTGTAGAAAAGTGTACTCAGTTTATTATTTTTTTCATATTGCTGTTTCAAGAAAAGAAGTTCTTGATAAGCTGTTTGACCAGCTGATGCGCCTGTAAGGACAAGCATTTCAGGAGCATTATACCAAACCTGATACTGCACACCACTCTGAGTTGCCAGCGGAGCAAAACTCACATTCTTTGTAATCTTCATTTGGCGAGGATTTACATAGAATTTTAAATCATTTAATTGTAGGGGATATATATTTGCCATTTAATTTTTACCTTATTTTTTCTTAGAACGTGCGCCATTTTTAATTTCATCCATATGCATTGCAACATCTATAATTGTTCCTGTCACCCCACCTCCTGCAAAACCTCGTGCTGCAATTCCTAAACCACCATTATTCAGACCATATTTTGTAAAAGCGTTAGTAAGCTTGTTTATGGCTACTGTATTCCAGCCTGTGGCTTCAATTTGTTTATCCCTTCCAACTTTTGTCGCTTCCGAAGCTAACTTATCTGCCTTAGCTTTATCTTTTGCAGATTCTGGCATTGCTGCCCATCCTGTTAATGTCTCAAGTTGAGGAACCATACGAGCACCTAGGCCACCCATTCCAATATCTTTCATTAGACTCGATCTCATTGCATTTCTTCTAAAATTGGCATCAGGACCTTTATCAGTACCAGCTTGTGCCATAATCATTTTTACATAATTATTTATTAATGCAGGAGCATCACTAAGGGAGGCTCCCTTAGCAAAAGGATCTTCTTCGGGTGGGAGTTGCCCATTATGTGTTGCAGCAAACATTCCAGACAATTTTTCAAAACTTTGCCCACCTTCAGCACCACCAATTGTTTGAAGAGCTTGTTTTTGTTCTTCAACACCTGGAAAAAACTTTTTTAAACCAGTGGAAAGTCCTAAAAGTGTTCCAGCAGCTATATTCCCATCTAGTGTAAAACCACGAAAAGATTTTTGTAGATCAAGAAACATCTCTGCAGAATCTTTTTGATTAACTTCCAACCGTGACATTGCTATTCTACTTACACCAAAAACATTATTTAAACCCTCTAAATCTAACCCTAAAGAACGAGAACTCTTAGAAAACATTTCCATTTCTTCGTTAGCATCTGGCATAATGGTTCCAAATGCACTTAATGTATTTTGAAATTTTTGTATATTTTTAGGATCAAGAGATTCATTTAGTAATGCTGGGGATGCTGCCAATGAACCCAATGCTTTACGACCCGCTGCTACACCAAGTATCCCAGAATACGCCCCGCCAAATAAATCTTGTCGAGCATCTTCACTTGCTGATCCTTTAATCCCCAAACCAAATCCTGCGGCAGTTAAACCAGCAGAACTACGCCCCAACTCAGCCTGACGTTCACTTAAGGAAACAGCAGCCTTAGCTGCAAGTTCTAAAGCAGCTATAAAGAAACCAACTCCAGTAGCCGATTCTGTCACGAGAGTACCAATTCCAGCTAAAGCAACACCTACTTCAGGCAAGGCAGTACCAACTGCTCTAGTAATACCACCATGTAATCTTCCAGTTGTTGAAAGAGTAGCTTGTTGGCCCTCATGCTTTTTTAAGGCATCTTCTTCCTGTTTTCGATATTTCTCTCTTATTGAAGCAATATTTTTTAATCCATCTTCTGTTCTTCGAGCTTTATCCATCTCAGCATCTTGTTCTCGTCTAATGTCTTTAATTCGTTGATCGTGTTGTTTACTTAATATACCTGCATGTGATGAAGCATATTGGGTAGCCTTTTTCCAATAATCTTCTTCTCCAGCAGTAATGCTATTAATAAATTTTAAATGTTTATTAAAATTTTTCTCCATCAATGCATCTAATTGAGAAGCAAGATCTAATTGAGCTTTAGAAGATGATTCTGAAGATTGTAATGGTTGCCCGTTAGGACCTAATATATCTGCCAATGGAATGTACCTCAGTTGGAATTAACTACCTAGGTGAGAACTACTTGTTTTTAAGCTTTTTGAATAACATCTAATTCAGAATAGTGCTTAGGATCATCCATCATAGCCTGGAGTTCTTCAGGAGTGTATTTCCCCTTAAGATCATCAGCCATTTGTTCAAATAATACATCTGGAGTACTTATCGTTTTCTCAGTATCTTTCTCATCAAAAACTTTATGAGCTATGTCTGGATTAATAAAACGGCATAAGAGCTTAATTGTATCAAATTCATCTTGTTGATCTTTATAATGATTTATTAAAGTCCAGTAGAATTCAGAAGGAGAGAGTGCAGCTATTTCAGGAGAGAAAGGAGAAAGACTAAGAGCCTTGGAAACTAACCAAAGTTCTCTATTCGGAGGATCATTTACTTTTTTTTTAATTCTTCTAAGGCAACTTGCTGAGGCTGAGAAAGACTATCAAATTGAGTATAAATTTCATTAAACAATGGAGTTTGAAGAGAAGAATAAAATTCTTTTGATTGTTCCAAAGTAATAGGCTCATTATTGATATGAGATGTGGCATAAATTAAAAAACCTAGTTGCATAATAAGACCACGATAAGAAGCATCATTATTTAACGAACTTGGAATTTCAGCCAATGCCTTTTGTGTCTCCACTGTAGAAAGAGAATGCAATGTGACAGTCAAATCTTTTGTTACTTCTACCTGTTTCGTTACTTTACCAATACTACCAAATATTTTCAAGTCCATATCTTATCTCCTTTAGCGTTTCTTATTTCTTATTGGATTTACTTGTCAAATATAAAGCTGCACCAACCGTTGCTCCTACAACAAATCCCTGTTCGACACCTTTATAGTGAGCTTCCCGACGAATAGCATAATTAAGTCTTGCTTCTGCACCTTGTCGCTTTACTTCATCGTAGCATCTATCGGCAACTTCATCATTCTCTAGATATTGTTCTCGTGTATAACCTAATTCTGTGATAACTTTATTTAACTCTATAACAGGTGGTTTTTCGCCCCACCAAGAACAATAGATAATCCCAAGAACACAAAATACCATGAATCCCAGCAAAACCATCATCAGTGGATCAATCATATTTGTTGCCTCCCTTTCTTCTATACTTAAGTATATCATATAAAGGGAGTTTTGTCAACTACTATTTTAATGCTATTTTTAGGCTGGTTCTCCAACTACGGTAGAGCCTGTGTAACCAAAATCAACTGCTTCCATGACTCGAAGATCGCCGCCATTGATATTGTATGTTGCACCAACGCTATGAATCCAAACACCTGTAAAGATGGTTGATTTTGTAGGTACGCCTGATCCTGCTGGAGCAATTTCTTGCTTCAAAATACCAATAGGAGCATTGTTATTAACAATATCGTCACCAGAGATGCCAAGTGTTTCCAATACATCTGAAACATACAACATTACACGATCTGCATGAAGAGAATATTCATCAACGGTACGAGGCAAACGCTCAACTGGTTTACCTTGCTGATCACTATCCAGTTCAAATCGAAAATCTGTATTTCGACGTTGAGTTTGGGTAAATGACTGAACAGCACCAATCTTTGAACTCTTTGTAGCGAGAGCTAAAAGAGCTGTTGGGTTATTTAGAGTTGTTGAGTCTAGACTCTTTGGTAGTACGAAGAGTGATACACTAGTAGACAGCCTTGCAATTGTATTTCCTAATTCAGCCATTGTGATTCTCCTTAAATTTCTTAAATTTCTTCTAAACTAGTCTTACACTAAGTTCAATCCAAGTGTGATTAGAATTGTGTCAAGTTCCAATACTGGTTGAATACCTACTTGAAGCAGAATCTGAGTAGGCTGTAATGGATTTACTGTTGCTGTAGGCTGTATGAATGAATTGATAATATCAGAGTCTTCAATAGTCTGCAGAATTGCTCCTGTAACAGTTTCAACCTGTGAGGGAGTATTTGTAAGCAGCTTCTGTCCAATAAAAATTGGATCGAGAAGTCCACGAAGTGTCTGAGCTACATAGTCAGTAATTTCTGTGACCTGATAGAGCTGATTCAAGATTGTATCGAACTCTGAGGTTGTTCCAAAGATAACCTTTGGTGAACCACTGATATTGTCAACAATGAGTACTCCACCGTTTGACAGAATTACTTTCTCTGCTTGTGCTAATGTATTTGTAGTAGAGATACCAGAGACGATCTCACGAGTAAGTGGCTGTGCAACGTCAAATGATGGATTTGTTCGAAGAGCAGCAAGAGCTGCAGCCATCATTGTTCCATCAACGACTGATGGAAGAGTGTTTGTACCAACAAACATTGAGTAAGTTGTGTTGGTCTGGTTAACTATAACTACACGATTGCTAGAAGCGGCTGTTGCATATCCAAGCATTGTTGCATCACTAGGATTTGAAACAGCAGAGAAACCAATGAAAGTAGTTCTTTCTAATCGATTAATTGTGCTTGAAGCTGTTTCGACATGAGCTGTTAGATCTGGAATAAGCATTGCATTATCTGCAGCATCCAGAGAAACAACGATATTAATATTAGGAATGAAAAGCTTTTGGAGAGCTGCACGAACCTGAGAAGCGTTCGATCCATCAGCTGGATTCATTTGCATTAAACAAATAATGCTGGCCCCATTTAGCTGAGCAAGTTGTGCTGCAACTGGCAGAGTCCATGCACCATTCATATTAGCAGTTTGGCTATCACCACCACCAACAGTTCCCATTGCATTTGTAATCGTTCCAAAATTCTGTACAAAGAAGAATTGAGGTTGGAATGAATTCTGTCCATCACCCAATGCTTTTGCCCATTCATAGTTGGCGAAATATTTAACGCCGAGCAAAGGACGACGAGGAGTAGAAACTAATGATCCAGAAACAAAACCAAGGATCGTATTTGCAGTTCCATTCTCAATTGCGATTGAAGAATTATTTGTAGCAGTTGTAGCAATAGTGAGAGCACCAGAAGGTGATGTCCCAGGAACTACTGTTACCATATTTGTATCTAATGTCACTGCACCAGTAAGAGCAAGTAATCGTCCCTGAACAGTTGCACTTGTATTAGTTGTAACACTTGCTTGAGCAATAATTGTACCTTTGAATGCTGTTGTAGTACCAAGGGTAGCAGAACTTCCAACCTGCCAATAAACGTTACCAGCAGATGCACCATTGATAAGAAGGACGGAAGAAGCAGAAGCGGTTGTCAGTGTGGACCCAATTTGGAATACCCACTGTGCATTAGGATCTCCAGCAGCATCTAATGTCAATGCTCCTGTTAATTGAGCTGAAGATGTAAATTTATAAACTCCAGGCATAAGTGTTGGAACTGTACCACCTGTTCCTAATACTTGACCTGATAGGTTTGTCCCACCTGGAAGAGCTGCAAAAGCAGTGTAAGCGGTATTAGCATCAGCTAAAGCTGTTGCTGCTGCAGGATTGCCATTATTTGTAGTTCCTGTAACTGTAGGAGAACCAGTAATCGAACCAGCTGGACTCAATGCTACATCACCAGTAAGAGTTGTGCTTCCTGTATTTGTAATTGTAGAACTGGCGATAACGGCATATGTAGAAGCAGTACCAAGAGCAGGTACTGGAACTTCGGGAGACGATGCAATAGCAGCGATAGAATTAGCTGTAAAATATGCATTCAATGTAGCAACAACTTCATCAGCTGTAGTTTCTGTAGTAAAAGTAATAGTTTGAATTGGACCATTAGCAACAGACAGTTGAAAAGTCTTTCCGCTAAGACCTGCATAAGGATCAGATGTAGTACCTGTTAACGAAATAGCTCCATTAAGCCAACCAATCCCACCTGAAATTGGAGTAGCACTATAATCAACACCTGCAACATATGTAGCAAAGTTCTGATCAGTAATTGTTGTTCCATCAAGAACAGTGGCTGTATGTGCAAGAGCATCATTATTTGTTGCACCACGAATAACAGTTTCACCTGTGACTAAATTGGTTAAGCGACCAGTACCAATAAAGGCAGTAACTCTTATTCCTCCAGTGACGGAAGCTAAAAGTTGTTGCTGTACTTGATCATAAACTCCTGGTAGTACTGGTTGATTATTAATTGAAGGCATTGGTGAATCTCCTTAACAAAGATTTTAAATCGATTTAGATACAAAAAATTGAGAGTAAACAACATTATCCTGCGTCTTGAACGTAGTGCTCCTATATTAACACGGAAATATTATACTTTTTGAACTATTTTTATTGTTATCTACTACCTTAAGAAACAGTCAAAGAAAGGGGTAAAGTACCTGTGCCATTAGCATTGGTTGCGCCTAAAATAACATCATATGTGCCAGGGACAGTTGGTGTACCATCTATAAGGCCATTAGAGACATCTAGGGAGACTCCAGAAGGCAATCCAGTAGCTGAATAGGATGTAGGGCTATTTATAGCCGTTATTTGATAGCTAAAGGGGATTCCACCAACTGTAGACCAATTATAAAATAAAGGACTATTTATAACTGGAATAGGACCTGTAAGGGGAATTGTAATATTGAGGCTGGAAATATTTGTAATCTCCAGGTTATCAGACCATTCGCAATATACTCTTAAAATAAAGTGGCTCTCAATATAGATTCGTTGGTTCTGGGCGATCCTAGTCTCAGTAGGCATAGTACGATCAATCATCTCTATACCATTTACAGCCAACTGATGCCTAATTTCGGACATATTATTATAAATCAAATCAATAATCTTATCCCTAGCTAAGGTATCATCAATAACGTATACTTTGATATTAATGTTAACTACTAGGCTTGAAAAGATCTCATCTGTGATAACCACGTTTGAAGCATTCTTAGTTTCAAAGCTATCTTCAGGCCCAAGATAACGAGTCTCGCTGGCACTAGCCGTATCTACAATGATCATAGGCCAATCCTGATAATCTTGTGGAACAGCATCCCCAATAAAAATCTCAGAGTTATCATGATCCCAAAGACCACCCTCACGTAGAGCAGGAGATGAGAATTTTAAAACCTTTGAAGTGGTTCCTAAAAGAATAGAGTTTCCTGCGATCCCAGGAGTTGTAGCAGTAATTTTTAGGACATTTGGAATTGAGTTTGTTGTAGCTGCGACCAAAAGTGTAATATTATGAGCATTAATATATGCGACCAAATTTGCTAAAGTAATCTGCTGCGTTAATCCAATCACAACATCTACACCAAAGGTAATTACATTTACGCCTATGGTAATAGTATCATTGGTAAGAGGATTTCCATAAAATTGAAGAGTAGCTGCAGAAGCGGTTTCAATATAATTATATTCAAATGGAGGCACTACAGCTAAATTATTTTGAGGAGCAAAGATATCCCTTAGCTCAGTAATAACAGCATTTCTTACTCTTGTAAGAATTAAATATGGATTAGAGTTTGCCATGATTAGAGTCCACTAGCGAGTTTGTATACTATTGATCCACGTTCTACTTCAGCCATCTCGAAATCCTGATGTGTAACATAATGCTTCCATCGACGAGGAAAGACTTCAGTAATAAAAAATCTCTCATTGTTTCTTCGAACAATTAAATCTCCAGGAGTCAATAAAGGCTCATGGGCTGTCCAAGAATGAGGTTTATAAATTCGTTGCTGACCATAATCAGTAAGAGCTAAATCAGTTGGCCCACTTGAAAGCAAACTTACAACTATTTCAATAGGTTGAAAATATCCATAGTAAGGTCCACCAATATTATCACCAGTTAAATTAGCATCAGAAGCAATCCATCCTGTACCATAACAGATTTCATCTTCATGTTGAGCATTGGTATGACGAATAGGATCAAATTTTGGGCAACGTTGACCTTCATAGCGTCTTTTATAAAGTAGTACTCGTTCACCACTCATATTCAAGATCCATTTATCTTTCTCTCGAATAGAAAGGAAGTACCACTCAAGGCTATCAGGCCCGAACTGTGATTGATCTGGCAAAATTTGGAATGAATCACCCATTATCTTAACTCCATTTTGTTATCTTACTCTACGAGCTACAAGTCTGCCAGATATAGCTGGTGTTCCAGCACTATAGACAGATAAAATTTTTGCATAGTAGGTTGTTGTACTAGCTAATGAAACTCTATAATTTGGGATAGAACAACTTAATGCTAAAGGAGTTGTACTTGAAGAAGCAAATTGTTCAACTAATTTATTATTTCCTGTTGCTAAACCAGATGAACTATTACCTGAATTAGGACTAATCCCGATAACTACTGCTGACCAAGTACTAACATTTGCTTCTGAAACAGCCATAAATGTAACATCCCAATCTCCTGCTGTAAGAGATATACTAGTCATATCTGACCAAGTATTCGAAGCTGCAAATGAGAATGCTGAAGTTACAACAGATTCAATATATTCCCCAACATTTCCAGCTGCAGCATTATCGTTAGTTGCTGTACCAACAATTCCACCAGTAGCAGAAATTGATCCTGCTGTTACAATGTTACCTGTTACCCCATCAACGGTATAAAGATTGCCCATATTTTATCCTCTTATATAATCTCTTCTATAATTATCTGACCATAAACGTTGGGGAACACAACTTGACTAGCGTTGTCTCCACTTGCATATTGTGCTGAATAAATATGTGGTGAAGCATCACCAGGAGTAAAAATATATGTCATGAATATTGTGCCTTGAAGTGCGCCCTGTCCCACATCATTAGTATGTGACCAATTTGCAAGTATATTGCCACTAGTGTTTACTCCATCCATGGCGATAGTTCCTTGGATAGCATTCGCTGGATTAACAGTATAGCCATCAGCTGATACAGTTACTTTTACACGATGTGTTGGATCAGCCATTGTAAAAGACTGAACAATAGATGTATCACTAAATGTACTGCTTGTAGTGAAAGGACTTCCACCAAAAGAGGCTAACACTGTAGGAGTAAAACTTGGATTACTGATAGCTGCCCAACTTAAATTACCACTACCATCATTCTGGAGGAATGTATTTGCTGCACCCTGACTAACTGGAAATTTAAGCGTATAATCAGTAGCAATTCCTGTTGGAGCCTCAAGACTGACTGTAAAACCAGTATTTGAATCAAATGCTATTGTATTATTAAAGGTAACATCAATTCCTGCTTCTACCTGAAGAACACCTAATGTTTGAATTCTTGCTGGATTTGTATTAGTATTAAATACTATTAAAGGTGAACCATTCGTCTTTTCTATCGAAATAGCTGTTGAACTGTCAGCAAATGCCCTAATTACCATGTCACCAGTTGCTCCTGTGATAAGGTCTGAATTAAGAGCACCAGTAAGAGTTACATTACTTGCTGCTAATGTTGTACCATCCCATGTAAGATTGGGAGAAGCACCAAATACTCCAGAGTTATTAAACTGTAATTGTGTATTAGCACCAAAAGGTAAACCACCACCTATTTCTGCCCATGCTCCATTTTGGTATTCCCATAATTGAAATAAATCTGTAACGTATACAAGTAAGCCTTCAGCTGGAGATGTAATAGCATCTCTTTGAGCTGCTGTCATTCTTGGAGGTAAAAATCCACGACTTATTGAGGTGATATCAACTGAAGCACTTGCATCAGGTGTTAATGTTCCAACACCTATTTGTCCAAAACCTGGGTTAGATCCTGACATGAAGATATTACCACCACGTAGTCCATTATACCCATCAGTTAAAGTAATATTTCCACCTGTAGCACTACCAGCGACTGTACCGCCAGAAGTCATAAGGATATTTCCACCTATAGCTGCCTTAGTTAAAGAAAAACCAGAAGTAAGAATAATATCTCCACCCTTACTATGACCAGTAGCATTACCCTGGTGTGTTCCTCCAGTTAAGGTAACATTACCACCCTCAGAATTACTATTAACAACTTGTCCAGCAGTTAAAGTAATCCCACCACCAAGTGAATCTCCTATACTAGGATAAATATCTGGTTTTGTTAATGTAATAGTCCCTGAACCACTGGTAGTAGGATCACCATTTATAGTAAGTTGATCACTTGAATTATTCCAAATGAAATTATCCGTACCACCAAAAGCACCAGAGTTATTAAATTGAACATCTCCATTAGAACCTGCTGGAGTTGTAGGAATACTTATTGAAGCAATTGTAAGTGTATTTCCAGAAGGAGTAATAGTAATATTAGCTCCAGCAACTAGCGATACCCAACTTAAATTACCAGAGCCATCATTTGTTAATGCTCCAGGTCCTGGAGTTGCAGGAAAAGTTAAAGAATAAGGGGCAGTTAATGGAGGAGTGAGTATGCTTATAGCATTTGATGTAGTATTTATAACACCAATCTGATTTGCATTCTGCTCTGTAATCCAAATATTATTATCAGGGCCAAGACATATCCCAAATGGTTGACTACTTAATGTTGGAACAAAATACTGATTAATAGAGATACCAGAAGTATTAATTACAATAATTTTATTCGTAGGACCTTCTGTACCCCATAAATTACTATCAGGACCAGTACAAATACTATAAATAGGATTAGGAGAAGTATATTGGGTTATGATACCTGAAGTAGTACTTTTATTTATACGACTACCACCCGTATCAACCCACCATAAGTTATTATCAGATCCAACACAAATTGAATTTGGTCCAGGTCCACTATTTGAATAAAGAGGAATAGGATAAGATGTAAAACTTCCAGAAGGAGTAACAGTACCAAGAAAAGCTCCATTAGAACCAGCAAACCAAAGGTTTCCATCTGGGCCTAAACAAATACTCACAGGATTAACACCAAAAGGAATTGGATACTCAGTAACAACTCCAGCAGGAGTAACTTTGGCAATAATCTGTTGATTATACTCTGTAAACCACACATTTCCATCTGGACCTGCACAAATTCCTAGATAATACTGGAAACCTCCATCAGATGGGATGGGATAGGAGGTAACAACTCCAGCAGTGGTTATCTTACTAACGGAATTCGATGAACCTATAAACCATAAATTACCATCAGGTCCTGAACAAATTGCAAAAGGATATTGTGCATTACCAACAGTAGGATATTCTGCTGTAAAAACTCCTAAAGGAGTTACTACACCAATTTTACCTGTTGAAGGCGCACCCTGTTCTGTAAACCATAAATTACCATCAGGTCCTGAACAAATACCTGTAGGAGAAGATCCACCAGTAGGAACTATATATTGTGCAATAAAATTAGTTGTAAGAGCAAGAGTTGAAATAGACAATGGGGATGCACTACTAATTGTCCCAATTGATGTCAAAGTACCAGCAACGGATACATCTCCAGGAAATGCGAAATTATCAGCAGGATTAGTACTTAGCTTTGAAGGCGTAAGTGTACCATCCATTGCTTGTGTAGTTAAATTAATTTCTGTTGTGCCCATTGGGTTACTCCGATTTTTAAACATAACAGCAGAACCTCCCTATTAGGAGGTCCTACTGCACGTTTAGGTAAGATTTTTTGAAATTACTTAGACAGGCTTTTAATTAAAATTTCTAGACTTTCAAGAGCCCCTTCGAGTTTCGTCCCTCGAATTTTTAGCCCTTCAAATTCCTGCTGATGACGAAGCATTTCTTTCTTCACTTGTTCAAGCTGTGCAGTAAAGTTAGCTTTTTGTAAATTAGCGGCATCAACACCTGGATTTACAACTGGAATCTCTACAACTGTTGCATCAACGGCTTTCTGTTCATTGTCACTCATGGCTTTTCTCTCCTATTAATTAGTATCTTGAGATGATCTCTCATTTTTAAGTATACCACATGTCTTATTTCTCTGCAACTACTAAATATATTGTTATTTACTTCTGATAATTAACCAAGATAACGCTACCAATTGTAGGAGCAGCATTAAAGGTAATTATAGCCCCAGAGATTGTGTAGTCATTACCACCACCAACATTCTGAAGCAGACCATTTAAGAATACACACTCAGTCCCGACCCCTGGTGTAAAAGCTAATGTAAAGACAGCATTCACACCATCGATTGCTCCAGATGGAACTTCACGAGTAACAAAGTTAGCAGGTCCAAAAGAGGGAGCCCATGTTCCATTACCACTTGCATCAGAAGTAAGGACATCTCCAGCTGTAGGAGCTGTTGTGATTTGAATAGCAGTAAGAACTGCTTTGTTGGCTGTAACTAGACCATTAGAGGGGCCAGTTCCTGTTAGAGTAAGATTACCACCCTTACCAGGATGGAAAGCAGTTAAAGTAATATCTCCACCAATACACTCATTTGCGTTTGGATTGCCTGTTGTTAGTGTTATACTTCCACCATGAACGGAGGGAGATGTACCATTACCAAAAGGTTGATCCCCCGATGTAAGTAAGATGCTTCCACCTGTTACCTGACCACCAAATGCTCCATTTCCTGATGTAAGAGTAAGACTTCCACCATTGGCATTTCCACCAATTGTACCGTTTCCTGATGTTAATGTGATACTACCACCAGTAGCATTTGCAGGAGCACTACTTGATGTAAGTAAGATGCTTCCACCTGTTGAACTGTTGCCAGAATCAGCCCCAGCTGTTAAGGTAATACCACCACCAACGGTACTTCCACCACTTGAGCTATTTGAACCAGAGGTAAGTAAAAGACTTCCACCAGTATTTGTAAGATTGCTTCCACCACTTATATTACCAGTTGAGAGTGTAAGACTTCCACCCGTTAAATTCGTATTCTGATCTACTGTAGTTAATAATAGATTTGGTCCTGTCTGAACATCAGCCCCAAGAGTTAAATTACCATCAAGGGAAACTGAATCATTGGGGAAATGGGTCGTAAGTACTGTACCTGTTCTATCCCAGAAGTCTTCAGAGGATACAGCAGCATCTACATATGCTTTTGTAGCAGCGTCTTGTGGATTAACTGGATCTGTTACATTCTCGATTAATCCTGCAACTGTTAAATTTCCACTAGGATCAAATAACCAACTTTCACCATTAACCTGTAGTAAAAGTCCAGATGAATTGCCTTGAATTAAAGCATATGTAACAGATTGATTTGAATTATTAAAATAGAGATGTCCAGCGGTATCATTATTAATAGAGATATTAGCCTGTGCTGCTGCACCAAATACAGCAAGCTCTTCATTATTAATAAAAGTCAAATTTGGACTTGCACCGAAAGCTCCACCATTATTATATTGGATCTGAGTATTAGAACCAGCTGGGGTTGTTGGATGTGTATCTACATAGTTCTTAGTAGCTGCATCTTGAGGTGCTGTTGGATCAGCGACATTATGAATCTGATTATTATTAAAATTACCAGTACCATTAACATCTAATGTGGCTATTGGTGCAACTACCCCATTTCCATATCCAACACTTAAAGATACTGGAGAATTGAAGCTTCCATCTAAGTTAAAATTCCATGTTTGAATTGATCCACTTGTGTTAACAGAAATAGAACCTCCACCAATATTACCATTTGATTGGAGTTCAAAGCCACCTGCAGAAAGAAGTAAATTACCAAAAACAGTTGATCCATCTGAAGAACGTGATTCAATTGTTGTCTCAGCTGGAGAATCGTTGTAGAATGTTAGATCACCATGTCCAGACGTATTTGGTACATTATGAATAGCAACAGGACCACCAGTTGTAAAACTTCCATCAACATCAGAAAATAACCAATTATAAGAAGGTGTAGATAATTTAATTCCCTGACCAGCCTGTAACTGGATCAGATGAAGATTATCATTAACAAGTTGTTGAATTTCTCCATAGGTAGTAGATTCAGTAGAATCTGTCCAAGCAATTTCACCACCTGCATCTGCCTGAAAAATAAGGTCGGGTACAACAGCACTTGCTGGAGCAGTGACTAATTTTAAATAATCTGTATTGGTAGGACCAATAACCACTGTTGATGGAGTCGTTAAAACTCCAGTTGTATCAAAGAGCCAAGTCTGAGGAGTAACATTACTATTAGAAACGAGTCGTAAAGCATCTGTTCCATTAATAATTGAAAACCCAGGTATACTAGCTATCTCAAGTACAGTTGCTCCAGCTTCAAGATATATTGCATCAGAATTGAGAAGATGAATACCTTGTCCTGTAACCCATGTAAAATTAGGGTCAGCACCAAATACACCATTATTATTAAATTGAACATCTGTATTAGAACCAGCAACTGTATGAGAACCACCATCTACATAGTTCTTAGTGGCTGCATCTTGAGGATTAACAGGATCTACAACATTTACAATGTTATGTGTAGAAGCATCAACTACATTTGAAGGAGCACTTGGTAAAAGTAAAACATCACCAGTAGCTCTTAAAACTAATGCTGCACCACCTGCACCCACTGCTGCCTGAAGTGATAAATCATCACCTGGATTTGAATTTAATTGAGCGTTACCTGATCCGTTACCACCAAAAATCCAATAACCTATTGATTGCTCAGAAAGAACTGAACCTTTTGGCAGAGTTAAAACCCCACTGTTATCAAATGTCCATGTTTGTGGTGTTCCTGCGAAATTTGTAACTATCCAAAGAGGATTTCGTGAAAATAATCTAGACACATTATCAGGTTGTTCATAGCCAACATAAAGCTCATCCGTACCCGAAAAATCAAAACGTAATTGTGATTCAATGGATGATCCCTCAATAGCTACTACGCCAGCAGCTTGTGGTCTAAGAAGTAGATCACCTGTGGAATCAATCTCAGTTACATGAAGGATTGTATCAACGGTAACATCATTAGTAAAATGTCCAGTACCATTAACTTCCAACTCTGCATCTGGAGTAGTCGTCCCAATACCGACTTTATCTCCAATATTATGTGGATACAAATAGCCATTGATGAGATCTCGATCCCATGTATTTTCAACTGACACAGAAGCATCGACGTATGCTTTTGTTGCAGCATCTTGGGGAACAGTAGGATCAGTAAGATTAATAATCTTATTGTTATGAACATCAACCTGTCCATTCAGTGAAGAAGTTCCTGTAACAGTCAATGGACCAGCTGTTAATGTGAGCCCTGCAAATGTTGGACTATTAGTTGGACCAATTGGTTGAGGAGTTGTTAAAGTAACAGGACCAGTTATAGGTAAGCCAACAGTTCCATTAACAAGAACTTCATTGGCTGTACCAGTAAGAGAAGTAACTGCTGCACCTTCTAAAATTGGAAGGAAAGAACCAAATTGTGCAGCTCCAACAGTAAAACCAGTATTACTAGCAACAATCAGATGTGTCATGTCTACAACATCTGTAACAATGGATTTTATAGCACCTTGAATAAGATATGCACCTTGCACAAGACCAGTTGTATCAGAAACAGTAATAGTATGATCAAAGGTAGCATTAGAAGCCCATCCCGTCATAGGAGTTACAACTAAATGAGTGCTATCAGTGACAGATACAATTGTAGTAGAATTAAGACCCTGAGTGAGTACAACCCCAGGACCCATGCCCAATGTAGAAGAAACTACTAAATGAGTGCTATCAGTGACAGCATCAATATTAAAAGGAATAGATGCTACTGCTGGAGGAGCAGAAACAACTAATCCTGCAGTATTAGCAACAACTAAATGAGTAGAATCAGTTACTGATACAATAGACGTTACAGTAAGCCCCTGGGTAATCACATCTCCAGCACTCATGCCAGCTGTATTTGTAACAAATAAAGTTCCAGGAGCCCCTGGTGTAATGGAAATGATGCCAAAATCAACAGATGCAATACCTTGCCCGATAAATCCTGCAGTATTAGCAACAACTAAATGAGTACTATTAGGGATAGATGAAACAGTAGTAATAGGAGAAATAGGAAAAACATTTGGGCCTTGAAAAATTGCCTCACCTGCAAGAATTCCAGTTGTAGAAGAAACTACTAAATGGGTGCTATCAGTAACCGATAAAACATAAAAAGAAGCATTTGCAATTGCAGAAATTGTAATTAGAGTTTCTGCATCAACAAATAAATCATTAAGTGTAGTATTCCAAATCAAACGTCCTGCTTCACCAGGAAGAGGATTAAAAGCTAAATTTTCAATTCTAAAATTAGATACAGGGAAATTATTGAAATCTAGGGGAGAATTAATTATAAGACCAGAAGATGGAATAGCCCCAGATGCAAGTTTAGCAGCAGTAACCGATCCATCGGCTAAAAGTGCTGTACCGATAGAGCCTGGAAAGATTTGTTCATTACCGTTAATGTGTGCGAAATTTAATGGCATATATTATTATCCTTAGAATTTCAAATAATCGACACGAATATAATCTGTGGAAAGAGGAGCTGAAACGAGGGTAAATTGCTGAGGTATGTTTAATGTGTAATCCACTCCAGCCATCAACTTTACTCCATTTAAGAATACTGCAAGTGTACCAAGCTTAAAAGGGTTAGTAGTTACAAACAAAGTATTGATACCATTTAAAGCACCACTTGGAATCTCACCATTAACCAAATCATTTACTTCAACCTGAGTAGGGAATGGCTGCTCAACGAATTGAGAAAAGGACATATCCTGAACAGGAGCAGTAATATCTATGCTGCTCTCATTATTTCCATTATCAAGTGCTGTAACCTTATAATACCAAGTGATTCCAAAGGTGTATGGAACATTATCAACGAATGAGGTTACATTAGCTGGGGTAGATCCAATCAATTGGAAACTACTATTATCTGTAGGGGAGCTACTTCTATATACCTTATAAAGAACGATATTTGGTTCTACATTTGCAGCCCATTGAATAATAAATCCACGATTGGCAAGTAAGTTGGTTGCTCGAATACCCTGTACTTGAGCAGGACCTACAGGCGTAGTAGCTGATCCTAGAGTTGTAAAAGCAGTTTCAGCCAAAACACTGTTACGTGCTTTTACTTGAGCAAAATAAATTGTGTTTGGAAGAATATTCTGAAGGATATATGAGTTATCAGTGATCCAGGGAGAGGTAGTCACATTAAAGACAAAAGAAGGATCAGTAGAGTACTGAACCTGATACTCTGTCTCATCACTATTAAAATTTGGAAGCCAATTAGCAGTAGCTGTTGTTGAATAAATTGCACTAAAAGGTTGGAAGAGAGGAATAGCTGCAGCAGTTGTAAAGGTGGCAGGAGGACCATAGGCTGTCATACCCGTTCCAAAAGCATCAGTAGCAGCAGCTAGAGTAACACTGTATAATGTATTTGGAAGAAGAACTGTAGCCATCAAAGCAGTTACATTTAACCAAACAGGAATATCACTGAATGTGCCATCAGATTTAAGATACTTCAGTTGAGTTACTAAATTAATATTAAAGGTTAATTGAAAACAATAATATGTGGAAGGTGGATTACTGTCAATACCTTTTGTGATTACAGCACTATTAGCTGCAACACTAGAAATACTAGGTGTTGTGGGAATATTTAATGGCATGATTACTTTACCTCTTCAGAATCAATTTTCTCGACCTGCTCTGCCTTCACGGTAATCAAATCTACGTTAACAGCATCGATACCAAGCTCAGCCCATGCCTCATTAACGTATGGCTTATCTAAATCAGCAATCTCTAGGCTACCATCTTTATGGATTCCATTTACATAACCAATGCATCCAGCCTTGACTTGAACATTAATCTTCTCACTGAGCAATTTTTCGGAAATCTCATTTGGTTTACCAATAAACATATACCCGTCATCACTATAAATCTCGGCTTCCAGAGTAACGTCACTTACAAGTCGAATTTTATCTCCAACTTTAACAGCTTCTTTTTCTCTCTTAGAAATTTTTTCAATAGATAAAGAGGCAACCTTGTTTACAAAACCATCTGCAAATCCACGTTGAAAGCCTTCCGTAAGATCCTGGGTGATATCAGACAAAGAAAGTTCGTCTTGAGATTCAACTTTAATCTCAAAGGACACTTTGTAAACACCAACAAGCTTATCATCTTCGGGAGGAAGATAGTTATTATAAGTCATAGGACCCTCGTTTTATCTAGGAGTTTTGGATTTGATTTAGAACTACTGATTTTAGAAGCGAACTTTTAAAAACAGTCCAGCGTACTTATGGTTGTCATACGAAATTGCAACACTTGTATTACTATAAAAATTATACGATAGGTTTAAGTTACCACGTACATCTTTCAAATGTGCTGGATTATCATCAATACCAAGTCCTAAATCTAATTTATGGTAGTAAAATACATCACTACCAATATGCACACGAGGTGTGCCATCCAAAGATCCACCAATTCCCATATAAGGACGCAGCTCAGCCCCAAACTTATGATCAACAATAGTAAGCTTACCGTTATTACCTTCGGTAATAGATGTTGGGCGATCTGGCAAATAAGTGGTTGTAGTGTGATCTGTACCATCAGCATTCTTAGTCGTTATTGTAATTGTGTGCTTTGTGGGGTCTACTACGATCTTTTCCTTCTGATCAGGCGTTAAAACAGTGCTTGTAACCTGTTTATCTTGCTTTTTAGCCACTTTTCTACAGGCTTTGAACCCGAATAGCCCCAAGAGGATAATAACTCCTGCAATCGCATATAGCTTTAAATTTGATTTAATCTTATTTACTAGGCTTGTCAGTATTTCCATTGTCGTCTCCTTGTATATCGAGGTTGGTATCATTATTATCTACTGGAGCTGGTCCATTCATAACTTTTGCAATCTTGTGGGCTGTGAAATTGGTTAGTACAGCACTAAAAATCATTGCAACTGGCATTGAAACTTGTTTCGTACAATAAATAGAATAAGCACATCCTATTAACATTACGATACTCCAAGTACCCACAACAATTGGGGCAGGAGGAGCAAGAAACTCTAAATATTTAAAAAATTTTTGATACATAGCTTATCTCCTAATTATAGCACAATTCTTTACAATTCGCAACTACTAAATTTAGGGTGTATTCCAAGAGAATGCACTACCTAATGAAATCTTCAAAAACTGACCAATTTGCGATTGATAGCGAGGAGTACCCAATCCAACTGCTCCAACTTGAAATATCTGTGTTTTCTTATAGTACAAAATCATGTTACGGTAGAATTCTAACATGTTTGCATAAGACTGAGCAATCTTACCGACCTGATCTACATTCAAAGAAAGACCATTATCATTATATTGAAAGTCTTCCAAAGTAGCTCGTGCCTGAAGAAATAGTTCTGTCATCAAAGAAATACCAAAATATAGGATTTCAGCTAATGTAGGATTCCCAGCAACATCTGCAATTGTAAAATTTGTAAGAGGAGGGAAAAGATTAATATCAGCTAAAATCAAATTTGCATAGGCTAAAATTTTCTCATCTCGTGTATTACGGGAAAAGATCTCAGGCATAAGTCTACGAGCTTCAGCAATTACCTGTTGTTCTGCACTGGTAAAAGATCGCCCACTTAGACTTGCAGCTGCCTGTCCACTTATCGTAGTAATATTATTGGTTGTACCAAATGCTGTAGCATTGGTCCCAAGAGAATCATCTGCAGCACTAAGACGAATAGAGTAATTATTACCAGGAGTCAATCCTGTTACTTGAATCAGAGTTGTATTGATCCACATCTGAACAGGCTGGAGTGTTCCTTGTGCAGTAACAAACCCACCAGTTCCATTATAAATAACCTGAATAGCATAATAAGTACCAACAGGATTATTTGGAAGAATGTTAACAGTGAAGAAGCTAGTTCCTATATTTGTAATTACAGGAGGTTGAGGAATTACAAGACTCATAGATTATTTCCTTATGCTGAAACGTCTTCTCCGATTCCATTTGCAAAACTTGCAACTACTGTAGAAGAACCTAAAAAGTTAGTTGTCCAATCTGCTAATACTGTCTCAGAGGCAACTCCACCTGCTAATGAGGTAGGACCTTGTGTAGTTTGTGCATGACCAGAAGCTCCAGAAACAATTGCTGAAACCAACTGAGCAGCTGCTTGAGAATGATTAATCAAACCATTGTAGGCACTCCATGCAATTGCAGCTGTCAATACTTGCTGAGCTGTAGAATGACCACTAACAATATGAACAGTAATAGCATTCCCAACTACTGTTACAAATTCTTGACCAACAGCAATAGCATCATTTGTATATTGAATTGAAATACTATTACCAGTAGTTCCAAGCAGATTAGCTGTATAAGTAATATCCTGAATTACTGCATGTGCTTTAGCTCCAGAAGCTAAAGTTGCATAAGGACCACTAGCAGAAGGATCTCGATTAACATTTGTATAATAAAGTATGGTATTTGTCTCATCAATTACAAATGGTACGTACTGAAGATCATTCTTCAGATAATAAGTAGTACCTGCGAGTTTAACTTCAACTGCTTTCCATGTAGTCCAGTCTAGTTCAATGTTTTGATAGTATGCCATTTTAATTCTCCTTAAATCTATTTATCTTCGTTATCTATGTCTTTTTCAACCCATTCATTTGTAATTTTTGATTTACGGACTTCAATAAGTTCGTATTGTGTATCACATGATAAGCACATTCTTACTAAAAAATTTCGTTTACTTCGTTTTATAATCTTTTCTTTATATCTCTTCCTGGTACATTTTGGGCATGGCACTGTAGCACTCCTTAGTGAGAACTTATGATTGCTGCTGCAACACATGCTTCAATAGAGCATTGCCTAATAGCGGAAGATTTAATATTTGTCTCAAAATCTACTTTGTTATCTGCATCATCCATACTCTTAAACTTTATATGAGTGATAGTGATAAAATTTCGTTGCAAATCTACCAACACCAAAATATAACTTAACATATTTGGTATATAATAAACTGTTCCAGAAAGAAATGTTTTCATTTCTTTCCATTGTGAATACTCAATATCTAAGATATGTAAAGGTTCATTCATAAAATTATCCTATTAATTACCAGAGTCATCTGCAGGATCATATGGTACAGGAGGAGGAGGAGTAAAATTTGTCCCATCATATAACCATCTCATTCCTGGCTGAGGGTCTAAATTGTCAGTTCTAACAAGAGCATCAAATCCTGTAGATACCAAAGGAAGTACACTACCATCATCGACGACGATTGTATTTACAACTATTCCATTTTTTATTTGAGCATAAATCATATTATTCCACCCATTCAACTATTAATTGACCTGCAATACCAGCACCACCAGCTCCACCATTACCACCAGCTGAACCAGTAGTAGCTAACTTTCCACCGCCCCCACCACCGCCTCCACCACCACCACCAGTAGCAACACCACTACCATCTACTACACCAACAGCTCCAATAGTTCCATCAGATCCACCAGAACCAGAAGCTCCACCATTACCACCATTACCACCAGAAGAACTATTCCCACCACCGCCACCACTTGTAGTTGCTCCACCTGCTGCACCAACAGTTCCTAATGAGGATGGTGTTAATAAAAGAGGTTTAACGACACCTTGAGCTATAGCTCCAGTTAAACCAGCAGTATTTCTATCTCCACCTTGACCATTTGATCCCATAACAGAATCATATGTTCCTCTCCCATCAGTATTAACACCAAGACCACCACCAGCAAAAGTTCCAAAATTACCACCAAAATTGGCTGTGTTTAATCCACCAGATGTTCCCATAAATGTTGCAAGAGAATCAAATGTTGTATTTCCACCATCTCCACCAGCTCCACCTTGAGTACCAGAAGCACCAGCAGCAGCTGCAGTAGCACCAGCTCCTGCTGTTCCACCTGTTCCACCTGCACCAATAGTAACTGTATAAGAAGTACCAGGAACTACATCAACAGTAGGATAGCGATTTAATTGAGTTGGACCACCAGTACATCCCCCAGCTCCAGCACCAGCACCGTTTGTTGTAGAACCGCCACCACCGCCCCCACCACCGCCTCCACCACCAGTTCCACCTCTGCCCCAAAGTCGTACTTCACGTACACCAGCGGGACAAACCCACGTACCAGAAGCTGTAAAAGATTGTCTTACAATCCTATTCATTTTATTCAACCCATTCAATAATTATTTGTCCATTAGAACCAGTAGATCCATTACCACCTGTACCACCAGTAGAACCAGTAGTAGCTTTCAAACCGCCCCCACCTCCACCGCCTCCACCTGAACCACCATTACCAGCAGTAGAAGAAGCACCTGCAGAACCATTAGATCCACCAGAACCTGATGCACCACCAGCTCCACCATTAGTACCAGCTTGACCAGTAGAATCTCCTGGTACGACAGGAGAAGAAGCTCCCCCTCCACCACCACCACCAGCTCCACCTGCAGCTCCACCAGTTCCTAAAGCACCTTGAGCATAAAAAGGACCAACACCTGTAGCTAAATTTCCTGATCCACCTACTGCATTAACAAGACCACCAGCACCATTAGTACCAGCGAACATACCAAAAATTCCATTAGTGTTTCCACCAGCAGCACCAGTCGTAGCTAATCCACCAGCAGTTCCAGCTCTACCACCTTGAGATCCTATAAAGGTTGCAAGAGTACCAAATGTTGTATTTCCACCATCAGTTCCAGCTGTACCAGCTGTACCAGTAGCACCACCTGCAGCTGCAGATGCACCAGCTCCACCTGCACCACCAGCACCACCTGCACCAATAGTAACTGTATAAGAAGTACCAGGAACTACTGTTGCAACTTGAAATAAAGTAGGAAAGCTACCACCTGGAGATCCAGATCCACCACCACGAGCTGCAGCACCAGTTGAACCACCACCACCACCAGAACCACCTGCTCCACCACCAGTTCCACCACGACCACATAGTACGACTAGTGTAACTCCAGCAGGACAGACCCAAGTACCAGAAGCTGTAAAAGTTTGACGTACAATTCTATTCATTAGAGTAAGAACCAGTCCGTTCCATTAGATTGAAAAGTCCAAGCACCCCAAGCAGATTGAAATACCTTACTAGCTGCTAATCCTTCAATCTTCTCTGATCCAAAACGGGCTACTGTTAAATTATTTGTAGCTAAATTTCCAGCTTTATCTTTAATATAAATTGTAGCATAACCAGTTGGATTTGGTAATGTTAATGTAATAGCATTAGAAGTCGTATCAACTAATACTAAGAAATTCGATGCTGTGATAGTATATGTTGCAGCAGTGACAGTAACCTGATTTGCAGCTGGGATTGATCCCCCACCACCAGTACTTCCACCACCATTAGGTGAGTACATAACAGTCATTATAATACCGCCTCAATGAAATAAGCATCTGTAGTTGTAAATACAATAGTAGGAGCAACCAAATTTCCATTTGGTGAAATACTAATTGCACAATTGGCTGGAATTGTAATTGTAGATCCACCATTAATTGTCATAGTACCACCAGCAGTTGAATGTGCTGATATACCCGTTACACGCTGACTTGTAGTTACATTGACTGTTCCTGAAACCCCAGAATAGTAACTCCATGTACCAGTAAGGTTGCTAAGCAGAGTATTTGAAACTGGCTGAGTTGTTGCTGATCCATCAACTGATAATACACCAGTTGAAGAAACTTTTAATGTTCTTAGATTTGTACCATCAGATCCACCGACCTGAAGTGTACGAGCAGGAACAGCAGAACCTGATGCACCGCTAGAAGCAAGTACAACTGGAGCATAATTAGTTCCAGATATAGTTTGAACAGGACCAACAACATTTCCTGAACCATCTACGATCTGTGTTTTCTGTGTACCACCAGTAAGTGTAGCATCTAATGCTAAACCATTGGTAGTTCCAATATTAGAAGTAACTGTACCAGAAACAACCCAAGGACTTGTTCCCTGATTAGCTGTAATAGTACCACTAACTGGTTGAATAGTTGTTCCTGTTGGATCAACACGAATTGGATTAGCAGGTGTTCCTAAAAGATTTGTACCATCTGATAATTCAACAGGCCATGCATTAGCAATTGTATTAGGTGTACCTTGATCTACTGTACCAATTTCAATACTTTCATTTGTAAGAGAAACGGTCCAAGGACCAGATTGTGTAGAAGCAACTGTACCTGAAATTGGTTGAGTTACAGCACTACCGTCAACTTTAATACCATTGGCAGTAGTTGTTACTTTAGTATTTAAAGCTGAAAGAGTAGCTTCAGTAGCTGCCCCTGTAGGTAAAGGTAATGAAGCTGCTGAAACTGGTTGTGTGGCTTGAAAGAATGTACCTGTTACAGGAACAGTATTTGTAACATCTACATTCAACGATGTACCAGTAGAACCAATTGTGTTTCCAGCTCCATCATGAACATTGACATCAGGAGATGTAGTAACTGTACCAGATACAACCCAAGGGCTTGTACTTTGAGTAACAGCTACTATAGATAAAGGAGTTAAGGTTGAGAGCTGAGCAGCAGTTAAAACAACAGGTACTGAACCTGTGGCAAGGGCTTGTCCTAAAGGAGGAATATTGGATGTATTTGTTTCAATTGCGTTAAGAGCTACTTGCTGTGTTGTTTGGTTCGTAGCAGTAGCAGCTCCAGTTGGAAGTGGTAAAGATACAGCTGATATTGGCTGAGTAGCAGGGAAATTTGAAATAGAAACAGCACCAGAAACGACCCAAGGACTTGTTCCCTGATCTACTGTAATAGAGCTAGGAAATGTAGCCAAAACTGGAATAGGAGATTGATCAGAAGCAATTACAACAGGTAAAGAAGAAGCAGAAAGAGATTGTCCTAGTAACTCATTACCTAAAGCATCTCGAAGATTGGTATGTAAACCTCTATACTGAGTAAGGCGCATTACACCTGTTTGCCCAGCAGTAAGAGTAGGAGCTGTATCTTGATAAACACCACCAATTGGTTGCTCTAATGAAGTTCCATAAATAAAATTAGTTTTATCATCTGTACCAATTTCACCAATTGTAATTGATCCACTAAATGTAGCAGTAACAGCAACTGATCCCGCCCCATCTACTTGTATTGGAATATATTCATTACTAGGAGTAACACCATACATAGGATAAAATGGCAATCCTAAAGAAGCTTCAGATGGTGTTATAGGAACTCCAAATTGAGGGATTTTTGACATAGTGATGCTCCTAAATATTACTTTAAATCTTTATTTGGGTAAGACGTAAATTAATGTTATTTTTGAATTGAACTGATGTGGTTTTACCTGCAATATCTTTCAATAGCTCTATATTGGTAGATTCTTTAATCCAGCGTAGTTTCAAAGTATGTGGCAATCTGTTAAAATCTTCATATGACTTGACTAATGTTAAATCATTGATTGTTTCAACTACTGGTACTGAAACTGGATTCTTATCTATCTCTTGTACTTCAGGTAAATTTGTTGGGAGAGGGGAAACTTCTTTTGGTTCTACAACTTTTTCAAGTGGCTTCAATGGAAGCAACATGTTTGGAGATGAAATCATCTGTTCTGTAATAAAATGAGAAAGGGGTGTAGGAGCTTCAACAGCTTTAGCGGGATCTTCTATAAACTCTTCGATCCACCCACTATCAGTATATCCTTTAAGACTTCCAACCTTTAAACTCTTTCGAACATCTTCTGGATCTAATACATCTAATGGTATTTCTGCACCTTCAGCTACTCGTAAAGAAGGAGCATACCCATTATTATATTTTATTGATAAATCTGGGAAATTCAACTCAGTACGGCATTCTTTTGAGTTTCTAATTTTAACACGTAATCGCATATCTTTCCTTTTCTAACGCTTTAAACTTCTCTTTTAAATAAATGATACTAAAACTGTTCCTCCAATACCTGGATCAGCGACCCAAGTACAATTGAGAGAACCATCAATTGTCTGGTTAAACCCAAGCAATGAAAGTGTTCCAGCAGCTCCTGGCTTATTCTGAGAAACAGAAATAATTTGGCTTGTAAGTAAAAGACCAGTAACTACAAGTGGTTGAGTACCAGACATACTGATTGTTGGAGCTGAAACAACAGATTTGATATTAGAATTTGTATCTACATAGTTCTTAGTGGCTGCATCTTGTGGTAAGAGTGGATCTGCAAGATTACGAATCAATTTTCCACTGAGAAATAAACCTGTTGTTGGTGAAACTATAACATCTCCAACAGTTGATGTAATATTAACATCACTAGTTTGTGATATTAAATTCAAAGGACCAGCATTAGCAGAAATTATAAAAGTACCAGTATTTGAATTTATTGATCCAGGAACTGTTAAACTTCCATCAGTATTAAATGCCCACGTTTGAGGACCAGCTTGAAGGGCCAATTGTGCAATTGAAGAGATAGCGATATCAGTTGTATCAGCAGAAGCTCGAATTTGAAGATTGGCATTCCCAGGTGTACCTTCTAACTCAATTCGTGAATATGTAGAGCTGAGAGAAGCTAAAGTCAAACCTGCACCTAACCCACTAACAGAATCAGCTATCAAAAGTTGGAAAAGATCGGCATCAGAATTATCAAAAGTAAGTTTTGCACTTCCACCAAATGAACCAGCATCATTGAATTGGATTGAGTTAATAGGAGCTGAAGGTGATCCACCTCCACCTCCAGAAGAAGCGATTGTAATTGTATTGCCAAAAGGAGTAACTGTAACATTAGCTCCAGGTAAGATAGTTAGAGGACCTGAAAGACCATTTAAAGTAGAAACTCCACCACTTCCACCACCAACAGGATTAAATGAAGCAGTATCGACGGTAGCAATAACCTGTAATTCTTGAGCTACTACATAAGCAGTTAATACAGGTTGAATGGTTTGAAGTTGTTCTCCACCGAGCACAGTAAATAAATCTACAGTTTGGTTATAATTAATCACTACTGGAGCTGTTGTATTATCATACCCTGGAGCTGATAGAGTAATACTTGAATGGGCAGAATGTATATTTTTCACTGTACGAATAATTATAGCCATTTAATCTCCTAAAAACAAATCAAGCAAAATCCACATTTAGAGGGACCTTGCGATCCCTCCAATGTAGATTCTTAAATATTAATTATTAGATTAATATTGTCAAGATCATTGTACCAACACCAAAATCATTGGCAGCTTGCAATGGAATACGAAATTCCCCAACACTATTAGGGAAAATTGTACCAGAGATTAAGCCAGTACTATGATTAATAACCAGATCCCATGGCAAATACGTTGCATAGAATGCTGTTGGTGAGTTAATAGCAGTAATTTGATAACTAAATGCATTTCCAGAAGTAGCTGGAACAGTGACTGTTCCTGCACTTGGGAATGTTACTGTTGTTCCAGAAGGACCATATGTTAATGCTCGACCATTAAGCACACTTGCAGCTCCAAATGTAATAGAAGTACCAGCTAAGATTGTTCCGCTGACAGTGCTATTGGCCCCAAATGTGAATGTTGTGCCAGTAACAAAGTAAACGTTATCAGCTGTTGCTCCATTTTGCAATACGACAGAAGCATTTGCTGGAAGTGTAAGACCTGTTCCGAATAGGAATACATAGGTTCCTGCACCATTTAATGTCAATGGACCAGCTGACCATGTTCCTGTTGAGGAAGCAGAATAAACTCCAGGTACTGCTACATAACCACCAAGATCTGTAGAACTGATATCAGTCCCAGGACCCATAGCGATCAATACTGCTGCTGCTGCTGTTGCATCAGCGTGAGCTTGTGCTGCAGCTGCATCAGCCTGATGAAGTGTTCCTGTATATGTGCCTGGAGGGAAACCAGTGATTGAAGATCCTGGGGAAATACCCAAGTCTCCATTAAGTACTGTAGCTCCTGTATTGGTAACTGCTGTGTCACCCAAAACAGCAAATGTAGATGCTGATAGAAGTGTAGTATTGCCAGAACGAACATAAATTTCTGAATCACTTGTAATAACTGGAGATTTGTAATCTGATACAACCTGCTCAATTATGTTGTTGCCTTTTATAATCCAATTTTCTGTCATTGTGAGTCTCCTTATTTACTTCATATTTTTACATATTCTTATCTAATGCAACTAAGTTTATATTTCTCTTCTAGGCAATTAGGTGAGTATACGAAATTGATATAATGCCCATAAAAACTACATACAGAGGGGCCTTTCGACCCCTCCTAATGTAATCTTTTTAATTTAGCTTAATGTAACTGCTTTCCAAGATGTCCCATCATAAGCATTAATAGTATGTGTAGTAAGATTCCATACCATCATTCCTTCAGTTGGATTTTGAACAGCACTTATTTGTGTTGCTGTTAATCTAGGAGGTACGAGAGTAACTAAAGGACTAAACGTAATTGCTGTAGTTCCAATAGTTCCCACTGAAGAAGAATGGTTTAAGAACTCTGAATTTGCTTCAGCAACGCCTTCTAAACTAGTAACTAAAGAAGAAGGAACATCATTCCACGTATTAAAGTCTGTTGCTCTATTTAATATGTAAGCTGATCCAACAGCACCTAATTGTGAGGGAGCATCACCAATCCAATTTACATTTGTAAAAAAGAGAGTGTTACCACCAATTGAATCTGCTGCTGTAGTTCCTACCCCTTCTGCAAAAGCCCAGGAAGCAATCAATCCCGTAGAAACTGATCCTCCAGTTGCTAATATAGCAACATCTGATGGTGCTAATGTAGTATTCCATATTTGAATATGAGTAATATTACCTACCAAACTTCCAGCATAAGTATCCCAATTTCCCATACCGAGAAGATCAGGAGAAGAATAATTAGTTCCTGGGATAGGTGAATTTGATGTTTGTGGAACAAGCACACCATCAATGTACACTACACTACCATTCACAGAATCATATGTCATTGCAAAGTTATGCCAAGCTCCGTCATTAAAAGGAGCAACAGTTGCAGTTACATACTGGAACTGATCATTTGGTTGCCATAATGTGAAAGCAAATTGACCACCAGTTAGAATATCAGCACTCCAACCACCATTTGCAGTAGCATCACTTGTTTTACCTATAAGTCTACATGCAGCAGAAGAAGAAGTTTTTACCCACATACTTGCTGAAAGATTGGGCAACGCATCTGCAAAAGTAGGATCAGAAACTAAACTATAATCAGAATTCGTTGGAAAACTGACGGAAGAGGCTGCTCCACTTTGACCAATATTTGTAACAGTATAAATACCATTATGAGATGGTACTGTTTCACCAGCCACTAGAATACGATCTCCTATATTTGCTAATGTACCGTCCACAATTAATTGAGAATTTGAACTTCCTGTAAGTGTTGCTCCAATCCCAGAAACTCCATTATTATAAGTTGCAACTGGAGAGAGGGGTGTAATAGAAGCTAAACGTACTGGTGCTTTAATGAAAGGCGAACTATTTGATGATTCAGAACTTCCTCCTGTCTCAACATTATAAGTAAGAGCTGGTGCTGAAGATACAATGCTAATACTGTTAGTTCCAACTAGTCGTGCAAGATACGATTGAACACTATTCAACTGATCTCCACTTAAAACTGCTCCTAGATCAAAACCTGTAATATTTGCTGGAATAACAACAGCACTATTAGTTTTATCACCAGTAACAGCTATAACAAGATCAGTAGATAAATTACTTGATACTACCTTAATCAAACTTCCATATACTTCAAATACTTTAACATTAGAACTTCCACCACCTGGAGCAGGATTAGTAACATGAACATTTTTTGTTCCAAGTCGTTGTTCAATAATAGTAGAAGGCACAACTGCTGTTAATGTAGTGCTATTAAGGAATGTTGTAGCTAATGTCGATACACCAAAATGAACCTTGGAAGTTGGTATAAAGTTTGTTCCAGTAACAGTTAATGTAAAAGCTGTTCCTGATAGAATTTGTGTAGGACTTATTGCTGCTAATGTGGGTTTTGGATTACTAGGCATGATTTGAATCTCCTTAAGATTATTAGATTTTTAAAAATTCGAATCGAATTCAAATTCTTGATTTTTCTAATCGAGGCGTGAGTGTAAATACACTTCTTTTCAAAATTGGAGCTAGTTAACTATTTTATCCCCATATACACTAGCACTCAAGGGTAGGCAAGTAGCGATCTTGCAATAATTATTGGTGGACTATGCACTTCGGGGAAGCAATTCCCCAGATTATCTTTAAGCCCCTGCAAAAGAGCCTCCTAGTCACCAGTCGCATAGACAATAGGTTCACCAAATGGTTGCGGAGGTTGGAATTGCACCAACGATCTTCGGCTTATGAGGCCGACATGCTACTACTGCACCACCCCGCGAAATTGACTCAGGTTGGATATAAGATCTTCTTATAGGACCAATTGCTGAGTATACTTAAATTACACTAGGCCAAAATGAGCATTGTTAAGAGGCTTGCCTAGTCATCAAATTGTGCCTGACTAAGGTTTGCTACAATGAGCGCATACCCTAATCAGGGCTTATACGTCAATTATACTTCTACGTCAGGCTATGTTCCTTGTCGGGTTTTGCCCTGCACAGCCATAATGCTGGAGTTGCTCCTACTAATGGGAACGAGCCCACTTCAGAAACCCCGCGCCCTGCTACGAATAACAGGGGGAATAAATTTGTTTGGCTGTCTCGACTGGACTCGAACCAGTAACAACTCGGTTAACAGCCGAGTACTCTACCATTGAGCTACAAGACAACGAAACAAACTGAATTTGTTCAGTGGACCTGACAGGAATTGAACCTGCAGCCTTGTCCTTGCAAAGGACCTGCTCCCCCAGATTGAGCTACAGGCCCACAAAACAAACTCGTTCTTTATTATAACATATCTTTATCAACTTTGCAACTTGTATTGATAAACTAAGAGGGGCCTTGCGACCCCTCCTATTTATCAACAGATTATGGAAGTGTGATTTTGACGATACCTTTAGCGTATCGGATCAAGAATCCTAGATCTTCCCAGATAGCGAATACATCTGCCATCTTGTTTACATCTTTCATTGTCTCAACTGACAGGTCTGTACGAATTGCCAACACGCCGAGGTAATCGGCTGGAGCCAAGACGAAACAGGCTGAGGAAGGAACAACGACAGACTCTAGAACGTCAACGCCCATGATTCCACCTACACGACCAGCCTTTAGAGCTGTGTCCTGGAAGTTAGGAGCGAAGATTCCAAGTCCACCATTACCTGCAGGAGCATTGTTAAACAAAAGCAAGTCTCTGCGTGTGATTGGATTGATGTATAGCTTGCTGGCAACCAAAAGCTTGGAGCTTAGGGTTACGATTGCGGTAGCCAAGGTGTACATTGACAATCCAGGTGCTCCGTTTGGAATCACCGATGGGTTGTTTGTTGCAGCAGTCGTACCAGCAAGAGATGCTGCGGGTGTCTGATTTGTCAAACCGCTTGCGAAGTTGATCAAATTAAAACCACGAGTATCTTCCTGAAGCATGATTGATGCTTTTGCGCGTTCCTGTGTTCTGTTTAGAACGTCATATTTACGGAAGTTCGATTCATTCCAACGAATCATAGGACGTGTAGAAATAGGTGACGTTTCTACGCGAATACGATCTGCGAGAACTTCGAGCTGTGCTGGAAGACCTTCAACCGAGATGCTGGCTGCTGGTACATCTACATCAGCGTCGAATACGGCTTCCTCTCCGAGAGCTAGTTTATAGGTCTGGAAGAGTTGGCGAATACGACCTTCGTACAGAAGTTCGCGCTTTAGGGGCGAGAGCATCTGTTGTGCAATTTTCTGAAGTCCACCTGGGGAATTCATCAAACGGGTGAGCTTTTCCTCAACCTGTGCGCTTGAGAGAACTTCCATGGAAGCTTCAACATTTAGCTTGTCATTCATAAATTTCTCCTTTAAAATACATGTCAGTCTCACGACCAATCATGTTTACAACTAGATCTAGTATCTAATTACTTAGATAGTAGCTTTGATTTCGAGCTGTGTTGGGTCAGTTGCAACGTCGAAACTGACAACATACCCAACTAGAACTGTGCTTGTAGCTGCAGAGTCAATAAGACCATCTGTAACTGCGGAAGCATAGACTGGCTGGTTAACTGCGTATGTTACTCCACCACGAGCATAAGGATAACCACGACCATCATCATAAAGGACGAAATCTCCACCGTTGTTGTAAACGGATTCGAGTCCACCACGATTGAAGTTGGTATAGTCAAAACCTTGTCCTGCCTGTTCTCCATTAGCTGCCTGGAGGGGGAAAAACACATTGGATTCAATTGCTAATCCAAATGGCTGTCCAGTTGTCTGGGTGTGAACCCAAGGCAAAACCTGACCAGCTGCATTTAGTTGAAGCAAATTTCCACCAACGATATTTCCAGAGGCGATTGCATAACCGACTGAACGGTTTACTTCTTTAACTTGTCGAATTGCCATTTTGGAACTCCTTAGTTTATTTTTTGTTTCTTGGCATCGAGTCGTTTCTAATCTAGTTGTGGATCTTATTTAAAGGTCCCACAAACATGTTGTGAGAAATCGGTAGTCTTTTAAGCTTTTATACTAATCTTACTTTAAAACATTACAATGTTATACTTTCTCACAATTATAACAAGGTTTGTACCCAGGTACGTCTTTACAAATTTACTGAGGACGATTCTTTGTCCCGAATGTGTCAAAGATTTTCTTCAGTTGTGCGTCTTCTGAAAGCTCTTCACCAAATGAAGGAGAGACATAAATACGACTTGCTCTCTTTGTGTTTACATTTGAAGGAGTTTTAAGATCAGCAATTACTTTCTCTGTGGCGAGAAGTGCATTATCATCCATAGCTAACAATTCTTTCTGTTTTGCTTTGATAGCATGTTCAAAAGCTTTCTTCTGAGCATCTAATAGATAAGTACCAATCTTCATTTCGCTTTCATATACTTCTTTGTCCATCTGAAGTGCATCTTTCTCAACCATTGAAGCAATAACTTTTTTGCAACGTTCTGTACGAGCTTGAAGAACTGAAGCAAATTTCTTAGATTGTTCTGCAGCCTTAATCTCAGCTTCTTTTGCAGTGATTGCTGCTTCTTTCTCTGCAAGAGCTGCTTCTTTAACCTTAAGAGCTGATTCTTTCATGCCTAGTTCGTCTTCATGAGCCTCTTCAGCTGCTGGATGCTCTTCAACTTTAGGCTCTTCCATAGGCTTTTCTACTGGTGGCATTGCACCAGGAGCTTCTGGTTGTGCTGCTTCTGGAGGAAGACCAAGAACTGCTTTCATAAGAGGTAGAACTACAGAAAGGTCTTTACCAAATCCATCTGGGAGACGTTTTACTTCCTGTCCATCTTTCATAACAATAATTTCTTTAGTTTCTTTGTCCTTATTGGCTGTATAACCTTCACCGATTTCAACATTCTCAGCAGTATCAAAAGCAGACATTTCTGCGGCTGGTTCATCAATTTTAGGTCCACCCATTGGAAGGTCCATAGGTTTCTCTTCGGCTAAAGGATCTTCAACGATTGGATCTTTGCCCATAGGATCTTTCTCTTCAGGCATTGGCATATCTGTAGCAGCAGCCTTTTTAACGGACTCTTCGGGCTTGCTTGTTAAATCAGAAGGAGCTGGTTCTTTAGGATCTTTTACTGATTCATCAGGATTTTTATCCTTACCTACTTCAGTTGGTTTATCTTGAACAGCTTCTTCAGGAGCTTTTGTCATATCAGGAGTTTTTCCTGGCTTATCATCCTGAGCACTTGTCTCAGGAGCAGCTGAGGGAGCAGAACCTTTTGGCTGACCATCACCTTTTACAGATTCAACGGCCTTATCACCCATTTCTTTCGTACCATCAGGTAAGGTAGAGCCATCAACTGACTCTATTGGTTTGCCTTCAAAACTTGTTTTTCCTTCTGGTACAGTAGTTCCTTCAGCTTTCTTTTGCATAGTAGTCTCCTGGGCTGTAAATTCGCTGTGTGCTTTCGCAACGGCTTCAGCATTTTTCATTCCACTTTCAATATACTTTTTTGCAGCTGTCTTAATAAATGTTTGTGCTTTGGGAGTAAGAGAGGCCCAACTAATAGAAGACTTTTTATCTGACTTCTCTCCTTTATCCTCAGCTTCCATTGCTTCAGTACCTGCAGCAACGTAATCTGTCTTTACTTCTTTCTCAGACTTCTCCATCTTTTTTTCTTCTGGATTCTTAGGAGTTGTCTTTACTTCTTTGCCTTCGGCCTCTGCCTTTGGTTCACTATAATCAGTTTTTACTTCTTTTGCCTTTGGTGCAGGTTGGCCTTTCTGCCCTTTTTCCTGCCCAGGCATTTCAACTTTAGAGTCCTTTACATCTTTATGTGCTGGAGCTGCAGGACCTTTTGAACTTGTTCCTGGTTTAGGTTTTTCAAATTTAGGATTGGTTGGATAGCTATGCTCTTTATTAGAAGAACCAGTTGAGGGTTTTGCATAAGAACCATCAGGACCTAATTCTGGGCCTTTAGCTGTCTTCGTTAATTTATCAGAAACATCCCAAGCATCGGCAAGTTTCTCAATACCATCTTTGGTATAACGAGATACAATCTCTTTAGCATAATCAGTACTGGTTGCCCATTTCTGATCATCAAAGGAAAGAAGTTCGAACTGTGCTCCCCAAATTTCTTTAAGGGAAGCTTCCAATGCACACTTATCACCTTCATATACAGACCATGTTGAATCTAAAACGTTATTTTTATCTTCCTGGAACTTAGCTGAAATAGCTGGTTTATCACCTGCGAGAGCATCTTTCACTTTAGCAACGATCTTTGACAAGAATGATTCCTCTTTAGCAACGGAGTCAGCTACAACTTGTTTCTCTTCAGCAACTTTCTTGGTCTTACCAATAACGTAAGATTCAAGTTGTTCCATTTCATAAGCCGAAATTTTATTTAAAATCTTTTTTGTTTCCTCATTGGGAACAACGCTCTTGTCAGCCATGGACGACTCCTTTTCAACTGGTGGGCAAATGCCACAAAAATCAGCTTTTAATTGGATCTTAGTACTTTCATCAAGTTTGTCAAATAATTTATCCATCTGTGCAGCCAAGTCTAACTGCTCTTTCTTTGTCAAAGAAGCTTTCTTCGATATCTGATTCTTCATGTTAGACAAAACAGTTTTAATAACAGCTGTTGGATCTGCTGGAACTCCTACAATTGAATCTTCATTAAATACAATACCTTTATTAATAGAAAAGCAAGGAACCATATCACCTTTCTTAATATTGTATTCTGGAGCATCAACTTCAGCGGGAAACTGCTTACCAAGATTCATACCCATATGATCACACTTCTCATCAGCATCTGAATGAAGCACATGACCACAAATAGAACAAATAGATTCATCAACTGAACAACCCATACTTGTGCTATTCAATTCACCAGTCTCAATCTTACGGCAAATCTCAGGATGGAGGGTACGATCAATCTTACCAACCAACTCAATGTAAAACTCACCAGTCTCAGGATCGTCAATAGGCAAAGCATCAATGATCTTACCAATGGAATATAGAGAACTTTCAGAGTTATGATCTAAGAAAATATTACGACCAATGAAACTTTCGTAAGAAGATTCTAATTCTTTACGAGGAAAATAATCTTTATTGCCATTAAAATTCCAACCACGACTTCCATCTTTAGTTAATGGACCTTGATCACCAGCAGAAATAGCACGAGCGCGATAGTATAGAAAATCGGAATTCTTTGCTTCGATAACTTTTGTAGCTGGAGTAGCTACGGGTTTCTCAATAAGCAAATCTTCAGCAACAGCTGCTGTCTTTAAAATTCGTAGATGAGATCCCAATTTGACCAAACTCATAATAAATTATCCTTTAAATAACCCTGTAATCCAATTAGGTACTTTCTTACTATTTTCAACATTAAAATTGCGTCTTTCATCCCAATCTTCATCAGTTAGTTCTTTCTTAGCTGGGATAGACTCTTGAACTTCTTCCTGCTCTAATTCTTTAAGCCACTGCTCATACTCTTCAGGGCTAAGATCATGATGCTCAAATGGATCTTTAATCTCTTTATGGACCTCTGGGGTTACATAGCGCACTTTTGTTTCAGGCTTTTCAGGTGTTCGCTCAACTTTAGGTTCAGGAGGAGCTATTGTTCGAACCATAGGTTGCTGTTGCTGTACTGGTTTTGCTGGAGTAGGAGCTGGACGACTAGTTCCAATTGCCTCATCTGTCTCACCATATGAATCAACTTCTACTGGTGGAAGACCCTGACCACTAACAGTTAAAGTACAGGAAGCATCTCCTGGATGTGAACGTGAAAATAAAGGTGCATCATACTCAGTTGTAGCTAAAAAATCTTGTAGGTCCCAAACCTGTTTATTTAAATCTCTACATTCACCATGATGAGAACCATTTGAATTCCATGTGACCTGAGTGTAACCATCTTGAAGCAAATTTTGTAATACTGGACCAGTCATATCCTGACGATGATTACCTGCAGCCTCTTTAGTCAGTCGGCAGATCCTCATTGCTTTTGTTGCGAGACTCGATAGCCAATTTTGATCTGTCATATTTCATTTCCAAAAATTCTAGGTTATCTCCAGGAATCCATCCAGTATTGCAGTCACAGAATAAAGAATATGAATCGTAATCATCACCCATATTCTGAAAACATTTTTTCATGCCATGATGATCATGTATTTCCCAACAATGCCCACAGGTGCGACACTCATTTTCGTTTGGCATATTTATACTCAAGAAACTCTAAATTGTCTTCTGGTAAAAATTCGATGCAACGGCAACTTCCATTGACGACATATTGACACTTACTTGGTTTATGATCAATACTTGTATGAGATATATAGGAGTGATGACAAGCTCTACACTTCTCAAAATTATATGGATTCTTAATTCTTCTGAGAGGCATTACTTGCTCTCATCAACACCATGTTTCTCTAGGATTGCTTTAGCAAATTTGATTTTCTCATAACAATCATCTTTGATTGTACGAGACAATTGAGTTAAGTTTCTTTCTGAAATATCAGAAATTCTAATGAGATCTAGCACTCGTCCCATATACTTAACCATAACAGCTTCAAACATCACAGGAATATTGAGATCCCCATCTTCTGTAATGTAATTTAGTTCTTTCTTTTCGCCTCTTTCATTGCTATCATGATGCATAAATGCTCCTCTTTACTGGCCTTTTTAATTAGAAAAATCGTTTAGAACGTAGTGCTCCTATATTAACACGGAAATATTATACTTTTCTGCTTCTTTTGATTGTTATTTACTAATAGAAAAGCCAATAGCCTGGAGACGGTCCATAAGGATAGCCATATCGTCAGAACTATAGTTAACTACCCCAATACTCTTTACAGCAGAATGAAGCTGATCTACTGTAAGCTTTTTCTCAGGGATTTGCTTTAAAATCATCTCTGCCAGAAAGTTAGGATCGAGAGAGAATCCAGCATTCTTAACTACTTGAATCTTATTAGGTGAGCCACGTTTAGATAATGACATTTTAACCTCTTATAATAAAAATTGGGCCTGTCCCAACTGACAATCTATATTCAATTAGAACAGGCCCAGATTTCTCTTAGGCCACTAACTGAATACCATCATTTGGACAGTACTTAACATCTTTCTTGCGCTTATAGCCACAACCACATACATCAATGATCTTGCTTAGACCCTTTACCGTTAAACGGATGGTAGTAGGCTTTGAACGATCTACATCAACGTGAATAGAACTAAACTTCTGTAATGACGTGCTTCCTTCAACTGTTGCTGCAGCCTCACCCATACTTAAAGAAGCATTATTGAGAGTTGCCCCTTCAGGTAAACCAGTTCCAACATTAACCTGAGACAATGCAGAAGCTTCTGCTGAATAAGTGGCATTCAGGGAATTGGTATGAACAATACCTTTTCCAACAGCACCAGAAGTATTTAAACCACCTGTGAATGTAATATTACCACTGGTGTTACCACCAATTGCATTACCACTCCAATCTGTGGTAGTAGTTCCATAAGTAAATGTCTTAGCATATGGATAACAAGTATTGCACCACTGATTATTGCAACAGTGACTGCAATGACCAAGCCAATTAAACCCATGATGTGAACAATCGTGTTTATACTCATGGATAACTGTCTTCTCAACTACAGGTTCATCCTTCTCAGGATAAAAATTTACTTCTACAATACCATTCTCACTATCATTAGGCTGTTCAACTTTGGGATCGGAAAGTCTAGCTAATTTGAATCGCTTTCCTTCTGAAAGATTGCCATCTTCGACAAACCTTTCCAGGTCTACAGTTCCATTAGCATCTATTACAATACCCTTAACAGCTATGCGACCATCAAGCCACACATCTGCAACAGCTCGTTTACGAAGTTTATTCTTGAGTCGAATTACATACTCAGATCCGAATGGAATAAGGACTGAACCATCATCCCCTTCCTTCTGAATCTTTCCACCAACCATTAATGCCACGATGTAACTATCTCTATACATGTCCATGTTGCTCCTTTTTTTTCATTTTATTCAGTTTCGATGAGGGCACTGAACAAGCCCCGTTTTACAAAGGAGGGTATATTTATTTTGTATCTTTTTTCTGGCAATCTGGGCAACGTTGATCCTGTATGTTCCAACTCAACCACAAAAATGGCTTTTTACAAACAAAACAATCTAGTGGGTATACGCCCATGTTATTTTAAAAATTCTCTAATCGTATGTAAATCAACAGCAATACCAAGACCACTTGCACCAAATCCACCAAACAGAGATGTAGATCTTGTCAAAATTCCAATTAATCTACCTTGAGAATCCACAACAGCCCCACCAGAATTTCCAGGAAGAGCTACAGCATCTACAATTATAAATGATGCTTTCTCTTCAGGTACAGCAAAATGAATTTTGCTTACAATACCTTTTGTCAATATATCTGTAAGACCCAGAGGATTTCCAATAATCCAACAATCTTGTCCACGAACAACTCTATTGGATAAGCTAACTGGAGTACCTGTCATAGGTGTATATAATAGAACTAAGTCAGCAGGACCATCAAGCTTAACAACAATAGCTTGTTCTGATTGATCACCTTTCCTGACCCAAATTTGCTTTAGGTCCATTCCCTCTGGAACCTCAACACAATGAGCTGCAGATAAGATAATATTCTCTTTGATGTAAACACCACTGCATGTTCCCCATCCAGATCTTTCTTTCTTTTTGCCAGTTTCTTTATTTATAGATGTCATATGAACTTTCAGATGCACTAAAACAGTTGAATCTTCCATTCTATTGGATAGACTGGAAATATGTGGAGTATTAACATTAAAGGCACAAGCAGGTAACAGCAATAAGGCAGTAAGTAAAGCAGCGATAGTTTTCTTCATAGAGGTTCCTTTTTCTTAATTAGATATTCCAAGTACTCCAGATTATCCTCTGGTACATGCTCTTTGCAATGGCAATTAACCACAAAAGCAATTGAAGCATCACATACATCGTAACAGCCTCTTGCACCTTCCTGTGCATGAGCATGTTTACATTCTCGGCAACGTTTAATAATATACTCAAACGTTACATTATTCGAGACACTACTATTTGAAGTAGTTGTATAGACTCCAGCACTTACAACACCTGAATAATTCATATTCCATACGACATTGGATGAATGGGAATGATTAATCATTATCCTATCTCAGGAGCACCCAAGTCACTTGCTCCACCGACATTTCCTTCTCCTCCAACCTCTGCGCTACCCTCTTGACCATCTGGAAGACCTTCTGCACCGCCACCTTGTCCTGGCTCTATGGGCTCTGTGGGCTCAACTGGAGCACCACCAGCACCTTCTTCTCCACCTAAATCTTCTGGCATTCCACCACCACCGCCTCCACCACCGCTAGGTTTGGAGATTTGAGCTGGCAAGCGATTATCCTTACCACCCTTATCAAAGATGGTTCCTTTTTCCTCTTCCAACTGCTTACGTTCTGTTTCGTAATCAAGGTTAGGATACTTGCTAAATAAAGTCTTCGTAGAAATAAGACCTTCTTTATGGAATTCTGCAAATTGTTCCTGTTCACGTTCCTGAGCATCGATATCCAAAGACTTATACCAAGCAATCTGTGGGAGAATGAGCTGCTTCTCACCAGTATCAGGATCAACAGTATAAAATTCATTTTTCTCAGCAATAGGTCTGAAGAACTTATTAATAATCCAGTCTTCAAACTTATCACGTACAGCCTTATATTGCATGACCAATGCTTGAAGAGCCATAGTCTTGCTATTACCAAAGTTTGGACCTTCACCTAAAATAATGTTTTTGTTTACGCCTAAGCCTACGAGCAATTGATCCTGAATGTAGTCATACTCATTGTTCAAGGGGAATTGCTTACCCATAACGCTCAATGCCTCATAATGCACGATTGGAGGAGCAATGATTGTGAATGGAGGACTTTGAATGGATTGGTTGATCAACTGTCTCCAGTTATTCAGGTCATCCTTTGAAGGCATTGTGTTACTGGCTAAGTCTCCAATGGTCCACAACTCTTTTGGGAACACATAGTTCTTAGCATAAGCTGATTGTGCAAGACGAATCCAGTCCTGAAGAATCAAAGCTTTGAAACAAGATTGAATGCGTGACGTACCACGAGTAGCTGAAGGATCGGTAACACGAGCAACCTGTGATACACAATTCTCATCAAGTTTAATATTTCTATGCTCCATAACTGCATTAACAAGCTCTGGAGAAGTTTCTTTAAGTTGTTCAACTCGTTCAATATCTTCTGGGCGAGTAGAAGAAATAAGAGCCTTGATTTCCTCAGTAGGAACCATCTCAAAGGTCTTTTTACCACTCATCATATCTGTTTTGATTTCTACAAGCTCAGGTTCTAAAAGAATAAAATTGTGCCATCGGAAAAGTTTCTTACCATTCTTAGAGGGATTTTCATCCTGGGCTAAATTACCAAAACAAATAGCCTCACCAAATTTCTCTCGTGATAAAGAGGCTTGAAGAATAAACTCAAACAAATTAAAATCTCCATTTGAAGCCATCTCTTCATAAAACTTTTTAATAGTAGGATCAGAAACAACGAGATCGAACTTCGAAAAGGGATACAATGAATGCATCATAGTGATCTGTTGAATATATGGTTCCAAATTGAAGAAAATACGAATCCACTTTAAAATTTCCTGACGAGACTTTGGAAGTACCCATGAATCTGAGGTAAGTTCAGGGGAATAGAAAAACGATTGTGTCTGTGAGACAGAATACTCACTACCTGCACTTTTATCCATTGATGCTGTCTTTCCAATACCAATAGAAAATGCATTAGCCCCAGAATTGGGGTCCTGAAGACCACCATTAAATCCTGTAGGAGACATTGTTCCTTTCTTTGAGTTACCTTTTTTTCCGTTCTTTTTACTTGCCATATTAGGCTCCTTGCTCGAACTCTCGTTTCGCTGTCAATTCATTTTGCTGTGCAATTATATTTTGTTTACTATAATATGCGACACGCTGTTTAGCCTCTTCAATATCCTTCTCTATTCCTGTTTCTTCTGCCTGTTTCAAACGTGCTTTTACAATACGCAAATTTTCTCGTGCTTTAATTGTATTACGTTTACGTGCTTCATATATATCTTGCAACTCCGCAACCACTTGCAACTTCTTTTGTGTTTGTTCTTTAGCAGTTATATGATTACCTAACTTCTCAAGACCATTAGAATACTCAAAAATATCTGCAGCATATTTATCTAAGATGCTTCTCGCTTCTCTATCAACTAAATGAGATTGAGCAACAGCATGTAAAGCATCAGATACATAGAGCAAATATTTACGTGCCTCATTAAGGGTTTGGTTTGGTTTCATAGAATGATCTCTTATAAGTATACCCTAATATCTAATCAAATCCAACGTGTTTTTACGCATTGTTATTTACTATTCGAGTTTACCTTTTAAGGCATAGGTAAGACCATCTAGATAACCCTGTACTTCAGGAAAGTCTTCACCCGTATGTGTCTTAATTAGATACTTTAAGAAGGCTTTTGTGGCTTTAAGTTCCTTTTTAAGCTCTTTATCCGAAATCATTAGGTCAACCTATCCTTTAGGAACTTACCTGAATTTGGATCTCCAGGTTGCCCTGGCATTGGTGTTCCCATACCACTTAAATTAGCGGGACCTGCAATAGGAGAAGGAATATTTCTCATTGTGCGTACAACCTTACCAGCATATGCCTTCTCTTGATCAGCACACCACACAGCAAGCACATCTGCAGAAACATGGTCATCATGACCAGCAGATGGATCTACGAAAATCTTATCATTGATACCTGCAGCAGTACGATGTCTTTCTAATAAACCCCACTGCTCATATCCTTCTTTAAAAACCTTGTTTTTCTTAATTACTTCAAGGCTTGGATATTGGACACGTCCACTGTCAAGTTCAAAAACGAATTGATCTACCATAGCATTTTTATAATTCTTGTTAGTAATTGGTTCTTTTGCACCAAAACTAACACCAGCTATTGGAATACCTTCTTTTTTAAAAATATCAATTAAACCAATAGCAAAGTTTGAAAAGTCTGCAAGACCCATAATGCATTGGAAAGTCCCGTCAATTGGATGGACCAAATCTCTAATTTCCTGCATTTGTGTAGTAGTTTCACCCTGCCACATATACTTAGCTACTATATCTTTTGTATTGTCTTGATTCTTTCTTAAAATTGTTAAAACAGTCCAGTCAAGATCCTTTTGCCCAGGCATCAAAGTACCAGATGCAGTATCAAGTCCGAAATAATACTTCTCAGTCATTTCAGGACGACCAGCCTTAAGGATAGGAAATAAACCAGACGCAAGCTTCTTTTGCTGATCACCTGATAGAACGAGGTTAATATCCTCCATCCAGATCATCTCATACTGAGTATTCCATTCAATTTCAGAATAGCCTTCCACAGAATCATAATGTAAGGTAGGATCATTAGGAAAATACTTCTCTTTAACAGACTTTGGCATTAGTTCTACAATACGCTTTGGGTATTCCTTACCTTCGTATAAAATAGATCCTTGCTGCCAATAAATATCACAATCAGCCCAGCCTTTGCGTAATACTTTATAACGAGTCCCATTATCATTACAGCTATGCCAAAAATTGTTTTTATAAAGCGAAATCCCAATCTTAATGGTCTTCGCAACAGTAAAAGACCCAAGCATTGGGACTAATTTTTCTTTAACAACGAAGTCACTAGTACGATGTGCTTCATCTAGTACCAAAACGTGAAAATGCTCTGATTCTTGAGTAGCAGTTGGTGAAGCAGAAAGAGCTTTTACAGTTGAACCATTTTTAAATTGGATGAAAGAATTTGAGGTTTTATTCCAGTCTATTTGATCATAGACCCTAGAGGTAGGTGAAAGGATACGACCAATAATATCTTCTTTAACTAGACGTTTTGATGTATCAGCTTTTGGACCAAAAATACCTACACGAAATCCTGGGTTATCTAAACAAAGCTTAACAATAGCAATAGCAACGGAATATGTTTTACCAGATCCACGAGAAGCAAGTACACCTACATATGGGAGACTAAGATCACAAACAGCGTCTAGAATCTCAACTTGATTATCATATAAATTAATATCCAAGTTGGTAAGAGCCCAATAACTTGGATTCATGGCAAGTTCGACCATGTTTGCAAGTTTAGAAGGTATTTGCGTTTCCAACATCAAATCGTATTGAGACATTATTACCTCGTACCTTATCTTTATATGACAAAATTATTTTTCGTTTGTTATCAGGTTCATTTTACGACAGATGGTACAGCGATAAATGCGCCAAAAAGCATGAAGTGAGTACTCATCTCCCATAAGGAATGAATAGATCTCGCTATAATCATGTTCTTTAGTCTTTGTGCATATATCCGTTGCTTTTATTTTCTCCATCTATTAATCCACCTAAAGAGTCCCACTCAACCATTTCTTGCTGGATATCCTTCATCCTTTGTCTCAGCACAAGATTAGCTTTTTTAATCTGAGTATGAATCTCTTTAACATCCTTTTCAATCTTTTTGATTTTGTCGGCACTCATGTTATTTACTCCCGCCGTTTCCATTTTTATTACCACTCAGCTTAATGAGAAGGTCAAGGGTATTATTAATATCCTTAGCTAAATGGTTGTAATCATCAACCATACTCTTCCATTCGTGTAAACGCTGCTCTTGGAGACGATCATACTTCTGAAATAGTTTATACAAAGCATAAGACAACGCAGCTATCGCTATTGTTGGTAACGATAACATGGACAACATCTTTGGATCGGTAAGTAAATTAATTAGAAATTCGATTGGAGTTCTCCAAATAATTACATTGGTTCGGACAATAATTTAAGTGCAGCCATAAGCTCTTCATTATAATGGTTCATATCATCAACAAGTGAAGAAGATTTATCTAAAGAACTCTTCTTATTAGGCCATCGGATGAGTGTCTTTTCAACCACTCGTTTTGCCTGACTCAACATCCCATTAAGGACATCCTGTACATACTTCTCAGCACCCTCAAACTTAGCATAAATCTTTGCTAACATTTCTTTAGGAGTAAGACCTGGAACAAGATCAACCTGTTCAGTCTGCATAGTAAATAGTTTATCTTTCCATTGAACAACCTTAGATTCAACTGCATCAATAAGAACGGCTGCTTTTTCAATAGATTCCTGAAGAGCTGCTTCCATCTGTGCTCGTTCACCCTGTTGATCAATTTTATCCATCTCTTCTTTCATCTTAGCCTGGATCTGTTTACGTGCAGTTTCCAATGTAGCTAGATTCTGTTGAAGGGCATCCATCTTGGATAATACCTGATCAATCTCTGGTGTGGCTGGAACAGCTTGTTCTTTTGGAGCATATTTAGGAGTTATTTTATAGTCTTTAAATTGAGTCTTTGGAGCAACTTCAGGCTCAGCAGCAGTTTTTTGAGCAGCTTCATCAGCCATTCCAGGATAGTTCTTAGCAAAACCTTCAGAGTCATAATTCTCTGATTCAGGTAATGGGTGTTGCTCACCTGTCATCCAGAAAATACCTTCTAAGAGATCTTCTGCAGTTGCCATCTTACCTGAATCTGCAAGATCGGGAATAAGTGTATTAAGTAACCATTCAACATAAGATGGATCTTGCTTACCTGATTTAAGTAATTTAATAATAGTTTGAAAATCTTTAGCTGTCTCAATAGTGCCTGATTCCTTCATATCAGGAATAAGTGTCTGTGTAAGATAAGCTATATAATCTTCTTTTGATGTTTGATTAGCTTTTTTTGTAACCTTATTAAAAGCATACTGTTTAGAAAGCATCTTTTGTTCTGGAACAACCTCAGTATCTACTACATCTTTTGTAATAGTACCACGATCATTAATGTATCCAGCTTCAATAAGAGCTTTAGCGGTACGCCCATAAGAGCCCTGTAAGCTCCAGGCATCACCACTCTTAATCAGCATACTGAAAAGCTTAAGAATACCAGCATCATCTAATTCGCCAGTTTCATAAGCCATAATTAGATCAACTTGATCTGGTTCTGAGCCTTCTGGCTTAGTAGCAGCATAAGCTTGACCACATCTATGGAATTCACACTCAGCATTTGTACACTGGCAATTATCATCAATAGGAGACTTACAGAGTTTGCAAGGATCGCCAGTTTCCCATTCCAAATCAGAATGATGCTTATAAGGATCAATATCTTTATCCTTTAAACTTGGATTCTTTTTAACTGATTTAGCAGCTGGAAGTGTTTCATCAGATGTCTTATTCTGTGAAATTCCTTTCTCAAAGTCAGATCCAGTTACCTTTTTGTGGTTCTTACGAACACACTTCTCACAAACTGGTCCTAAAAAACCTTGATACCCCATAGGTTTCTTGCATTGTTCACAAATATGTTCGGGTGGAAGTTCACCCTTTTTCATAAACATTTTATTCTGGGACGATTCATATCCCATATCTTTATTAAATTCAGCCATTTCCTGTTCTTCTGTCTGAGGATTGGCTAGTTTAACCCAATCAATCCTATCGTGATCAGAAGGCTTTAATGATTCGAACCAAGATTGAACTCCAACCTTAGAAGATGCACTATCTGCAAGTCTTAGAGCCTCATGTGCAAGTTCTCGTGCAAGATCTTTAAGAGCAGCAATTTTAGAATTTTCATCAGCTAATTTTAAAATCTCAGGATATCGGTTATCAGATGCAAGTTCATCTTCCTGAACCCAAACTCTGCACCACCCATTACCCTCAAATGCTGAGTCATCAGCATGTTTCTCTAAGCCCTGTTTAATAAAAATATAAGAAGTCTTTGCCATTCCCTCAACTTCTTTTAAAAGAGCTTCAACCTCAGCTTTAATTGTCAAAGCAGATTCTTGCTCACTAGTATGAAAATCATCCATCTTAGGAGTTACTGGAATATCAGTTTCCTGTGGTTTTTCAATCTGAGGTTCTGCTACTGGCTCAGTATCTTGAGCACCAGATGTTCCTTCAGACGTTTTAACAACACGGTTAGTCTCGATATCAATCAAGTCTCCAGCATCTGTCTCAACAATAGAGAAATCAACACCCTTTGCTTGATAATTAGAAATATATGTAGCTTCAAATCCCGCTTTCTCATCGGTCATATCTGAAGACACAAATACTCTATCCCCTTTCTGAGGGGCATTATGATCCAATGGTTTCTTCCCCATTGGAACAAGATCTTGTTGAGGTGTGCTAGTTTCTGCAGTAGGTCTTTCTTCGATAGGTTCCTGGAGAGGATTTAAATCAGAAGGTGCTGCTGTTTTTAACGAGGATTGTGTATGTAATTCAGGACGCAAATTTGGATTTGCTGCTTTTGCCTTCATCCAATGTTCCATAAACGACTTCAAAGTATCTCTGGAATTATTGTCTTCTTTAGCAATCATTTTGCCCCAATCAGCGTTATTCTTATAGATTGCTTTAGCATAATTAACTAACCAATCTGATAATTCTCGATCAGGAGCAACACCATCAGCAACAATATGGGGCATCAAGACTTGGAGATCTTTATCCATATCTCCTGTCCATCTTTTAGCAGCTACTTTATGAATATCATCATTATCTGCACGAGCAATCTCATTGGATAGAGAAGATTGATCTACAATCTCGTCATCCTCTGGAATGTCCATAACATCTTTGGGAGTAAAGGAAGGTTCTTTATTCTCTAGGGGAGTTTCATCTTTTTTTTTATCTTCATGATCCTGCAGCAATTTATCATGAGTTTCAGGTGAAACTAAGTCTTCTGGGGGAGTAAGAGGAGATTTCTCTTCTGGACCTTTTGGTTCTTCTTTAACTGGCTCTACATCAATACCAGTTGGGTCCATACTTTCACGTTGCTCATCTATAAAAATTGTAGTTGCTTCTTTATCAAAATTGAAATCCTTAATTAGGATTTTCTTAATTTCATCCCAATTACGTCCATTCTTTCGAAGAACTTTAACTAATTCAATTTGATCAGGACCAAATACGCTGGCAGCTTTTTCCTGAAGAGCTGATTCTAGCTCAGTCTTAATTTTCTCATCAATATGCTTCTGCATATCCTCATGTTCTCTTTCTTTCTGATTCTCAACATCTTCGTAGGATAATGAGGCTGGAGCAAGACCCTTATCCATGGACTCGGGAGATTTCTCTTTCTTGGTTTTATCCCAAAGAGGAATGTGATCCTGATCATTTCCTGGTTTTGCACCTTTCTGCTTTTGCTGATATTCTAATAGCTCGTCATTTGTGGAGAACCATAGATTCTGCATGGTAATTTTGGCTTGTTTCCAAAGGCGAGAATCTTCTTTAGAAGCTTGTGTATTATGGAGTTTTGGCAAATTTGTATCTACAATATCACCTGTATTTTCAGCATACTTCTGGCCCAATTTCTTCATAAGAGCTTTAGCTGAATCATATTCACCTTGCTTAGTAAGAGCTGCTACTTCGGCAAGATCGGTTGAAATTAAATCAAATTGATGAGATGCTTCCTGTTCACTTAAAGTCTTTTCAAACAGTTTCTCCCCACCATCCCAGGATAATGATATCAATACATCATTATTGACTGGTACAGCATCAAGAGAAATTGAACGAACAGGATTAGCCCCTACTGCTGTATCATCAGCAACAGAGAACTTGGTATGCCCTTCGAAAGCATTTTTTAATAGGTGAGAGATTACGTCTTTGAAGAATGAATTCATGGTAGCTCCTGAGAAGGAATTAAAATTTATGCTTTAATTTTTGTTTCTGGTTCTTTTTCGTCGGCCTTTGGAGGAGCACATTTCTTAAATTTCCAAATAGAAGCTGAATCTTCATTTTTATCATTTTGATTACTATCTGTATCAACAAGTTCCCATTGATCTGCACCGTCTGAAATTTTATCACCCTTCTTCATTTCTTCATGATTAGGTAGTAAATGTTTTTGAACTTCAAGTACATCAGTTTCTCCAAGAAACATTTCATTTGTGCTTCCTGAAGCTTCTTTTTTAACTGGTCTTTCTGCAAGAATGTCTTCAGCTTCTTTAGTTTCATAAGCAATCTTTTCCTCAATAGCTGCAATCTTCTCTAATGCTTCTAAGTCAAATTGTTCAGAGAGTTTAGCTCGAATATCCAGACCTTTGGAGATAAGAGTTGAAACAAGAGCTTTCTTTGGAAGAACTACTTTGGACTCTTTGATTGCTACTGGAATACTGACAGCTTTGACAGATCCACCATCATCAACAGCTGCCATAAAATCTAAACCATCTTTAGAATCAGTTACTTCAGCAATTTTTGCTGTACCATAACCCATACCATGAAGCATAGAGATGAGAGCATTAGCTGCTTCATTCGTAAGCTTCTCTTTGGAAGCTGAAAGTGTCTGGGATTCTAATTGAGCCATTTGAGCCATTGAATCAGTTGCACGAGCCATTGGCATATCATCTTTAACACCCATTGGATTACCGATATTCACATCACTATCAGCAATTTTGTCCATATCATATTTCATACCTAGACGATCTGCTAATTCCTGTGGGGCTTCATCCATAGGCATAGCTTCTGGTCCATCAATACCCATATCTGCAGGTGTTACGCCATATTGTTTTTGAACGATAGCGGTAAACTCTGTAAATGGATCTGCTGATGGTTCACTCATAAAATCGGCTGTAATCCATGAAGATTTCTTGGGCTGTATTTTTGGTTCAACAAGAGATGCTTCTTTCTTAGGTTTAGCTCCACGGCATTTATCACATAAATCATCTTGGTACTTATTCTTGTCATCATATTCTTTACCACATTCCCAACAATCTTTTAATCGTGCAGCTTTCTCAATTGTTGGTTCTTTAAATTCACCTGTAAAAGTAATAGGGGTTTCAAGCATAGCATCTTTAACAATACCTTGTAAAAGTGCTGATTTATCTTTAGAGGCTGCATATTCATTCTTACCTACTATGCCCAAATTGGCATCTTGTAGAGCTGAATGGCTAACCTGGAGGTATTTAGAACCAGTGTCAGTCAAATTGAAAGAATCCAAGGAAGCTACGACTACTTCAGAATGCTCTTCTGCTGCATTTAATGCACCAGAAATATTTGCTTGGATATCTTCAGAAGTAACTTCAATATCATTCTCATTAATTGTCATATTGACTCCTACTTGATTTAACAAGCTATCTGCTGCATAACAGGTAATCTGGCCTTTAAATACAAAACTAGAGCTTGTAGGACCTTCTGTAGCGGTCAGCTCAACCTTTGGCTCTCCTGACAGATGAGCAGAACCATACTTTGACAGAAGATATGCTCCTGCTACTCTCTGAGCAGCGTTAATTATTCGTTCTTTAGCTTCATTAAATTTTGGATTGGTTGGCATGGTGGAGGCTCCTAATAGTCTAGTTTGATTCCTTTACTTCTATTATCTGAAACTGTTAATGACTGAAGATTAGTATAATGTACTGCTTTTAAAAATTGCTCTTTATCGTCTAAGTTAAATTGTGACAAAGGAAATATATGATCAATTTCCCAATATGAACCATAATTATCCCAAGACATTCCTGGAAGAAACTTCGACTCAAGATATTGTTTTAAAAAATCAACAGAACATCCTAAATCTCTAACGGCTGATCCAACTTTAAAATTCTTTTTTATAGCTTGGGTTAATCTAATTCTCAAATTACAAATCAATCTAAAATTTAAATCAGTATTATATCTCTGTTTATAATAGATTGTTTTTCTTAAAATCTCTTTAGCTCTATATTCAGGATCAGTATTGTATTTATGCTTTTTACGTTTCTTATCAGCAATAAGGATCTCTGGGTTATCTTTATACAGTTCTTTAGCCTTAGATAACAATCTCTCTTTATTATCTAAGTACCATTTTCTTTGCAGTTCTTTTTGTTTCTCAGAAGACATTCTTACCTACTCCATAAAGCATTATAAAAATCGTTAGAGCGTAGGACTCCTATATTAACACGGAAATATTATACTTTCTTAGCTACTTAAACATTGTTACTTACTCAGGGTTGGTTTTCTCTATACCGTCACTAGCTGGCAATGAAGTATACCACGTTACATTATATTCCCCGATTCCAAAGGGATCTAATCTGTAAGCTGGATTTTCAAGGGTATCTAAACGAACAACGGCTGGCTGATTGTCTTTAGCCCAACCAATATTATAGCCTGTGTTTTCTGGACTATCATGCATCCCATATGGATAATCTCTTTGATCATGATTGACATATGGCTCTTCAGAAATATCATCATGCAATTGATCAGTCTTCCACTCATCAATTAAATAATCAGGAACTGAAGCACTTTGATCACCTGCACTCTTTGGAATAGAGCCTCTAAAGAATGGTATTGTTACACTATTATTCATTCTATCTTCTATAAATACTTTAGGGGTTTCACCAATATATTCTTTAATAAAATTCTTTATAAAAGATGGAACATTATGAATATCAGCTACCTCCAAACTCACACTATCCTTGGATGCATTAACCCTTGTCCAGCCTCGTTCAATAAGATTTCTCCAATCTTCTTTGGTTGTATCTATTCCATATTTATCTTTCAGTAATTGATTTTCATTAACCATCCAAATATCGTGAGTAGTTTCTGGAACTAAGTAAACTTCTCCCTTTGGATCTATCCAGTAACTTACATTATTGGAACCTGCTTGCTTCATTGTACCCTTACGATTCTTAATCTCAGCCTGAGTATCAAATAAGTAATTAATATCATTTGGAATAGTAACATGACGAATATAAGTACCATCATCATTTTCCCAATCAATATCTAACCCATAATAACGAATCATTGTATTATGCTCTGATTGATATGCATTCCAAACAAAGATATCTCCTGACTGCGGATCAACCAAAGCACGAAGAGATCTAAATTTTTTTACGAAACCTTTTACCTCTTCAGGACTAGGATTTACCAAAACCTTAATACCATTAACTTCTTCGATTGAAGCTTGTTTACCCAAACGTTTTCTCTGAAGAGCTTTATTAACTGCCTTTTGAATATTCCCATTATACACTTCGTCAATCCAATTTATCTCTACATGTCCACCGTTCATATCCTCTACAATAATTCCCTTACCATTATTAATGGTACTTAAAATAGAATCTAAAGGACCAGCTGGAAGATGTGTTAAATCTGGAGTCTCAATGCTAATGTACCCAAAACTAGAATCTCCAACTCGTGTCCAACCCTTTTTTATTAAAGCTTTAGAATTAAAATCGGCATTTGGAGTATCAATTTCAATTCCATACTCATTTAATAAAAGTTCTTTATTTCTATTAATCCAGTCATAGTGTGTAACAAGATCATCTTCACCTCTTACCTGATAAGCTTTACCATTGGGATCTATCCAATACCCAGGACCATAACCAGCAGTAATATCTCTTGTCATACTATCAAGAGATGCCTGACGATTCTTAAGCATATCAATAAGAGTGTGATTAACCTCACCCTCATTAGAGAACCATTCACCTTTTGGCTTACCCATGAAACGACGGGGAAATCCACCAGGAGAATTCTGATCCAAATTGTCGTCATTAGATATCTGAGGAGAATAAGTTACTGAGGTAGGTTTACTTGGTTCTCCATCTTGCGTCAATGAATCCCAAGTTGTATTATGTGGAAAGTCATGCTTTGCTGGATCATAGAAACCCTTAGAATATTCGAGAAGAGTTTGATCTTCACCTAATGCATCCTTCTCTTCCTGTTCTAATTCTTTATCATAGGATTTTATAGTTACATTTTCTTTCTTTGAGAAGGCATTTTGAAAGATGGACATGAACTGTCTCCACATATCTTTGGTACGTGGTTTACCTGTTGTGCATGGTTCTGCTTCTGTAGCATCATCCGATACACTATCTGGCTGTAAAGCAATCTCAACATCATCTCCACCTTGAGCAAACTGCCAACGATTAGTAGGAGCATTCTCTGCCATAGAAGGAAGAAACTCGGCAGATTTTAAAATTAAATAACCACCTTCCTCATCTTGACCAATAACAGTAGAGTTAGGATCAATTTTAACAGGTTGTGGATTACCATATTTTGTAGCATCTTCTTTACTCTTCGTTACCCAAATAAGATCAGAGGCTGGACGTTTTTCTAATAGAGGTAAAATATTTGGATCTACTTTATTGTCATTACCTAGTTCTTCAGCTTCATATCGTATGACATCGGCAGCTGTAGTTCCTGGAGGAAAACCACCCATAGACATTCCTCTCCAAGCTTCACCTGAAAAAGGCACTTGAGCTGCTGTCTTTGTTGCCCCCATCAAAGCTTTATTAACTGCCCCCTGACCCAATACAAATTCATCTACGGGCATTTTAACATATGCACCTGAAAGATCTGATACAACCATTTCCTTACCTTGACCTGTATACTTCAGGGCATGATTAAAAACAGCAGGATTTATATTTCTGAGGCTTTGAACATTAGCTCCAGTTTCTCCTCCACCACCCATTTCTCCAAAACGAGTCCAACCCTTATTGATAGCTAAAGAAAGAACATCTTCACTATCATATTTTCTATCATCATCAAGCAAATCAAAAATCATATCTACGTGACTATCCCCCTCGAATTCCTCAACTTCACCAGTTGGAGAAATCCAAGCAGACTCAGCCCAATTACCAGCAGGATATGCAACTTTATTAATCTCCTGTAAAATAAAAGAACTCTCTTTATCCTGTGAAAGACTGAAATAGGTTCGATTGCCCTTATGAGGACTGAAGATCACAGTATCAAGTTCAACCTCTTTACCTTCAAATTCATCAGCTCCAACATACTCCTTAGCTGTATCACGCTTCATATAGGCTATTGTAATATGGGGTTTATACTCATCAGATACAAGACCCTTAGCGCATTCAAATTTATCACATACTTTCTCATTAGCTTCCTGTAGATCGTCACTAATAATTTCTACAGTAAGAACATCAAAAGGAAGTTCAGGGGGCTGAAAGTGTCGTACCTTTCCAAGTTTAGCATGGAATGGCTTTGCATCATTAAAAGAACGTCGAACATGTTTAGCATTATTGGTCAATAGACCATACTTAATTGTAATATGAGATTCAAGCTCACGTCCCAAATTCCCATCTTCATCTAAATATAGTTCCTCATCAGGAACGTTGCGTACTCCCCAAGCAACAATTTCCTGGGCCAGATCATGAGGAACTAAAGCCATGAGACAGGAGTAATCACCTTGTTTAACTTTCTTAGTTTGAGCTGTAATCTCTTTCTTTGAGAAAGCTTTAGATACAGGTTGTAATCTTTTTTGTTGCAATGCCTGATTAACAGCTTGTTGGACGGATTTAACAGGCCATATAATAGCGACATGATTTTCCCATCTAGTATCTTCTTCAATTGTAATTTGAGCACCTTCAGGAACAAACTGAGCAAGTAAACTATCTACTGAGGTAGGTACATGGCTTAAACTTTTAAGAGTAACACCCCATTCTGAACCACCAGAACTATCCCCGATTCTAATCCATCCAGCTGCCATAAGATCATTTGAAGTAAGACGATCACTTGTCCATTGATTTGTAACAGGTTTAAATCCATAATCTTTTATCAACATTTCTCTATTTTTTTGGACCCATTTAAAATGTGTATCAGCTTTACCCTCATCTATATCAACACCAGTAACACCCTCACCTCTTACTTGAAAGGTTTTACCATTAGGATCTATCCAATAAGCATGTTCATAATCAGCTTCTATTTTCAAAGAAGCTGCAATTGGTTGCTGTCTTAATCTTTTTGCTTGATAAATAGCTTTTCTAAGATTAGGAAATGGATCAGAAATATCCTGGTAGTTACCCTCTAAATCATCAATCTCAACTCCACCACCATAATAATTTTTAGCAACAAAATTATCCAAATAAGGAGGAAGATTGTTTATATCAGCGACCTCCATAGCAAAATCATAATCTGATTCGGTTGTAACTCGTGTCCAACCCGCTTTAATCATATCATCTGCTATTGCATGATGCCCATAGGGTCCATGAATATTTAAATCTATTCCATATCCCTTAAGAATATCTTTATTTTTTGGTATCCAACCTAAATGACCACCAATATTACTATCAGATGGGGAAAAAGCAAATTCCTTACCATCTGGTGCTATCCAGTATTTATTAGCAATCCTAGCAGTAACGTGCAACGAAGCTGCTTTTTGCCAGGAAAATTCATCTATGTCAGAAGCATCTGTAATATAACCTGTCTGACAATGATCATACTCCTCAAGTCCCTGCTCTGCTAAATATTCCATTACATGATCGTGGGTAGCCTTTTCTGCATCCCAAATATAATTGTTATTGGCTTGGATAACACGAAGTTGACCAAAACCAGTTTGTGGTAATGCACGAGCAACCTGTTGACGAGAAGGATTGACTAGAACTGGAAACTCAGGACCACCACCATAAGGTTCAACCCTAAGAACATTCGAGGAAGCTGTCTTATTAGACTTCTCAACCTTCTGCATTACTTTATCCCAAGAATCGAAATGGATAGCCTTGTCATCAATCACATACTTGAAGAAGGGTTTATCGCCGCTGAAAATAGAATCATAAGGCATATCATGTTCATCAAGCCACTTGGTAATTAGTTCGATACCCTCATCACTATCACCTCTGCAGGAATAAATGATAACATTATAGCCTAGATCTTGAAGCTTAGCTAAAGATTCCTTAGCTCCTTCAATAGGTTCACCGATAGCTGGATACTTTGCCTCATGTGCAATAGTTTTATCAAAATCTACACAAACGTCTGTCTCTAATTCTTTAGGCTCTTCTTCAAAAGCTTCTTTTAAGAAAGCTTCTTTAAGAGATCCCATTCTTTTCTTCTGTAGAGCTTTATTAACAGCTTGTTGAAGATTTGGAAAAGGATCACCCACAATAACCGTTCTATGGTCAGACTCACCTTCAACCATTAATTCTCCACCTTTATAGAATTGAGCAAGAGCATTATCCACACCATTTGAAATAGAACCTAAATCCCAAACACAAATTGAATACCCAATATCACTTCGTCCAGAATCTCCTATTCTAGCCCACCCAGAGGTATACATTTCTTTAATGATCTTAAAACAATTCAGATCTAAAGTTAGACCATACTGTTCCTTAAGCAATTCCTGATTTGCAACAACCCAATCACTATGGGTAAAAAGATCTTTAGAATATTCATTAGGTCTAACTGTATAAATTTTACCTGCTGGGTCTACCCAATAAGCATAACTCATATCACTAGCTTCTTTTACAGATCCTTGACTAATAATCTTTTCAATCAAAGGAAGTTCCTGTGTAGTCACCTGCCCACCAGTCTGTTCCATAAGAGTCTTCAGATTCGATAGGATTCCAAAGAAACCAAAACGTGCAAGCCATTTAAATTTAATTTCAACTTCAGATGTAGCATCCTGGTTAGCATGTCTAGCATCAACCAATTCCTGCTTAAGCTGCAGATCCTTCATAATCTCTGCTTCAATAGCTTTGAGTTTAGATTCAACCTTGGCATAAAAGAGTTGTTGTTTATCCTGGTCCCAAGCCTTAATAACAGCCTCAAGTTCATCAATACGCTTTATATCACGCCTAATCTTACCCAAGCTGCCATCTAGCTCTTCTGCTAGGGCCTCAGCTTGAGCTACAACGTCCTTTCTAGACTCTTCGAAGTCCAAGTCAGCATCAAACGTAATAGGCTCTTTAACCCATGCATCCTGCGCTAAGGAATAGATTCCTACGAGAGCTGTGTTACTTGGTTTAAATTCAATACTCTCAAAATAAAATTCAATAGGATGCTGTGTCATAGGAGCTAAGATTTTAGCACGATCAAATTCCTTGCGAGTAAGATCAAGTTTCTCAAAAGCCTGTTCCTTGGTACTCCCAGGCATATTTGATGCTATAAATGCATCTAAATTGACACGTATATGAACATCCAAATCAGAAGTGAACAGCCATTTAGAAGTAGTCAAAGAACCTATGATAACGATATCCTCTACCCAAGTCTCAGGCTGCTGAAGACTATAAGTTTCATACATCGTACTGATTAAACGAAGAATAAAATCTTTCTGGTAGGCAAAAAGCTTCCTCTCATGATCCCAAACGGCTGGATCAAGAAATGGATAGGAATAATCAAGGATAGAAGCAGATTTCTTCATAGTTTGTGGGGGGAACTTAGATTTACTTCGTAGCAGCAGGATATTCCTTAGCAGCTCTGCTAGGAATTTCCCGTACATCTTCAACATGCTTATTACATTTTGGGCACATTTCAATGAGGTAATATATTGATTCTACTTGTTTAACGACATACATAAAATTACTATTCCGATTACAAATCGTACATAGATATCGTTCCTCAGTGTAAATTTTCATTGGGCATACCTCAGAAAGTGTAGTCATTTTAATTTACCTTTCCCTTTCTTTTTTAGACATTGTTCCAAATACTTTAAATTATCAGGTACGTATGCCTCACAAGGACAAGGCCATTTGAGTTTTAATTCACCAATTGTTTTAGCTCTTCGTTCAAAACCGTTACACCACTCATCACCTATCGATACACCAGCCCAAGCATGTAATTTATTAGAATGCCCACAATTACAGGGGAAGAGTAGAGCTTTCTTTTTGTTCTTGGAACGCATACAATCCCTCAAGTGTCTTTAAATTATCCTGCTCAAATTCAAGACATTCATCGTAGCAATATCCGCATCTAAGCCACTTATCGATCATATTCATCTTATTATCAATCGTTATATAGCCACGATCATGATTCTTACGAGCGTGATTACATTTGCAACGGGGCTGAGGCTTTCGCCTTTTCATTACTTTCCAGTAGGGTTATTTTTGATAAAATCAGCTACTTTATCGTGCATAGCTTGATCTTGAAAACCAAAGCTGCGCTGACACTGAGGACAAAAAACAGCCCATCGGTTAAGCCCAGCACCAATCTTCATAACGTTCTTATCATTGATATTCTCTCGGCAAGTTGAGCAATACCATTCTTTTGGAGGAGCTACTTCTTCAGTAGCAACTTTCTTGGCAGGTCTACCACGCTTTTTCTTGGGTGTAACTGTAATAGCTGAAGATTCATCAAAATCATTAACAGCATCTTTGCCTTTAGCAATAATCTCGGCATCAACTTCTTTCTCAAGTTCAGTACGTTCTCGTGGAGCGTCAACTGGAACCTTTACTACACCTTCTGATCCTACGCTGGTCAAACCAAATTCTTTTTCATCACTCATTTTATATCTCCTTTCCATTCTTTTATAATATCGACTGATCTACTGCAACCGACTCTAGAGGCTCCAGCCTCCACCATCATATTGAAATCAGCCAATGTTCGAATCCATCCTGAAGCTTTAACCTTCACCCTGGACCCATTAACACTCTCTTTCATTAGCTTTACATAACGTGCTGTTTCTACTGGCTTAAGCTCTTTAAAGAATCCTGTAGAAGTTTTGACAAAATCTAAATTAGTCTCTACTGCTAAATCACAACATCTTTTGATCTCATCATCAGTCAAAGCCCCAACCTCAAGAATGAGCTTTAAAATATGATGATCAGAAGCTTCCCGAATCTCCATAAGCTCATCTTTAAGACGCTTCCATTCACCTGTCTTAACAAGGCTTATATTGATTACAGCATCAAGCTCATGGGCTCCCTTTGAGATAGCTCGTTCAATCTCTAAGGATTTGGTATGAATATCTGTTGCCCCAAAGGGAAAAGCAATAACAGAGCAGGTCTTAACCTTAGCTTCTGGGTGAGCATTTAAAAGATTAGAAATAAGGGGAACATGAAATGAATTCACGCAAACGCTGGCAAACTTATACTCAATAGCCTCACGACAAATCTCTGTGTATTTACCTAATGGGGCATCTGGTCTTAGAAGCGTATGGTCTATCATACCTGCTATATTATCCATACTTAAGTATACCACGTTTGGATCTACTTAGCAACCTTTATTTTACTAATCCAGTAAGATAATTATTTATAAATTCTACAAGCTTCTTTTCATCAATTTTCTCTAGATTACCTACTGATTCAACTGCATAAGCAAGTGCTCTATCTTTGCTATGGCCTCTTTTAACGGCCTGAGCATAGTTATTTAGTGCTATATTATAAACAGGAGATGAATCTGCAGCGATCTCATTCTGAGCTTCCTGGGGTAGGATCTCTTCCTCAGCCACTTTAGTAAGGCTTTTCTTACTAAAGGCTCGAACGACCTCTCCAGTACCACCTGTAGGAATCTCTCGATTATTCTTAAGATCCCAAATTGCAATCTGATTGTGTTGTTTACCTAAATCTACTGCCTTCTGTTGGTCTGGAATTGTAGCTACGACATCAAGATATACCTTTCCGTCATGGGTCCAAGCCCCAAAAGAATTACTTGCATTATTTAATAAATCTTCATTTGCAACAATAAAATTCTCAATTTCATCAAAGTCAACTCCTGATGGAAGTATCTTTGAGCGATCTGGATAGATGGAAACAGAATAATTATCTGTTCCAGCCATATTACCCTGGGAAAGATTATAAGTAACACCACCTGAAGACTGAATACCCTGTAAGATCTCATTAACGGTGCGACCATTAAGATCAGCTTTTTTAAGTGACGCACGAGTACCCATTAGCTGCTTATTAACTGCTTTTTGAATAGAAGGGAAAGGATTAGTAATTTCAATGAATTGTTGTTTAGCTCCTATTAGAATAGTTTCACCCTTTTGATAATATTTAGCAATAAGATCATCTACAAAATTTGGTATACTATTTAAATCCTTAACTTCTATTACAAATCCAGTTCCAGAAGGTTCATCAGAAACTCGAACCCAACCTGCATCTATCATTTTTTCTTGGGTCCATTGTGGTTCAGTTGTATCTATTCTGTATTTTTTTAAAATATCAGGATTTTGTTTAATCCACATACCATGTCCTGCACTAAAAACCTCAAATTCTACTCCATCAGGGGCAATCCATAAACGAGAAGGAAGTTTAGCTTTCTTACTAAATGGTCTACGTAAAGAAGAAGCATTAAACTGAGGAGATTTTAACTCATCTGGTCTTACCCATCTCATAATTCCATCATATTTAACTTCATAGGGAGTTTTATATAAAGCCTCATCAACCATATTTACAATTACTCCTGGAACATACTGTCCACCCTTTGCAGGTTCTGTAACTAAAACTTCATCACCAACTTCCCAACCACTCTTTTGTTTCTGTTTAGGGCTTTCATCTGCTCTCCAATCCTTACCATGGATTCGAAGATACTCAGTAACAAGACTTTGAACTGGTTTAGAAGCTTTAGGTAAAAGGTATCTAATAGAATTCTTCTGAGCTTTCATATCCAACAGTTTTTTAAACCATTGATGCCACTCAGGGAACTTATCTAAGAGCTTACCTGTATTATGTCCAAGATCGTGAAAATGGTCAATCAATACTACAAGCTTTTCCCAAGCTGTTGTATTCTGCATCTCATAAATGGTCTTAGCTACTTCAGCCCATAAAGGACCCCCGAAGAGATGCTTCCATGGGGCATACTCAAAAATGTTATAAAAATCTTTGGCAGTATAATCATTGAAATTGGTAGGAGCTACCCAATAGCCTTCTACTGCTTGTTTATGTAAAGAAGCTTGAGCTTCTGGTAGTTTTAGTTGTTGGGGTTTTTCTTCCTTTCTCTCACGTTTAAATAATTCTAATTGCTTTTTGGCATTCTCCTGCAATTCATCCCAAGCAGCTTTACCAGCTTGATAACGAACAACCTGACATGTTTCATTATTATGGTTATCCCAACTATCAAATTTATACCCTGGCAAATATTCTTTTAAATCTCTATTGTCAGTAACCCATACATGGTGAGTTTCACAATAGGCTACATCAGATAGAATAGCATTATGAATTGCTTCATCTTGACAACTCTCGCAATAGTGTTCATCATTAAAACTATGTACATCCTCCTCATGAAGTCCTACTCCACATGAACCACAACTATAATCATACTGTGGCTCTGAATCATAATCGTCTTCATCTTCATCATCTATATCATTGGCATGTTGCCAGGACATAGGACCTTCTTTAAAAGTGTAATAGGGCTTAATCTGTTCAGGCATTTCAGCATCACTAATAACTTTGGTCCATTTGGTTGTTTCAGCTTCATCTTGAAGTTCTGCCATTCCACGTTCAATATATTCATTTCTAAGAGATTCAATAATGCCTTTAAAAATAGCCAAACCATCATAGTGATCTGGGGTTACTTCTTTAGCAAGGTAATCTGCTGGAATAAGGGACATAAGATAAAAATCTACAACATCCTGCTGAGCAAGAGCTTCTTTATTCAAAGAAGCAGCAACATTCGAAGGTGCTTGCTGATCTAAATTTTGATCATCAGCTGGCAACCAATTGGTATTTGGAAAAGGGGATTTTTGGGGTTTTTTACCATGATCTTCAGGAGAAGACCAGGGGCCTATATCTGTTAGGGGATTTGGTGCAGCATCTGTACCACTGAATTCAGAACCTTTGAATTCTCCATCAGCGGTTTTATCTTGACCATATTCATAAGCAAGAGAATTTGGAGCATGGTTAAGCATGTCCTCTGTCTCTTTCTGAGCTTGCCATTCTTCATCATAAGTTGTATTGGCTTTCTTTAAGCTACCTGATTTAGGAAGTTTCTTTTGAAGCCACTCACTAGGGATCTGATATTTCTGGGTAGCAAGAGTCCAAATCTGTGCAGCTAAATCTCCAACGTCATCTACAGTAACAAAAGGATGTGCTTCAGAAAGGGCTTTGATTTCTTCGGGGGGTACACCTTCAGCAGTTACAAGTTTTACAAGTCTTACTAGAAATTCATATTCAGGATCATACTTTGAGATCTCTTTCTGACCACGTTCAATAGATTTGTCTTCAGCATGTTCCTTCCCAGAACGATTATAACAGTCAGTACACTCCCAATCACCCTCTTCAATTTGTTGGGGTGTTGCATTAGTGGGTTTCATTTCCCCACAATTAGGACATTGGGCTACACCCTTTTTAGAAAATCTTTTCATATGCTCTTACCTTTTTAATCTGAATTAAATTGCTGCGCCATGATAAGCAGGATCTGGCATAGACACATAGACATTATTCTGTGTATCAAATACCCACTTCTGTCCTGGAGAAGGAGGAGAGGAAGGCATTGGAACTGGAATCTCTAGATTATCATTATCTGTTGGCTGCACATTTTTAATAACAGGAGCAGGAGGAGCATTGGGATCATTGGGATTTGGAATAACAGCATTGGGATCATTTGTTACAACTGTATCATCTGTTATAGTATCAGCTGTTTTAATAGCTGGAACTTGCTGAAGTCTCTCTTGAACTTGATCCATACGACCTTTCATATCAGTAATATGATCAGTCAATACATCGGCTTTCTTAGAAAAAGGCTTAAGTGAAGCATGTTTAAAATATTCTACTTGGCGAAGACGTTTAACTGCTTCACCTTTAGACTTATAAGGTCCACCCAGATTTTTGCCTTTCTCACTAAGTACATGCCATCCATCTTCACGATGAGTAACTGTAGCTCTCTTATTTAAAGAAGCTTCAACATTCTCATTCAAAGGATCAGGCATATGTTCTAAAGGATCTTCAATCTCATTTCTATAGCTAGATGGAAAAGATGGTTCTTTTCCTCCTGGCCTTCTACCAGAACGCCCATCATTAAAATGTTTAGAAACATTAGCATTCATCTGGTTCAATTGTTGCTCCTGTTCAGGAGTTAAAGTACCTTGATCCCATGCATCCATTAATACAGGCCATATTTTATGACAATCTGGACAATAGGAATGATTCAACTTCTGATTAGGATCAACCTTAAAAACTTTATTGCAAGATGCACATTCATTCCATTTAGGATCAGCCTGTTTTTTTGTAGAAGACTCAATATCATTCATCTCCATATCATACAGATCATCATTCTGTTGTCTAATTCTATCTTCTTTAGCCTTAGCTGGGCAACCAGTCTCATGACAAAATACGCCATTGATCATAGAGGCAGCACATTGATCACAACCTGAAGAATTAACATCTACTCTCTGGTTAGGAATTGCAAGAGGAAGTTGAGGTTTAAGGGCTGTTTTCTGTACAGCGAATTGTCCACATGTAGGACACTTCTCATTCTCTGCACCTTCAAAAGTTCCATGGCAATCTGGGCATTCCTTTGCCGACTTTTTACGTTTCATATAAGGATTAAAAAATGGTTTTACATCAGCCATAGGATCTTCAATTTCATCACTAAAATTGGGAGCATAAGATTCTCCAGGAACTGTTTCAGGTAATGGTTTATGTTTATCATTCTGGTATCTTTCCATTTCCACTTCCATATTATGTTTTGACACTTTCATGCAATCTGGGCATTTTGATAAATTATCTGTATCTAAAAAATTAACTCCACAACGACTACAACTTCGAGTATCCCCCTTATAAGGAGGGAGGGAGGGCTTTGTAGATTGTTTAGAAGAACCTTCTAAATCATTAAGACTCTCAGGTGTAGCTGGAGGAGCTTCAATAGGTAACAATGCATTAATTGGGAGCCAAACCATATTACCTGATCCATTTGGGCAATCCACCAGGATCTCTTTACCATTGTGTCCGAAAGTGTTGTCTATATGGTCATTATGCTTACGCATTTCGCCCTGCTTAGCCACAAAAGCGAATTTTGACACTGGAGCCCATCCACGCACTCCTTTGTCCATAGAAGCGAATTTAACCCGTTTCCCAGATTTATCTGAAGCAATGATATAAACTCTAGAACCAGCTTCTAAAAAGGCTATCTTTTCAACTAGTTTTGCTTGTTTATATCCCCTGGTAAGTTCAATTTGAGCACAAAACTCAAGCTGTTCTTTAGTCATGGGTTGGCTATCTTTGGAGCCAATATTAAAAAGTTTTTTTCCATCCTGGCTAATATCGTACCCAGCGAACTTCTTCTGCCCATTTACAGGGGTAGCAAGAAACTCTTTCTTAAATATAGAGATTTTGGTTGGTTCTGTAACAAAAGGTTTTAAATCAGCTGTCTTCATTGCCTTACCAGAAGCAACCATACTATCTAAAAAGGTATGAACTGCAGCCGTTACATCTTGACCTGCTATAAATGCAGCCTCACCAGCCTGATAAATCTTGCTCATGTCCATGATATTGATCTGATAACCATACACAGCTTTTTGAACTAAAGAATCTAATTCTTTCTGTTGCTGCTTAGGAAGCTTAGATTCTAATTCAATTCCTGCTGGCATAGCCCATTCATCTTGAAATTCATCATGAGTATCTTTACCACCTGCATCTGGTCCACTATTGGCTCGTGGAGGTGTATGATCCATGACTGTTAGCTCTTCAGCATTCTGTGCTCCACCTTCTTTATAGGCATCATTACGTTCCATACGATCTACATCTTTTTCTGCCTGAAGACATGAATCACAGAGAGCATGACTAAAAGGTTGTTTAGTTTTTGGATTAGTGGGATTTCCACAAACACATTTATTAGAAGCTGATTCTTTTTTTTGACCACATGCAGAACATGATTCTGGTTCTATTTTATCTTCTTTAAATTTTTCTTCAATTGACTTCTCAAGGTCTACAATCTTCTGATCCAAACGAGCGACCCAAGCACTGTTACCTTGTGTATAATGGACATCACGCTCTTCTTTTAGGTCTTTCAGAAGGGCATCATAGTTGGTTCGCAAATCAGATGTTTTACGACTTTTGCACTTAGGACAATAAGAAGATTTATCTTCCCAGCATGGGCAATGCTCTTCTTCTGCAGGAGCACCATCAGCCGTTGCTGTTACTGGAGCTTCTGTCTCTACTAATGCTAAATCATGGGGATAGTATCCACCAAAACCATCACGATCTGCAAGAGGACCTGAATCCCAAGAGACATACACTAAATCATTTGGCTTGCCATCCCAACGCATAACCTTACCAGTAGACTCACTACCACGAATTGGTTTCACTTCATCATCTAATTTAAATGAAGGACCTGTTTCCTGATCACCCATTACTTTCTCTTTAGCTGGTTCTTTACTATGGGCCTGATCACGGTGTTGTTGATACTCAGGAAATGAAGCAAAATCAATACCACAAATGGCGCACTTGGGGGAAGCTGCGGCATCTGCATCTACAGAGGCAACAGTCTTATCAAGCTTTTGGCCTGGGGTTGTTGGCATAACATCAGAGGCATGGGTAAATTCCATATGCTGTTGATATGAGGATTGATCGGGAAATGTAATACCACCACAAAGTGGACAGGATACTTTCTGGTCATCTGGTGTCGTAGGAGTAGCAGTTGGAGCACCAGGAGCAGGAGTAAGAGATTGGGGAGCAACAGCACCAACGCTAGTAGCACTACCAGCGGGGGCAGCTTCTACCTGAACTTCAGGAGTAGCCTTTTGCTCTTTATCTTTCTTGCGCTGTTCTTTCTTTTCCATCTTTTCTTTAAGCATGTTTTTGAGATTCTGAATAGTATCAGTAATCTCCTTAACCAAAGCTGGCTTAATCTTTGAAGCATCCATTTCCTTCAGACGCTTTTCAAGTTGACGGATTTGAGTTGGTAGCCCTGCTGTTTTATCAATCATTTTAATGTCCTCAATAGGTTCGTTCTATATTCTTTTGTGAGACGATTCTAATCTCATTAGTAACACAATGTTTTAAAATAAAGTCTGTAAAAGTTCCATATTTTATACAGTCAAATATTGTCCAAAAATTAACAGTATCATAAACATCGAGCATATCAACAATCTTTATAAGCTCACCCTCATGAATAACTTTACCATTACGATCTGTCATTATACTCATATCTTTATTATATCTTGTAAAAGAAGTGTCTCAACACTTTTAGTAATGATATTCTCTGCAATGGCTACTGTAGCACAAGGAAATGTGGCTATACCATATACTATGAATCTTTGTCCATCTTTCTCAACTATATCTCCAATGAAAAGCATGATATTATTCTTATCACGAAAAGCCATTGGAAAACTCCAGTATAATATTAGATGATCTCTTCAATAATCATTGTTGCATTAACATTAGGATATATCACACGACTGGCATTATCACTTGATGCATATTGTGCTGAATAAGTATGTGGTAAGATATCACCAGGAGTAAAGATCCATTGAAGATGAACTGGTGAATTCTGGTTCACGCCAGGAGTCAAACCACCAGTTTCTCCATAATTCACAAGATGACTTCCTGTTGCAGTTGCACCATCTATTGCAAGATATGCATCCATACCACCTAAAGCATCAGCCTGATATCCATCAGATACAACAGTTACTTTTACACGATGTGTTGGATCAGCCATTGTGAAAGACTGAACGATAGATGTATCACTAGGAGTTGAACTTGTTGTAAATGGACTTCCACCATATGTTCCTAAAAATGTTGGGGTAAATTTAAGACTCCCAAAAGATCCATTAACATTGATTTGAATATCCCCATTACTACCACCAGGAATAACATTATTCCAATTTACTGCTGTGAAAGTAAGTGTATTACCACCAATTGTATCGGCAGCTGTAATTCCTGTTCCTTCAGAAAAAGCCCAGGAAGCAATAAGTCCTGCTGGAATTGACCCACCTGTTGCAAGTGTCTGGGCATTAGCAAGCGTTAGTGTAGTATTCCATATTTGGAAATGAGCCAAATGACCTGGAGCCATTGGAACTTGAGTATCCCAATCTCCAATACCTAGAGGATTAGGAGAAACATAATTAGTTCCAGGGATAGGAGTATTTGATGTTTGTGGAACAAGCACACCATCAATGTACACTACACTACCAAGTACTGAATCATATGTCATTAGGACGTTATGCCAAACTCCATCATTAAAAGGAGCAACAGTTGCAGTTACATATTGAAACTGAGCAGCTGGTTGCCATAATGTTAAAGCGAATTGACCACCAGCTAGAATATCGGCACTCCAACCACCATCTGCAGTATTATCACTTGTTTTACCAAAAATACGCGCATTAATACTTGTCGTATTTATCCAGAAGTTAAATGATAAATTAGGTAAAGCATCTGCGAAAGCAGCATTAGTAATAGTAGCAAAGTCAGTATTTGTTGGAAGACTTATGGAATATGTAGGGGTAATTGGACTACTACTACCACCAGAAGCTGCTTGCCACGTTCCATTACCACCTGCATCAGAAGTAAGAACATAACCAGCTGTTGGAGCAGTAGTAACTTGAAGGGCTGTTAAAATAGCTTTATTAGCTGTAACTAGACCATTTGAACCTGTTCCAGTAAGAGTAATATTTCCACCATTAGCAGGATTGTCAGCTGTAAGTGTAATACTTCCACCACTTGTACTAGGACCAGGACCAGTTGTAAGTGTAATGCTACCACCAACATTTACAAGACCAGCTTGACCAGTTGTAAGTGTAATGCTACCACCAGTATTATTATGTCCAATACCAGTAGTAAGTGTAATATTACCACCAGTACTAAGACCACCAATAGTTGATTGATCACCAGTAGTGAGTGTAATATTACCACCAGTTAAGGTGTCATTTGCTACACCAGCACCAGTAGTTAAGTTTAGATTTGCACCAGTAGAACCTTGACCACCACCAGTTAAATCAGGACCTCGCAAATTAAGATTAAATCCTGAATCATCCCAACTAAAATAATCAGAATCTCCAGCAAAAACATCAGAGTTATTAAATTGAACTGCTGTATTTGTACCACCTGGAGCAGCACCACTAGCGGCTTGCCATGTACCATTACCAGATACATCAGAAGTAAGAACATAACCAGCTGTTGGAGCTGTTGTGATTTGAATAGCTGGAGTAGATAAACCAAGTCCAAGAGTAAGCACTCCACCAACATATGTAAGATTTGAATCAGCACCAAAAGCACCAGAATTATTAAATTGGATCTGACCATCAACACCAGCAGGTAAAGTACTACCCGCAGCAGGAATCCAACTTAATGTGTTACCGATTCCAACAGCAGAAATAGTTAATACATCATTAAGTGCTCCATCAGCTGAAGGCCAATGATAAGTAACACCATTAATATTTATATCACCATTAACAGTGATATGTCCACCTACATTGAGACTACCACCACCATCTGTAGAAATATTACCATTATCTAAATTAGATGCTCCAACAACAAATAAATTACCACCATCTGTTAAAGTTGTTCCATCCCAAGTCAAATTGGAACTTGCACCAAAAGCTCCAGAGTTATTAAATTGTAATTGAGTATTTGCTCCCGCAGGAGATCCACTTCCACCAGCAGCATTAATTGTAATGTCTTGACCAACTTGGGAAAAAGTAACATTTGTACCAGATAAAAAGTTAACACTACCGCGCAAACTTGGATTAGCATCAGCAGTAATAGAACCAACGCCTGTGTAATCAAATTGAGCTGTATCAATAGTTCCTGTAACAACAATGAATCCACCACGTATCAAAGCATCAAGAGAGGGTTGAAGAGCCCATAATGTATCTTCAGTACAAAGTGTAAGTAGATCTAAATTGACAGCAGAAGCTGGAATCATAATATTAGCACTGTAAGTATTATTACTTCCAGGTGCAAACATTGTGAAATCATGTGTTACAAGACTTGTGATTTTTTGGGTGATAATAGCCATTTAAGACTCCTTAAAAGATAAAATTATTTTTGCAACTCTATGGTCTTATCTTTTATTTAAGTAATTCTCTTATCCAAGAAGCTGCTGAATTAAGTGGCTTTAAAGGAGCTGCGGTTGGGGCAACTGGAGCTGCAGCGGGAGCTGCATCTTCAGGAGCTTTATCTGCGTCATCATCTTTATCAAACATAGATGAATCAGATTCATCTTTTTTCTCATCTTTTTTAGATGTACTAAAATTTCTTGGTTCATCTGGAGAAGCACCACCGCCACCACCACCAGAACCTTTGCCTGACCCACCTTCTCCTGCACTACCAGGACCATCACCACTGGCAACATCACCAGCATCTGTGGTTCCACCAACGTTACTTATATTAATCGTAATTGGCTCACCTTTCTCACCATCACTGTTTGAGCCTGTTCCACTGTTACCAGAAAGAGTTACATTTACAGTTCCAGCACCACCAGTTGATGCACCGCCTGTTGCAGCACCACCTGTACCAGCACCACCAATTCCACTACCGACTCCACCTGTTGAAGCACCACCAGGACTTGAACCACCTGTTTCTGTATTGGTTCGAGTTGGGGAAGTTGTATCACCAGTTGATGCAGCTGGAGCTGGAGGAACTACGGCTGCTGCAGGAGCAGCGACTGGAGCTGCTGCAGGAGCGACAACTGCTGCTGGGGCAGCTACGGGAGCTGGTGTAGCAGCATCTTCTGCTTTAGGAGCAGCATCTGTTGGGGCTTTATCTTTATCTTCTTCATCAGTGGCAGGAGCAGCTGGTGCTTCTGCTGCAGATTTAATAAGTCCTGCTGATTTAGTAAGATCTGTAGTAGGATCTTCTTCGGAAACTTTCTCATTAGCAACTGGTTCTACTCGTGCAATAACCTCTTGACCATTTTCATCAGTCTTAACAATCCAAGGGCTAGGAACTTCGGCAATCTTTTTAATTACATCAGCTTTTTTAGAAATGTTCTTAATTTCTCTTAAAGCAGCTTTACGCATAAGTCGTGCAAATGACTGACCTTCAGGTGAACCATGACCAAGGATTTCTAATACAGACATAAATGTATCTAGATCCCCACCAACTGCTGCGCGAGCATCTTTAATATTCCCATTAACGAATGTTTCAGCAATTTCTTCAGGAGAGTAAACTCCATCAGATTCTAGATCAGCTTTAGATGACATGCTACCACATGCATATGTAAGACCACATGCTTCACAAGACATATTCTCTTTTGCACCATTCATTAAATCTTGACCAGCTGTACCACAAACGGGACAGTTATCACTTGCACTTGCACCATCTGCTGTCTTTTCAGCAATTGGCTGAGCTGCATTGGGGGCATTAGGAACGATCCCTGGTTTGCCTTCCATGATTGTTTCTAGTTCACCAGCTGAGACTTCTTTAATCTTTCCACCAGCTGCTTGACGAATTTTACTTTGAATGCTTGAAGTTGTCTGTGAATATTTATCAGAATTCATATAGAGAGTACCATCTGCTGATCGATAAGCAATTGGAGTCTCATAGTTAACTAGTACCATACCTTTTGTACCTTTAACAACATGAAGGTTTGCACTTGAAGCTCCACCTTGACCACTCATAAAACCAGCAATTGCAGCATCATTCGAAGCAGCATCTTTTTCCATTTCTTCGGGTGCGCCTTTTTGTTCCATTCCTGGATCGCCTGGGCAAGAACCACAATGAGCTTCTTTATCTAATGCTTTATAACCTGTGCAATCACAGGGAGAGCCATCACCATGACAAGAATCTTCTTTATGTGTACCAGAAGTATGCTTACAAGTTTTACATTTTGGTGTACCTTCAGCTACTTTCTCAGAAGCATCTTTCTGTACTGACTCTTCATGCTTTGCTTTATCGCCCTTCTCAGGACCATTAGCTTCAGCAGATTGCTCATCTTTATCACCAACAGTTTTCTTGCTGTCACCAGCGGTTGGCTCTTCAACAGACTCTACTGCTGCATCACCAGCGGATTTTTTACCTTCTGGCATAGCAAGATTTCCCTTATCATCTGCGGGGTTATTTTTAACCTTCTCAGCTTTTTTGTCGGAGGGACAAATACAATGGCCCTTGAGTACTGAGGTATCATCATTAGCTTCTATACAATCTTCTGTATGTTCTTTCTTAGCAGCTTCTTTTCCAAGACCCTTTGTAATATCAGCTTGAAGTACTCCTGCTTCTTTCGTTGCATCAGTACGTTCATCAGCTTCACGTCCATTACCTGGGATTGCTTTCTCTTGATCTGCTGGAACTTTAAACTTCTCTTCAGATGGACTATCAAAATTATGTGCTTTATCTGGTACATCAGAGTGATAGAGATCTTTCTCTGTAGCTTCTGCTGGTTTTGAATCTTTAGTGAATTTCTCAAAGGCTTTCTTCCAATCCAGCATGGTGTGATCGGGAATAAGTTCGAGCAAGGCTTTCTCAGCCTTCTCACGAGAAGAGGCTACTTCTGACTTAGCCTTTTCCTTAAGCTCATAGAACATCTCCATCGAATTCTGCTTCTCATGGCCTCGTGCTTCTGCAAGCATTTCAGCGAGAGCATAATCAGAAAGAATCTTTACGTCACGTTCAAAATCTTTATTAATTGTTTCTTTAGGAGTTTCGTGTTCATCATAAGCAGCTGTCTTACCAAGAGTCATAGCCTCTTCTTTCAGCTTAGCCTGATACTCTGCTTCAACTTGAACGGGATCTAGCTCAGTAACACCATTGATCCAATCATGAGCCTTAACCTTGCGCTCAAAATGATCCTGTTTATCTGTTCCTTGAGACTCCATAGCCTCTTTAGAAATTTTGTTTCCCAGCATATTATCAAGCCATTCGAAGTTTGTCATTGTGATTCTCCTTAAATTTTACCTTCCAAGTATTTTAAATTGTCTCCAACAAAATTCTCACACCATTCACCATAGAGAGCACAAAACCAACATGCTCTGGAATGAAGATGATGCTCATCTTTATCATGACCACATTTACATGGAAACTTTTTATCTATTAACAGTCGCTGGGCCATAGTCATTGCACTTGTCACAATCTACGCAAATATATCCTGTATACTCTAAGTATCTAGGATGAGATTCAGCGGAGTGACCACACCAACATATTTTGATTTTTAATTCTTTAGGACTACGTTTCATTAGGGGAGCCAGTCTAAATCGGAATCAGCATTATCCAATGCCTCTTGTTCTAAGGCTTTCTGGATTTCTTTTTTGTTATTATTTCTTTGGTAATCCGTTTTGACCTTATGAATTTTGGTATTTGGATCAAAATCATTTGGAAACGACTTACGTATTTTTACTTCATCTTTCACTTTATTCTATTTCCTTTCGACCAATTATCGGTAGCCCACATAGGCTGAAGATTGGTATAATGAACTGCTTTTGCAAACTGTTCTTTGTCAGACAAATCAAAACTATCCAGTGGAGTAATATGATCGATGTGCCATCCCCACTTATTCCAATTACTCCAGGACATGCCATCTTTAAATTGTTTTTCTATATGAACCTTTAAAAAATCCAAACCGCAACCAAGCACATCTAGGACATGTGATACTTTTACCTTGCCATTTAAAACGTCATTAATACGATTGCGAATCCTACTAGCCAATTTGTGATTTATATTTGTATGATATCTATTTCTATGATAGGCATTATATGCTTCTTTATTTTCTTTCTTCCAATTGGCATTAACAATCTTATGTTGGTCTTTATGTAAATTAATCCATATTCTGGTACTGTCTCTATTACATTGTCTGCAACAATTATTATCAGTTCTACCACAAATAAAAGTATCATGTCCTTTAGGACAAAATTGTTTCTTAGGTCTACCCATTAAAATAACCAAATCCTGCTACAGTGCATAGAACTCCTATATTAACACGGAAATATTATACTTTTCTACCCTTTTTATTCTTATCTACTCGTCTAGAAGAGAGCCATTCTAATAATTCCAAATTACCAGTATCATCATAAGCTCGACATCTGCAGCCAAATACAATTGGTACATGATACCAATGCCACTTCTCACCCTTACAATGGGGAGCATCAATTGGATAAGGACTATGTTTGTACTTCCTGTGACCACATTTACAAAGTATCGCTACCATTGTTATCTACCTTCTGTTGGTATTTATATTCTAAATACTCTAGCTTTGTTAGGGATTTATAAAAAATAATATAAAGAATATCTCGTCCCTGGTAGAGATAATCGTAAATCTTGGGCTCTTCAAGCAAGATATGACCATTATAACGTAAGTTGTTAAGGAATCTAGAAATACCATCCTCAATCTCAACGTGAGTGCCTACATACCAAATGTAGCTATTATCCTGATCAGCAGCTTCTTTTGCAAGAGACTCCAAATCTAAATCAAAGATCTCGTCTTCCATTGTTATCTATTATAATTTAAATCGTTTTCTTCCAGAAACATTCTTACTTACTGGTTTAATGATCTCATGAACCAAACCAACCTTTAATGCTTCCTCTGGAAAATAATAATAATTTAATCCAGTACTAAGCATGTCATGCCAAGCCTTCTGATCAACTTTAGTGCGGGAGGCATACCAAGCAGACCATCTCTCAAAGTACCTACGATGAAGATCAGCCTCTACATTGATCTGAGGTAAAGTCTGAGATTCAAACCTAGATGAGCCTGAGTGCATCATGAGGACTGTATTTGGGTACACAATGCGTCTATCTCCAGCAAGAAATATATCAAAGGCTGCACTCATAGCTTCTCCAAGTGCAACGGTGATAACTGGTGCTTTAGAAGTTAAGATAGAATCTACAACCATTTGCCCATCTGTTACAGACCCACCTGGAGAATTGATCAGGAGCTTTATTGGCTTTACACTTTTCTGTGCCAAAGTGGTGAGTGGTAGAACAATTCGTTCAATTACACTTTTATCGATATCACCATTATAAAGAATGATCCTATCTTTAAGAAGAGCCTTATAGGTATCAATTTCAAATTCATTATATGGATTAAATGGTGTACCTTGAGATTCTTCATCCTCATGATTGTGGGGTTTCATTAGTGTGACTCCTTTTCTCTAACTGCTCTAAGTAAGCTAAATTATCTTCAGGCAAAAATTCTTTACAGGGACAAATCTCAGAGGCATATTGTGCCTCATGATAGGAACGTGGTTTTCTACCACAAGCATAATAATATGTTTTAACGTGCAACCAATCAGCATGGCTACAAGTACGACAGTACTCTCTTGGATCATTCGACTTGTGGTTTATTAAGGCTTTTTTCATACATGAATTCTAAATAAGTTAAATTATCTGGCTTGCAATTTTCTACTCGGTCATCTACCACATGTCTTGCATCAGGAACCCAAGCCTGTCCACATTTAACACATTTAACTGGATGCTCAAGATATTCTTTTTGATAGTCTCGCATATTCCATTTCTAAGTATCTAAGATTGTCTAATTTAAATCTTATGCACATAATATGTCTATCATTAACAGTAATACCAGCCATATTATCCTTTAGGTTAAGTTCAAGACATCCCCAACAAGGACCTGACTCATGCAGTTTCTTCTTATGACCACAGCTACAAATTAATATTCTACGCTTATTTCCCACGGTGATTTGTATAATTACACTCTAAACATCTAAACTCATGCTCACTAATCTGAATCGTCGTACCATTGCACAACATACATCTACCCGTCGATGAATCCATTAAAGCTCCTTAGAGAACTCTTTTATCCTGAGAACAACGTAACATCCAACCCATTTGCTTTAATAGATGATCATAATTGGTAGGACTTATATTTAGAACAACATTGATATAAGCAATAAACATTTGACGGGCTACCATTTCTGGACATGCTATACCAGCACCCGTTCCAAGTCCTGGGCACACAAGTGACTCAATTTCTTTATCTTTAGCTCTTAAAAGGGTAGCACGAAAGGCAGCATAAGGATGGAGGGTATTATCTACACTCATTGGAAGACGCATGGTAGGAGCCACAATCAAATAATTGTAATCCTGGCCTTTCATAGGAACACTCAACGCTTGACCAACTGGCAACTCACCATAGTAATGGAGATCAATATTCTTCTGCACAAGCTTTTCTACATCTAGTCCAAATTTATCTCTATAAATCAAATCAATCCCACCACTCATCATACCAAAGCTATTGGCGGGTGAGACTATAGCATCAGCTTTAATCTCAAAGATATCACCACTGGAAATCTCTACTTCAGGAAAAGGTTTAAAATACTTTTTCCAGAAGAACACTACGTTCTCATTAGTATCACGTAAAAATACTTTAGGCGTTCGTTTTTTCATTATATCTCGTAGTATATACTTCCCCCACTATTCCACTGTCTAAAATTTCCATCTCTAAATCATAACCACCTGTATGCCATTCTAGTTGAATACCACCACCGCTTGTGGGAATAACAAAAGGTTCAACTGCATCAATAGCTGCAAAGCATCGGAGAAGTAATTCAGCCTGTTGTAGGGCAAGTCGTGTCATAGGCTTTCCACCATAAGAATCCCAATTCTTTTCCAGTAAACTTAATTCTACTAATTTCTCATGCATCTTCATTCTCCGTAAATAAATGCTCGACATACTTCAGGTTATCAATTTTGATACTTGGTTTTAGCTTACCAACCTCATATTCCTCAATCATAAATCTACTTGTCCAATCAACTTCACCCCTTGCAAAATGCGCCATATCAGGACCATAATCATCGTCAAGTGGATTAGCTACAAAATAAGATTGCCATCGTTCAGCCTGTTCTTTAGACTCAAAGATCCCAAGCACATAGTTAGCTTCCCATTCATTAAACCAAAGAAGAAATACTTTCATCCTTTCAACCATTCTTGCAATAGCTTTGTACAATCACCACACAGCTTAGTATACATCAATAATTGTTTATTTTCAAGGGCTGTTATTTCGGTGTGCTGTGTATCAATGGGTCTAATCTTCTTACACTTAGGACAGATAAAATTTGGTATGCTCACATCCACTGGTTTTACCCCCTGTCTTTTAAGTCTCCCATATTTACGTCTACCATATGGCATTGTTATTTACCTCTCTTCGCTGCTTCAAGTTCTAGAAATTCAAGATTGTCATCTGGAATAAAACTCTTGCATGGACATACACCCAATGCTTCATCTCTATACCCAATACATGTTGTAACATCATAGCTAACAGCAACACCGCCATTAGACCAAGTAATATGCATTGGTTTTAAATGCCCACACCTACAAAGATCTTTCATTATTTAAACAGACCTGGGTTAATCTTTGCTGCGCTGCCTGTTGTACCATCAAAGTTCTTATAGAAGCTATAATCACCTGAACGAGCGATCTGTTCCATACCTAAGCAATCACGACCCTTTTCTGTAATCTGAATATTCCAGTCTCGTGCATCAATCATGTATTCTTTATTAAGTCTTGCCATTCGAATCTCATTGGTTTCTACACGTTTTAATAGACCATCTTCCATCAACTTTTTAACCATTGCTTCGAATACCTGACTGGCATACATATTCTTGCTGATCTTCTGCCCAGGCCAAATCTCCATACGATTAGCTGGATTAGAAATGTGCAAAGAACCAATCATAATAGCATCATTATAATTGTGGGGTTTCATATCACCAAAGACAGATAGTACATGGAATCGCTGGATACGTCTCATAGAGACTCCCTTGCCAACATCCCCTTGAATTCTAAATATTCGAGGTTATTAACCATACCACTAAGAACCATAAATTCTAAATAAGTATCAATGTATTTCTTTGTATATTTCCCACCAAAATACTCCTGCATTCTCATCTTCAGAATCCCCTTAGAAAAGGTTTCTCTGAATTCTGGTTCCCATTCTTTTTCAGGCTTAAGATCTTCACCTGGATAAGAGGGCATTTTAAGATTACCTGTGGGTGGGGGAGGATAAGCTCCTACTGGAACTATTTGTGAAGCACCTGTTGGAATACCAATTGTCATACTCATTTTACACTCCTAAGATAGGACCATTCAACATATTCTAAATTGTTGGATGGTATATACTCTGAACACTCACAATAATCAGGTTCACTTGGATCACCATAAGAACAATAAACAACATCACAGTGATCACCATGATTATTGTGTTTGCAGTTTCTGCAATCACTTTTGAACATTTCGTTTCTCATATTGCTGTTCTAAATACTCAAGATTATCAGATGGAACACATTCTTCTTTACGGACATAAGGATTGGGGATATTAGTAGTAGGTCCACCTATATCCACAGGAACAAAATGATAACCTTGTACTCTCCAAGCCCCACAAATTCTACAAGGACTTCTATTCATTAGTCGGCTAGTTCGATCTGGTCTTCTGAGAACGTATTACGAATAACCTTCTTCTCATAACCACGCTCAAGTTTGCCAGTTTTCTTATTCAAACGAATCTTTGGAATCTTACCACCCTGGAACTCAACATCGAATACCTTAGCAGCTTCATTACCAATGATACGGGTTACTTTGCCTTTCTTACCAATCCAATTGATACGGCTGGCAGAAACCTGATAGATGATCTTTACTTTGCTACCTACTCGGATCTTTCCACTCCAATCTTGCGTTTCGTCTTCCTCTTCCTGTGCAAGTTTGTCAAGATCTGCTTCAGAAGCATCTTCCAGATTGACGATCTCAGTAACGACGAACTTATCATCACCTGGGACTTCAGCTACTGGAACTACAACCTTTGCTGGCTTTGCATCTTTAATCTCTTCAAGAGGCTCTTCTGCAAAGATCTCTGCTGGTGCTGCTGGTACTGGAGCTGAAACTGCAGGACCCATGAATGACAATACTTCTTCTATAGTTTTACCTGTTTGAGCTGCAATCGTTTGTGCCATTGCAAGTCTTGGATCTGCTGCTTTAGCTGCTGTAGCTACACCAGCGAGGGCAGCAAAAGCTTTAGCCTGTTCAGCATTCATACCTGGATTATCCGCAACATACTTTGGATCATTTGAATCTTTCTGAACTAGTTCCATATTAAGATCTCCTTTTAAATATACCTGCTATAGCTTTAAAACAATCTGAAATACAATCAAATACAATTGCAAACAAAAAGAAAGTTAGAAACGGATGTTCTGAAGCAAACCCGTAAAAGTCTTTCATTCTATTGGCTCATGTGTAACTTTAACTTTTACATCACTAGCATGATCCAATGCTTTTGTATGAATATGATTAAGAAGATCTTTGACTTCTTCTAAGGCTTTATCTTTTAAACCTTCACATACAGTGAAACTTACTGAAACAGTAAATCTCTCATGGTTTTCCATTCATATCTCCTTATTTCTCCAAAGGTGTATCCTGACAAAGTTTAATAAAGAAATTCTTTTCCCCTGGTACAGGATCACTTGTACACTCTTCATATCCTGGTTGAGGGGGAGGAAAATGCTTAGCAAACTTGACCGAAGAATAAACTGACCTTTCCAACTCAATAGCAGAAGATTCATATGTTATAGCTGCAAACCATCCTATACCTAATATAACAGAAGTATACAATGCTAACACGAAGAATACAACTACCTGTTGCGCCATGCTTTTAAGCATTAAGCTTGAGGTGGAACTACTGCTGTTACTTCTGCTTCAGCTGCTGCTGTTGGTGTTGCTGCAACTTGTGCTGTCTGTTCTGGAGTAGCTGGAACAATGACTGGAGTTTTAGCTGCTTCAGCTGCTTTAGCTGCTTCTTCTTCAGCCTGTTTCTGCATCTGCTTAATAACTTCACCTGATTGTTCTGTGATCTCTGCTTCAGTTAGCAAGGCTTTTTTAACCAAAAGCTGCTGAATAGCCAAGAGACGAATCTCTTTGCTGGTTGAATCCAAACGGATAGCCTGTTGGAAACCCTGAAGGAATTGGACAACCTGACCAAGACGTTGTTCTAAAGATTTGAATCCATTGATAATCGTTTCTTCACGCATTTTGAGTCTCCTTTATTTTTTCATACTTAATATGAAATTCACTTATACAACCCAACTGACGTTTATTCTCCAAACATGTAGGGCAAACATCATCATCAAGTAGCCACATGTCTATTTGATTCTAGCGAATCCCTTCTCAAACTCTTTCTTAGTAACAAGTCTAACAAAGATCTCGTTATCAACAATTTGTTTGGCAAGTTCTTTAATTGCCGACAGTCCCTCTTTTGTATTTGGAACAACCATTACAACTGAATTCTTATTCATTTACAGATCTTCCTTACGATCTTAATCACTGCCCATACAGCTACGCCAAGCAAGATCAAATTAAAGATTAGACAAAAAGCAAACCAACCTAGAAAGAATCCCATGATTACACCACTGGTACTGCTGCTGGGGCCAATGCTGGCTGTTCTGCTCGAAGTACGGCATTCTTCCAATTGTAAACCGTTGGGAGAGAAACGCCGTATTGCTTTGCGATCTCTGGAAGATTAGCTCCATCTGCCAATGCTGCTGCAACTACTGCTGTCTTTACTGCTGGATCAATTGTTCTTCGTGCCATTTTGAGTCTCCTTTATTTCGAGTGAGATATTTCTTTGAAAGAAATCTACTAGTAACTTCTGCAACTGTGAAATATTAACATCTGATACGACAGGAATCTTCTCTCGAACATCAGAGCATTGAAGATGCTCAGCTGATGTTCCATGAAGAGGTGCGCTATCTTGATCATATCCATCAGCAATAGACTCCAAGAAATCGATTGCTGCTTGCTGTGCTGCTACTGTGGCTTTCTGAAGCTCAGTCATTTTGGAATATGCAGATTCAACAATCTGAATTGTTCCACATGCTTTACAGACATGTACTTCCTGCTTTTCACTCATCTTATTCTCCTTTAAATAGATTCTTACGAATCTCTCGCTCACGTTGACGTTGTTGGAATGCACGATAGGGCCAAGTAAGAAGATCCCATAGTGTTGGTCTTCGTGTGCCTCTCATAACTGGTTTACCTGCTAATACTCTCTTGCTGTCTTCTCGTTCAAATTTACCCATTGCGTTTCTCCTTTTCATCTAATGCTTTCTCAACAATTCCTAAGTTACCTTTATCTTGTAATCTTGTATGATCCCAGCAAGCTGTATAATACCAACCATTAGTAAAGAGTTTACCTGGCTCACCACACGTCTCACAAATCTTATCCGTTCCTGCTTCCCAAGTATCTACTATATTCTGCATCTCATCCGTACCACCTGAGAGATACCAGCGACCAGTACCAAACTTTTCTTTTAATTGGGAGGTTCGATAGAATCCAGCTTTATATCCTTCTGGATCTATTTCTTTTGCAGCTTTGATTAGAGGTTCAAGCTTCTCAGCTACCTTACGAATAGAAGGTTCCCAACCATCACCACACTCAAAACCAAACATGGACCAAGGCTCACGTCCATTGGCATCACGCAGGAAGGTAAGGGGAAAATCTTTAACAAGTTGTGATTCTAATTTTGCTTTCATAATTTCATTAAATTGTTTATAATAAGTTTTCCATTCAAATGATCATACTCGTGCTGCAAAATCCTTGCATCAAATCCTTCAAACTTTAAATTAATTTTCTGTCCATTCAAACGTTGTGCTTCTATTTCAATCCCTAAACATCTTGTCATTGGAACAGATACACCAGGACAACTCAAACACCCTTCTTTCTGAATGTCTGTCTCTTTAGTATACCCCTTTATTATAATATTCGCAACTAGAATAATTTTAGTCTTATCTTCTAAATAAAGAGCAGCGAGATTTTTGTTCACCCCAATCTGATTGGCAGCAAGTCCAATACCTCGATAAGATAACATTGTTTCAATCATATCACCAGCAAGGTTATCTAGTCCTGAGAAGTCTGTAATCAACTCACAGGGCTTATGAAGGATAGGATCAATGTACAATCTGACTGGTTTTACGCTCACACATTTTCTCCAAGGTCTTAAGATTGTCTGCCTCAAACTTTCTACAAGGACAAAACCGCTTCTGACATGGACTATAAGTATCTCTGATTCGAGCTATAGCATCTTTTATGTCACCATAGGTATAATACTTATTATTATCTTGTGGTACAAAGAATCCTAATGCTTCCATTTGGCCTGGACTATATTTGGCCTCAATAGTTCGATCCTGACGCATAGCATTAAGGATCTCATCCACGCTCTTATCTCTGAGCTTATGAGATACCTCTTCATGATCACAGGAACAAATCTTATCTACCATGTTTAACCTTCCACTCCAAGAATTCTAAATTACTCATTGGTTTGAATCTCTTACACTTACACTTTGAATGAGGATTATCATTCTTTGCCATAATACGAATATAAGCGAACGTCTCAGAATCTTTTGCACCATCAGGATGTTGGTTCCACAGAAATCCACAATTCTTACAATGTTTATTCATCACGTAGTAACCACTCTAGGTATTCTAAATTGTCAATTGGTACATAATTGTAACACCAACTTGGAGGTTTACTTCCACAATTCCTACAATAATAGATAAATGGTTTTGGAGTTTCAAATCTTAATTCTACATGATCCTCAAAGCTACAGCCACATTTACAAGGTCTTTTCATACTGCTGTTCAAGCCACTTCAAATTATTTAATTTAAAAATATGCCACGCAGATGTACCACTTTTAATATATTCTGTTCTATTATCACGCAAGATTTCCCAACATCCATAACAATAAGGTTTCCTATCAGATGTTTTTTTGTGAAGGCTCTTTATGCAACCACAATCATCACATTCCATTTTTCTCATAATAGATTGTTCTCCTTATAGGCTTGTATGTTCTCTAAATATTCTAAATTATTTAATATCTCAAATACAGCCTTTAATTCAATCTCATTTACAATTCCATCTTCCTGGATCTGATAGTCTGATATGGAATCAAAACGAATAAGCTTCTTCTCAGCACCAAATATAACTGTTGCCATTAACCCCTGCAAACGTAACATATGATCTCTCGCTACTTGATACAATGGATTGCGACTAGCTGGACCCTCAATTAAAATCTGACCCTCTACCCTAGCCTCTTTGAATACTGCAGTTCCAGTACCATCATCCTGAGATTCAAGGTCATAAATAAAATTAGCCCATTGAATTATGAATGTTCCCTTAGTAACGGGATCAGTTCCAACTACTGATGATCTAAACCAATTTTCGCTGATTGAGGACATATTCTAAATACCTAAGATTATCAAGTTTAAACAAACAGAAATGAACCCCAGAAGAAGAGTTAGACATCAAACAAGTAGCTCGTCCATCAAACCAGGGATCACTATCTCTATGCATACTTTTTGGATGCCCACAAACGCATATGAAATTATTTTCCAAAGTGAATCAACCTCCAACCTTTTGGTTTAAAATGCGAGATAACCGTTAAGGCTGCTACACAAATAACAAGAGCTGCAGACTCCATCCCAAAACCAACCCAATTAGAGAATATAGCTAAATTAATTAAATTGAAAGAGATCTTTGCTATCTTAAATAGATAAGAAGAAGATGACACTTGATTGGAATGTCTAGCTCTAAGTGTCTTCTTAATCTGTCTTAGATAACTTGAAAATTCGAAAAATAGGGCAATAGTTGCACAAGCGATCCCAATAAGTCTTAACACGTTTTTCCTTTAACTGAAGTTGATACTCCAAATACTGGAGATTATCTTCGAACTCAAAATTCCCGCATGTGAGAACAGCCATACCATTAGTAGACTCATGAATATACTTTAAATGGGGGCAATTCTTGCACTTCGATCCTTCACCTACAAACCTAACGCTGTTCTTTTCGTTCATACTCTAATTCCAGGTATTTTAAATTGTCTGGACTAAAATCGTGAAAGCAACTTTCTTCACCCAAAGAATTATAGCATCCACTACAATATTGTAAACCAATTGGGTCAATACTAGGATTTACTAAATCCTCATGTTGGCTTTGATTATGACTACAAAGCTTACAAGGTACATCAATTACAGGCTTATGTGTTGCCATTCGTGAGCCTTCAGATATCTCATAGTAAGTGGCAAATGTTCTTCAAGATATAACACAAATGTAGAACAATATCCATAGATTTCTGGTGAGTCATTATAATGCTGTTCAATGAATTCGATTAGATCTTTGGCTGTGATATTCCACATAAAGGTGACAAATACACCTTGAGGCAGCACAAGCTTAGCTTGCTCCTGACACATTCCCTCTTTGACCAATTTATTATAAAAATTGAAGGACCATTCAAAGAAGTTGTTAAGTTTAGTATAGTGAGCATTACAGCTCTTAACGTCCATAATCTTGTACGTTAAACCATCCTTGGAATAGAATTGGGAGGGTAAATAGGCTACTTGATGCTCAGAGTCCTCTGGCTTACTTATAGTGCCTAAATGGGCATCCTGGAAGTCTAGAAGGGTAAGCAGAGGAGCCTTGACTTCAAATCTAAACTCAACGTAATCAAGCACCGCTGGGTTATTAAAGAGGATGTATTCTATTGCTTTATCACCAAGATAGCCAAGACAAGTAATGGTATCTAGGCGTTCTTTCTCAGTTCCAAGAATCTGGTGTACTTTTATAAAACCGCTGCTAAGTACTCGTTTCATTATTTCTTCCTCCGACCAAATGCTTTACCCCATGCTTCAAATGCTTCAGCAATGGAAAGACAAATAAATAATGTCATCCATGGATGAATAAATATCCATGCGACCAATGTAACAGGGCCAGTGTATGAACCACTACCAGTTGTAATAACAAAATTATCCATTTACGCCTCCAAGTCTTGCTGCATTAGCAAGTTTATCACAACGCTCGTTATGTAGATCTCCACTATGACCTGGGACCCAACGAGTCTTTGCCTTTAGATCTCCCATTAGATTACGTAGGGCAAAGTATTTATCCATCTTCTCTTCCTGTTTAAATTGATTAGTGCCATCAGCCCAATTCAAAATGATCTGGGAATCGGACACCAAGATTACTTCATCATCCTTTTCCAACTCACCAAAGACATCATGAACAGAATTAAGCCCCTCAATCGCACCCTGAAGCTCAGCGTCATTGTTAGTGCCCAATGGTAAATATCCTGACCCTTCATGTACCTTAACGGAATTTTTAGTGACCACAAAGCCATACCCTGCTGGTGTGGCCTTTGTCATGCCTGAGCCATCTGAATACACTTCTATCTTCAATTGATCTCACACATATAATGCTTATCGAAGATCGTTTTCTTACCTTGTGCATCTACAAAGGTAAGATAAGTCTGATCATTCACTGTCACAGTAAATACTGGACCTTGTGTGTGAGTGTGATAAGGAATTATAGAGAAATCTGCAATACAAGTAACTTCATGAGATTCTTTAGCACAACCAATAAAGCCAAGCAGCAATCCAAACAAAACTATTTTTTTCATCTTATCTCCATTAGTTCTGGATTCTCATACACATTCCCCAAAATCTCAAGCGTTCCATCTGCTTCAACCAGCTCATACCAGTGAACATCACCCTCACAGGCAAAACATATATCCATTGAATGGTATTGAAGGCTCTTGCACAAATCGCAATATGCGATATAGCCACCTTCCCAAAACCCACCAAGGATATCACCTTCAAAGATCTTCTCAGCTTCTTTATCAATTAAACCACTCCATGTCATGTAAATCAGATCTTGATATACACCATTTATATATGTGCGACCATCAAACGTCATAGTAGGTCCTAGAGTACTCTCACAAGGACCAGGAGCATGAAGCATCTTCTGGGTCTTTTTATTCCAAGCTCGAAACTCAATCTCTCTCATATCTCTGTATCTCCTAAGTCAATAAGATAACTGCCTGGGGTATAGGTAGATTCAATACCTACTGCATCAAGGATACTCTTCATCTTTGCTGCTCCCTCTGGATTAGCTGTATGGAAATTTACTTTAATCAGATTGGGCTTTGGCATAGCAGCAATATAATAAGCCACAGGCTGATATGTCTCTTCTCCAATGGCAAGACGTTTACGGACAGTCTGATTTATAAGATGAGCATTAGGCACACAAATATCATGATCTATAGATATCTCTGTAACATATCCAGTAGCTAAAAGTCTAATAGCTTCTGTGTTTGTACGGGCTAATGTCCAACCCTCTGGACAAATCCTAAGATCGTCTACGTAGAGTTTCACAATAACTCCTCAGCCTTCTATCCTTCAACCACCAAACAAAGTTCATTTGCTTACCAATCAACCACCACATGAACTGCTCTAATCTAAACATTAACGTTTACCATGTTCCTGAACAGATTTAAGCATCTTTTTGTATGCTGCAAAATATTGTCTTTCAGTAATCTCTGTATAGAATTTATTGGTAAAATGATCTACATAATCTGACTGTCCATAAGCGATCTCAATCTTTCCACTTCTCTCAACCTGGAAACTATCAGTAATAACTCTATCCACATCAACACCAATAACACGTTTATAAATATAGGACTTTACTTTAGCAGTATGAAAGAATCCAAAGCCCCCTGAATATCTAAAGTATCGCCCAACCAAAGCCTTAGCTTTGGGTATACTATCAATATCACGAATCTTCAGGCGTATTTCAAGTAGCTGCTTCTCATGTTCTGATTCAAGCTTTTTTAAATCATTTATAATATCAGTCATTTGAATGTTTCTATTGGTTTAACACCACAGTATTTACATTTATCGCACCAGTAGCAAAGTCCCTGACCAGGAACCTTACAAGTATGTACCCATTCGTGCTTACAATCGTCACTCATTTTATTTTTTCCTTTTCATCCAACTTGTATTCTAAGTATAACAGATTATCAAGCTTCTGAATTACACAAAGATCAGTAAAACGATTACCTCTAACCTGATTAGCTGCTGGACATCTACCTTCTACTGTTTGGTTCCATGGATGCTTATAAAAACATCGATGTGCCCAGGGAGCAGGAAGTCTACTAGGTTCACCATGCCAGAACCTAAACTCACCAATTAAAGCAGTATTATCTACTTTCCAATTTCGTTTCATGTTCTAGTACCCATTCTAAATACTCTAAGTTCTCTTTTGGCACATAATTGATACATCTTAGTATGGCTTTAAATGCTTCTGGACAATAACATTTCTCTGGGTAATTTAAGCTCGTGTCTTTATTAAAATGAAGACAAAAGCAATTCCTACAACGACTGTTGTACATTATTCACCTTATGATCCAAACACCATTCCAAATACTGTAAATTACCTGATGGAATCCAATCAGTGCAACCACAATGACATACAGAATCATATCTACCTGTCTCTGCAAAATTCAAGCCATGACCAAGAATATGACCACAGGTTCTACAAACAAACGACTCCATTCTATTAACGAGGTAGCTTTTTATGTTTGCGACGAGCTTGTTCTACTTGATGTTTATTACGATACAAACGTAATACAACGGCTAGAAGTAACAATACACTTCCCAACAGTAATGTTTCCATTTTATACTCCTTTCTTCTCTACTTTACTCCAAGCAAATGCTCTCTTCAAAACCTTATTGAAGTGAACACCTTTGCTCTTAGCAAGTTTGAAGGTATCATAATCGGCCTGGGAAGCACCAACTGTTTCATACAATCCACCATTGTTGAACTTCACCTGCATGGTTCCTGACTTTGCTTCAAAACCGATTGCAGATATATTGCTGCTCACTACACCTTCTAATTGAATTTCATCAGCCATATTATTTTCCTTTCCCCTCATAACTTAAATAAACATTAACACTCACATCTCTATTTATAATACGAAGTATACTTCCTTTTTTTACATCTAAATAATTAGTGGATTCATTTATAAATAGAGGAAATCCTTCAGTTATTCCAATAACTGAACAAGCCTTAATTGCTCCACTTGTAGAAATCCGTAAACGACCTGATCTTTTAACTACTTCATTGTATGTACTACCTGCAGCTAATAGAAACGTTTCACATTCTAATTGCATTCTACTCTCCTTATGAGTTACGCTCAAACCACTGAGCAATCTTATAGGTTAACCAAACAGCTACTGCATACCAAAAAATAACAACGGTTGTAACAATAATTATTTTCATTTGCATCTCCTTTAAAGGGCTTTGTGAGAAGTGTAGGCATCTTGGATTATATATGATCCAATTGGAACCTCATGTCACTCATTTAATCCACTCACAAATTTGCGATCATATGCTGGACTTGAACCAGCTGAATCAGACTTCACTCTCCCAGAGGACACCCCAGAATCGAACTGGCTAACGTCTGATTATGTTTTTTACCACGTCACCGTTCGTGTCACTATGATCTTAAATTGTGCGGGACTCGTCTTTACTTCGTACTCCTAGGGAGAGATCCCGCTGAACCCCTAGTTTCCATATTTGATGGGATGCGTTAGGCTACTCTTATGAGCATCCAGGCTTATTCTTTTATTGGGCCTCAACCCACCTAATTAATTATAACAGATATTCAACGTCCTGTCAATACTTATTTACCGTCGTCCCAATAACCTTTGGTCTTTGACTTACCTTCTTCTGCTGGGTAAATAACCGAATCAATCAAACCATACGCTTTTGCTTCCTCGGCTGACATGTAGAAATTGCGTTCACAATCAGCAAGTACCTTCTCATATTCTTGACCACAGTTTTTAGCCATGATTTTAGTAAGAGACTCTTTGCAATGAACCATTTCTTTAGCTTCAATAGCAATATCTGTAGCCTGACCAGATATGCCACCACCGCTGATCAATGGTTGATGGATCATGATACGAGCATTAGGCAATGCAAAACGTTTGCCTTTAGCTCCTGAGCTAAGCAGCACAGCTCCAAAGCTCATAGCCATACCCATGCAGATAGTTTGAATTGGACTTGTAATGTGGCGCATTGTATCAAGAATAGCCAATCCAGCGGAAACTTCTCCACCTGGAGAATTGATATACATCTGAATCAGCTTGCCTGGATCAATAGACTCCAGATACAGAAGCTGGGCAATTAGAATGTTAGCATCATCAAGGCTGATAGCTCCATGATTACCACCAACAAACAAGATCCTATCCTGCATGAGACGTGACAACAGATCATACGACACCATGCTACCTGCACCTGGATTCTTTTCTATGACTGTGGGAATTATGTTCATCCTAGCCTCCATTTATGATCTGCATCTGGCACATATGTTAACCCGCCTCTATGATATTGATTATCCATAATTAACCAACCTTCAGGAGTACGTGTACGATAGATATCTGTATCCTCTCCAACCTCTTCCCAAATATCAGGCTTTTCTACTTCAGGTGTCTTATCTCCACCAAATAAACTCATTTATCTTCTCCTTTTTTCTTACTTACGTATTCTAGGTATTCTAAATTGTTTAGGTAAACTGCATGTTTACCTTTATTGGCTTTCTGTTCTCGAATGATGATCATATCATTAATGAACAGCACATACACACCTGTTAGGAATGGCATATTGGTAAACTTATTCCGTATTATCTGCATTTGATAATCGGAAGGATCACCCTTCAGGGTTACAATAACAAAGTCACCCTTTTGAGGATGTATCTTCTTAACTCTTCTTACTAGGCTGTTCATTTAATTTCACAAACCTCAAACAATGCTTTCTGCACTTTGGTTCAACCAAGCCATAAGACCAACAGGCTGGTTTATGAATCCCTTTAGGATGCTTACAAGTAGCGCAGGGTGTTGTATTAAATTTCGTTTTTGGGGTCATATAATGCCTCCTCTTTAGCTACCTTTAATTTAGCACTCTCTAAGTGCCATCCCAATATCTGAACAGCATCAGGCCATGAGCCATCTAAAATTGCTGCTTTATAGGACAGATCCTCTTGTGCATTCCAAGCATTAGAAAAGAAAGCATCAACTCGCTTCCTCATCTTCTTAGGGACAGCTGGAAGCAACTCATTATTGAGCCATGCGTAGTCTTTACAAAACTGGCATTTACAACTTTTCTTTTTGCTCATATCTATACTCCAACAATTTTAAAGAGTCCATTCTATATTCAGAACATTCAAAGCCAAACATGTAACAATTTGAACAATATGTCCCATCAAGTTGCCCTTCTATGTCCAATATATGCATATCTTCTAAATGACCACACCTGCAATCAACTTCATCACGCATCATATTTTAACAGGAAATCTGGGTTAATGCACTTGAAACTTAAGCGACCACGCAGATCTTCATCATACTCACCAATCAAAGGACGCAACACAATACCCTCACGATGAGAATCTTTATTCATTGCACTCTTACCTTTAGAGTATTGGACCAATTCATCTATAGTGTTAGGTAATATAAATGAATCATCAACCAAAGGAACAGGCTGCAATTGCAAATAAATTATCATCTTAACAAAGTCATCATAATTAAAATGAAGACCAGTATCAATATCAAAAACGTTGAACACATAGTAGCCAAGTTTCTCTAGCTTATACTTATTGCCCTGGACACCTGGACCAAGCAACTCACCCTGCAGCGCAATGTTACGATTAAGGCTACGCAGCTTGTTCTCAAGGTCAAGCTCTCTAGCTACTTTCCAGAACGATGTACCACCTTCTTCTTTCATATCTATATTACGAGAGCAAACGCCAAACTCTCCATCAGCGAAGTGCTCATTGCGTCTGAAATAGACAGTCATGCTGGACCCGTCAACCTTCTCTGTCACATAAAACTTTTTGTTTTGGTGTCTGTATAATACTGCTGGCACAGCCTGGATACGAGTCTCATCTGTCTTATGCAAGAACTCTGGGAAGTTACCTTTGGCAAGACCAGCCAACTGAGCTGGCACATATGGTTCATACTTAACTACTCCAAGCAGCTCAGTGACATCATCACCCTCAGCATGTGGCTCATGTGGCAACTCAGACTCACCTGCCAAGATGGATAGTGGCAAACAAAGACCCTGACTAACTTGACCTCGTAATCGTATCGTTTTGATACGAAAGCCTGACTTACGCAGGAACTCAACATCAGGAGATTCTTTGAGAATCGAATCAACTTCAAAGTAAACAACCAAGTCTCCAACCTTGAATTCACCTTTCTTGCTAACAACCTTCCAACCAAGAACAGTAAGACATTCAATAGCATCAGCCCCAGGAATAGGCTGGACATCTAAGACTTTTTGAATTGATGCTAACTTTCTTTCAACGGACATAGCCATTCTCCTTGTTATGTCTATAGACCTGCAAAGCTCGAATCATAGCAACCCACTCTGGCACTGTGAAATGATCAAATCTACTTTCATTACAGGGGCCACATGCAGGTAAAACATTATTCAGTGTATAGCCTTTCTTATTATCTACCCTATCCAAATTTGTTCCTGCTGTATCTGTCAAGTCCACACCACAATAATAGCAACCCAATTTAATTAATTGCTTATATTCAACAAAAGATATTTGCCATTCTCGCTTCATCTTCTTAGCTTTTGAAACTCCCGATTTAAAACGAACCTCTAATGTTCTAGCTCTTTTAGCAAACTCATTCTTCAATCTAACATATCGCTCTTTATCATAAATAAGATGCTCAGCACGATGTAAATCTCTATGCTGTTTACGTTGCTCTTTAGTTCTTTGATAATACTGTTTATCGTATAATTCTTTTGCTTTAGACTTCATAATAATAGTATACCCCCTAAAGCTTAGTCTGTCAAGTCCTAATATTAGCTATTCCCTCCATTGAATTGACAGGTCAATAATTCCAAGGTCAATTGATATATGACGTTTGCAAATATTAAAATGTGGTCTACACATCCAATCTGGTCTAAATATAAACTTCAATGTAATCATTTTTAATCTCCTATATTAACAAACTTATTTACATATTCTCTATCTTGACTAAAGATAGGGATTTCTCTGTCTACTATCCAACCACCTTCCTGCTTCACTATACAAGCACCCCTTTTCTCAATAACTGGTAGATCGTTCCAATTGATCCCTTTCTCTTTAAAAAGCATATCTTGAACTTGATCTGTATTTTTACCATGTAATTGCTTATGGGAGAAATAAGCTTGACCAACAGAATTGATACTATTTCTAGTAGCATCTTGTTGTCTCCATAAAAAATAGTTACAAACCTCTTCTCTAGGTAAAGTAAAGACCCTACTATCAAAAGTAGCTCTTGAGTTGCAGGTATCGGGGAATTGGAACCAACTATTGAAACTAGCTGTCGCAATGCTGGCACTAACTGATACCATCTTCTGAATATTCTTATCAAACCATGACTGAGAAGTTAACCTTAAATAATCAATTAAAAGAATCGATATCTCATCTGATTGCCAATAGGCTAAAGCAGCTCCCTGAATCTCATCACATAGATCTCTGGTTGTAGCTAACATAGCATCTGCAAAGTCCTTATCAAATGGCTTCTTAAGGCCCTTAGTTAAGGTGTGGAAGGCTTTTCCATCAATCCTAATGATACAAGGCATCCTACCAGTTAAAAACGTCCTAGTGACGTTTTCATACCCTTTCATCCTATCACCAAGACTATCTTTCTGGGGTTTGCTCATTGTTCTCATCCTTTTCTAATTTCCAACGTCTACAGCAATAGATACATTTCAAATACTCAGGGGAACAACAGACTACAATGTGATACCCACAGAATGGGCAATCATGGCTAAAGCCTGAGCGATCTTTTACTTTAGGCTTGCTCATTGTAATATTCCTCTAGTTTTTTACAGTTCTCACAATTAGACCATAGACAATTCCAAATCAATGTGCCATCAGAACAAAAATGAAACCACTCATATTGAAGAGGTGGACCTTTATATTTAATGGTTCCCCAAACAAGATCATCCATTACATTTGCTCATTTTTAATCTGCTCCCTTCTATTTAGAAGTTCCATATATTTTAAATTATCACCAATGAACTCATGGAACTGCTCACCATCATATGATATACGTTGATCAACACAATTTACACAAATAGTCTCACCATCTGATATATTAGAGTAATGCTTATCAGCTGCATGATGACAAGTCTTGCATGGGAAATCTTTATTTATCATCAAAATCCTTTAGCCAAGTAAACACATCACGCAGCTCAGCACCTTCTTCTATTGCTTTAATCCTATCCAAGTGCTCTAGATACCTGAGATTGTCTTTAGTCTCGGCAAAGTGTTTCTCAGCAATCCTATTCATTGAAGCAAGGAACTCATCCTTATCATCTGTAATAACATATTTGTATTTGATCTTTGGCCCTTCAAAATACTTCTTAATTACTTCTGGGTCCCAACCCCAAGCAGCGTTCATTTCTTCTTCTTATCTTTGAGCTTTGATTCAAGAAAGCGAAGATTATCTATACTCTTGAGAGTACGCTGCCAACAAGCACTAAACTCATGATCCCATGCATAGTCAAAAGCTTTCATCTTAGCCCAGGATTCAAAATCATCAAGCTTTGAGATAATTGGAAAAATACTTTGACCTATATTTAACTCAATACTTCTACCACTGCTTCCATTGAGTCCCTTAAGTTCTATACTACTTACCCCATAAAGGCCATCACTACGAACTCCGTAATGATATTCGCAATACAGCTCAGCATTGTTACCTAGATCAAAGATAGCATAGCTTCTATAGTCACTCAGATCTAAACGGAATTTAAATGGGCAATCCTTTAAGTCTACAAGTTTATTCATCTCATTCTTTTTCTGAAAATAACTAAGGAGATTAATACCACAGAAAACAGCTACCAACATACCAAAGATCATTCCTACAAATCCCCACAGAGTATTCATCATCGGCAAGCCTCAGCATCTTCATCTTCTGGTACAGCTAACTGATCTGGGTAAATAGCCTGACGAACATCTCCACCCCTTACTTCGATATAGCTGAAATTCTCCAGGGCCTTAGAAGAAGCTGTAGGACCATAGAGCTTATCAAAAGCTCCAGGAGTTAGGTTACTAGTAATGATAGTAGTTAACAAATGCTCTCGACGATACTTCATAAGCAACAGCAAGTGTCTCTTATCCGTATGCAGATTGCCACAGCCAAAGGCTGCTGATACATCATCCAGCAAAAGAATAGGAACTGTCATAACAGTTTGACGAGCTGCCTTAGCATCTGCAGAAAACTTATCCTCACAAATGGTAATGTATTCCCCATAGGAAATAGCAGCTATGGGATATATAACTGCTCTACCTTCAGGACCTAGACGTGGTTCATGAAGTTTATATAAAAGCCAATAAGCTGTTCGAGTCTTACCTGTTCCATTCTGACCAGAATAAATATAGAGGTTATTGCCTCTAGTAATTACATCTGGGTTATTCAAATACTTAACTGAATTCTGCTGAACCTCTTCAAGGTTGTCAGCACCAACCATATCATTGATATCCCAATCTCTATGCAGAGGGGGTAGACTTGTTTCGATTAAGTAGCTCATTTTCTTTCTCCTGTGATTTAAATTCTAAATACTCTAGATTAGTAAACTCTAGACCATTATCTTTCTTATACCGAATATACTTTTCAAAGGCTCTAGCAAATGGAAGCAATTCAATATCAGCATCATTTGAATCATAGCAAGAGCAACCAGACTCATGCACAACTGCATACTGACCCCCTTCTAATTGGAATACATGCATCATCTCCATCCCCCAACTTTCAGAGCAATCAGCATGTCCAACTTCAGCTACAGCTTTAGCTCCAGCTGTACTTGTCCAACCATCAGACCAGCAACTAATAGACATGACGTTTCTTAGCCTCTTTTTGTTTAGCTTTCAAATCTTGTCTAACCTTCTTACGCCATTCTTTACTACGTTGATTATGCTCTCGTTGAAAGTCTTCTGTCTCTTTCTCTACCTCAGCATAGATCTGAGCATCCTCATTCCACCAAGAAAAGTTCTTTCTAATATCCCAATGCAAATTCTCTTGGACAAATCCATTTTTCTTTATACCACGCATTACAACGGGACGTAGAAGAGGTTCATATCCTGAATCTCTCCAGGTATTATAAAGCTGAACATAGACAGGATCATTATAGGACCAACCCAAAAGTTTAGCAAAAGATTCATAGGCAACCTTCCACTTAATGGCCCACTTAGTGGTACATTTAGAAACCCCTGTAATATGTTGATGCATGGTCAGTGCTCTACGTTTACTCACAATAGCCTCTTTATTAATTATATCATAATTGCGCTGATAAGTCAAGCGTTCTTTTTTCTGCTCTTGATACAGATCACTAAAATATTTTGTACGAGGATGTTTCTTTCTATAATCACGCTGGTATTCTTTTCTACTTTGTGCCATGTTAAAGATCCTTTTGTAAATGTTGTTAAAGGAGACATCTGTATCTGATCTATAATATATACTAATAAGTAATATAGATAAGCACTTTAACAACAGTATTGTTAGCTATTTGCCTCTGCGTACTTGACTAGTATATCTCCGTGACATGCTAGAGGTTTACACCAACATCCTAAAGTTTTATCCTTCAACTCACCTATATGAGCTTGCATCCAACCATCCATTAAATAGAATGCTTCAAACTTCTCTATCACTTCTTCTCTAGTTCCATCAATACCAATCTGATATGGATTACCCCACATAGATGGACGACCTATATAGATATCGTATGGTCTACCTGATTTACAATGAACTACGTTTGTCATCGGCACACATCTCCAAGTATAGAAGGTTATCTATTGCACCAAAGCCTGGACAGGAACACTTTCTAGCTGCAAAGTCACATTGCTTCCATACTGCTGACATATTAGGAGCACCAAAATTCTGGGTAGTCATATGGAAGAAAGCTTGATGCTTACAGAAACGGCAATACTCATCACCCCTGACTTTTGGATAATGATAATACTCAGACACTCAAATTCTCCAATGTCTTAAGGTTATCTCCTACAAAATCATTGCAGCTGCAGATCTCTTCTTTATTATGATAAACAACCTCAGCTACAGAGATAGCATCTTTATACGCAATGCACATTCTGCCCTCATGATTACGGTACTTCTTTGCATCTGCAAGAGATACATGCATTTTGTTTCTATGACCACAGGTACAAAGGTAATCAGGACTCAGCATGTTTCTCCTCTAAGTACTTCAGGTTATCCCCTATGAACCTTTTACACATATTATGGATAACAGATGATCTATTAAACCCTGCATCTGCCCAGCAAAAGGCACAGCTTAATCCTACGAGATGATCTTCGTAGGCATGTCCACACGTCTTACAAGGATACAGTAGATCCATAAGTGTACTCTAAAGACTTGAGATTGTCAACCTTAAAGATATTGCAACGACAGAAGTTACACCACATATCATAGGTATGCATCCAGTTAGGATGATCACACTCACAAACCAAAGTGATTATCATTCATATGCCTGAACAAACTTCTCGCAGCCACATTTTCTAAGTACGCAACAGCCATCAGCAAACACATGGTCCCAAGGCTCATGACCACAAGTACAAACTAATTCACCAAAGTCATTACGTTTATGACCCATATTATTTCAACAGTCCTGCTTCTCGAAGACGTTCATCTTCTTTGAGCTTTAGAGTATCATCGTGCAATGTCTGAATATCATCATCATGATCCTGGACCCATTTGTTTGTATCAGCCACAGTATCAGTAAGTGCATCAATCTTGCCTTTGAGATACCAACCACCTGTTGCTAAGCTGCTTATGATTGTAAATGCCAATGAGATTTGGAACCAATACTTTTGGATAAGTTTTAACATTTGATCTCCTATCGAAGTGCTTCTAGCAAAGGATCAAGATAACTTCGTGGACACTTAAGCTTTGCCGCAGCAAGCAGCTCTTTAACATGCTTCTTTTTTAAATCTCGTTTAACCTGTTTAATAGCTTTATCTAATGATAGATGAGTATCTGTAAAGAAAGCCACGCGACTTCCTAAACCTGTTGATCCACGTACCCAATCAAAATCATAAATATCAATACGTCCTGGCACACAGTAACGACCAATGGAAGCACCACGATCAGTTATGAATATACGAAGAAAATCCATACTATCTTTAGTTTGACGTACAGCAGTGTTATCATTAAACAGAATCTTATCGTCGTCATTATAATCTAGTATCAAGCTCATTTGAATCTCCTTTACTCGTGACAAGTTCTAATCGTGGGATATGTGTGAATGAACCAAGGACCCCACCAGCCCCAATTCTTTGTACCCCAACCAATACTCCATTCTAAAATATGTCCACATCGGTAGCACCTACCAATGTTAATTAACCACAGCCTTTTCATAGACCATCAGTTAAAATTAAATATAGTATTATAGCCCAGAAGGGATGACCACAAATCCCCAGGACTATACACAAGATAAGTATAGCATTTTTATCATTCATTGTCAATACCAACCACTGCTGCCTGGACCATCACAATAATCAAAGTCACCAAAGCACATATTATCTGGACAATCATTGTCATAATCATAGACATCAAAGCATTCAGTCTTAACTCTAGGAGGAGTAGGATTCTCTCCACCACGTTTTGTAAAGGCACAGTCGGGCCAAGTAGAACAACCAATAAAACTATTTTTTGTTAAGCTGTTTACACGCTCAACTAGATAACCTTCTGTACACTTTTCACACTTCTCACCTGTTGGTTTAAGTTCGACGCTCATACTCTCTCCTTTGATTTCATCTCTAAGTGAACTAGATTGTCTGGTCTAAACATACCACATTTATCAAAGTCAAACTCCAAAGGGCATTCATTACATCGTCCTGATACCAACTCTCCACGACCTGTTGCATACCAATGAGAAGCAGCTACATGCCTACAGACACAATGAAAGTCCCAGGGTATTGCTTGTGATACATCCACTAACTTATCTTTATCAAAGACTTTCATTTAAGAATTCTAAATACTCAAGGTTATCTGTTGGGACATATAAGCCACATTCACCTCTACGACCTGCAGGATTGCATACACAGCCCTTAAGCATCCCACTTACCTCACTATCATATGGATGATGACAAGAGCATTTACGGCAAAAGCTTTTATAAGGTCCAACCCTTCGGACATCAGGTATTACTCTTCGAACTATTTTTTTAGCCCAGGCCATTAGCAACCAACCTCATCGTCTTGTCCATATCCTTCTGGCACTGTATAACTATCGACATCAGGATCAGCTGAATCTAAACCTATGTATATAACAGATGATGGTTCATTTTCCAATTTATATTTATAGGTATCAATACCGTGATTACCATTCTCATTGAACTTCTCGACGAGCTTAGGTATATATACTCGACCATCAGAGAGTGTAATCTTAGTGCCTTTGACTGGACCAAAGAATCCATCATCTAACACTACTTCTTCTTTCTTTGTCACGCTGAGCTTCTGCAACAATAGATAATGTTCAAGAACTTCTTCTGGGTGTTTGCCCGTAAGTTCAATAAGCAATTCTAAATATGATTCTACATGATACTCTTGATCCCAGCTCATTTGGTTTCTCCTGTATTAGGAATATCGTACAATTCTTTTAACTTATCTTCAATATGTTTAGCGAGTGTTGCAGCTTCTAATTGAAGATCATTCTGATCTAAAATGTTTAATGCACATTGAGCAGAACAAACAGCCTCATGCGCTCTCCATAGCATGTTTCGTTTATCTAACCCAAGATACTCCTGCCATTGCTTATCTGTTAGATCACTCATTTATCAAACAGCTCGTGACATATAGTAATCACGATACCGCCCCCAAGAACCACTAACCCTACAATCCATACACTATTCATTGCTCTCCATATTCTTAGGAGGTTCAGGTAATGTATTTGGAAAACGCCCAATATCCTGGTGGAGAGTATAATTCCTCAATCGGATTTGCTCTTCATTACTCAATATCTCACCATGCTTTAGTCGATCCCGTAAGTGAGAAAAATACTGGTCAGCTAATTTATTTAAAGCAGCTCTTTGTATTCTGTTCCATTCTCCACTAGAAATGTTCTGAACAGGTCTTAAAATATCTTTATATTCAGAAGGTTCAGGTAGCTTCTTAGTTTCAAATTTAAGCTCTGTATTCCACCATGTCTTAATCGCTGTAAACAATTCACCCCAGGTATTAATCATGGGGTTCATCGTAGTTTAATGGAACTTTAAAAAATGGAAAACCTAATAGAGTATCAATCATCCAATATTCATTGCATGGACAAATGGCTTTATAAACCGTCTTACCACTCACAACATCTACAAAGAGTGATTCAACTATCTTCATACGCCAATGCAATCCAACCTTACAAAATAATAGTTTCATAAATGAAGTACTTCATCCTCTTTTTCTTTAAGCTTTAACTCCACATACTCTAAATTATCTGTTGGCACAAACTTATAACAAGGGCAAAACTCTAACAAATTAGTCTCAGTAAAAAATGTAGCTACATAACCACAATGAAACATATTACCATCTGCTGGTAAATGACGAACCTCATTATGATCACAATGTCTACAGATTCGTTCAATAGGTGTTGCCACATCATCCATTGCTTTCCCCCTTGATTGCCTTCTCAAGAGCCTCCGCAGCTTTCTTTATACAGTCTTGACAGACCCTGGCTCCATTAGGGCTAATAAGTTTTCCCATACCTTGCAATCCCTTCTGACACCACATACACTCAGCGGAGTTAAATGATTGCTTTGGAGCACAGCCTGTACATAAACAAACCATGTTATAGTATACATCCTTTCATTATATTTGTCAAGGGCATAGGTAGAGAATTGTTTCGGCCCCTAACCTGATCGTCATCTTCTAGAACAATGACCGCACCAGGGTACTCACCTAACTCACCCAATTGAGTTTCATCCTACAATTATTCCTGTAGAGCTGGCCCCTTTGGTCCAATAGTCCTAGGAGTATTGGCACTTACGACTGTACGCTCTAATCCTTGACTTAAAGTGTTTTTAGATACTCTAGAAGCTGAGTCTCAGATATAGGTCTAAAGGCCCATTGATCCTGACCCACATTGATCATATGATTCTTATACTTACCTGGAATAGATTTCCAAGCAGTATGAACGTGACCACAGATAAGTAGCCGCCCATCATCATCTAGATTCTTAGTGTCAAACTTTACTTTATGATAAGGATCATTCTTATCACCACGATATGGATAGTGAGAAAGGTTAGCGATTATACCACCTTCCAGCTCAATCTGTTTGGACTGGTACACTTCAGCAAAGCCCCACTCTGCCATCTTATGACCTGACCTATCATGGTTTCCCAGGATCAGTATCTTATGCCCATTCAGGCAACTAAGGATATGTTTCGCTCTATCTGGTGAAGTAAAGGCTACATCCCCAAGATGGTAGACAATATCATCAGGCTGCACCGTTTCATTCCAATTAGCAATGATAGCACGATCCATCTCACCTGCATCTTTAAATGGACGTGTGCAGTACTTAATAATGTTCCCATGACCAAAGTGTGTATCGCTTGTAAAGTATCTCATTTTTTAGGTATCCTTGTTTCTTTCCAATAGTACCAGGGGCCAAAGAAGTGTTTCCATACTTCAACCCAACCAGGAGCATAATCACCCTTATGTGTAATATAAATATACTTACCTATTCGTTTACCTCTAGGCAATAGATTCTCTTTATGAACTGGTAATTGCATTAATGATTCCTCTTTCTTCCATCCATGCCAGTGCAGCAATAAAGCTTATGAATTCTAATTGACCAATCGGCAAAGAAGGAATCCCAATATCGCATGACTCTATAATACTTACTATGATCATCACAGGGGTTTCCAGCTAAACGTTTAACAAACAATTCAATCATCATATCAGTATCACAGGAGGTTGATACTCAGGATGAAAGTGCTGAACAATTTTAAAAGCATCCTGCATCGTTAAACCCACCCAGCTGTCTGTTAGGAACTCTCTAACCTTCTCTGGATCTCCTAGGTTAAAGATAGCATGATCGTCCAAGGCAACCCAATCTGGCTGCTTGTGGTGAAGTTCTACATAGTCATCCAACCACATGTGAATCTCATGGATACGCTCAGAGCTGAATTTCTTTGGTGTTACTCCAATGATCCTGTCACCATCTAGCTTATAGATCTTGAATAGCTCTTTAAAGGATTCAAGGCTATAGAAGCTTCTCCAAGCTGAGGAGATAACAATCTTCAGGTCTGGTACTTGATCCATGATAAAGCGTAATACCCACATGTTATTAGCATTGACATCAGACTTCATGCGAAACAAATCTGCATCATTAAGCGTATCAGCTCCTGGAACCTTAAAGCCTTTGGTAGCAAGGAAGTGCTGCTTACTGTTCAATACTCCATCAAAATCCAACATCATCACTCTCATTTATAACTCCTCCTATCTTCTTTGGTTTTAAGTACATGATCAATATACCATAAAGGTTGAAGATTAGTATAATGAACAGCTTTTTTAAATTGTTCTTTATTTGTAAAATCAAAACTCTTAATAGGAACAATATGATCTATTTGCCATTTATCTTTTCCAAGCCCATAAGTATCCCATGACATATTTCCATAGAATTTAGATTCTAAATACTTCCTAAAATAATCTACTGAACAACCAAGCTCTTGAACTGCTGATCCTTGTTTTAAATTATGTTTTAATGCTGCACGTAAACGAGCACGAAGATTTCGTTTAATTTTATAAATAATACTTTCTTTAGCATTAATTTTATCATAATTATTAGTGTATTTTCTCCACCAATCTATATGAGCCTTTTTATAAGCCTGAACATTTTTCAATACTTTACTTCTATTTTTAATATACCAACGTTGTCCACGAGCTTTCACATCTTCTGGAGATGATTCTGTTTTACGACATTCATTACAACGAGATCTTAAACCAGATAAAGTTCGTTTATCTGAACCAAATTGGATCTGAGTATTATCTTTTTTGCATCCAACACATACTTTACTCATAGATCTGGGCCATCCCAATCTTCTTTTTTCCCTTCATGCCCATCTATATAGCCAAAGTGATAAGCACTCTTTAGTGCCATGTACATTCTATGGCTTTGCTTATACTGCTGCTCACCATCTCGTTTACCTTGATTGTATGTCTGTAAAAGAAACAGTATAGCTAATGCAACAATTGTCAACTTCAGTACCTTTATCATGATACCTTCTCATATGTCATTTCAAAGATATCTGGCTTGCAAGCATAGAACTCACCCTTTACACCTTTAATGACCCAATCACCAACATTAGCAACTGTCTCACCCTCAAGAGTAGGAATGAATAAGTTCTGAATGGTAAGACCTACTAGCCATGTCTTAGCAGGTTTCCAAGCTTTACTCTTAGGCCATCCACCAATCAAGCTACCTCGTTCATTAGGTAGCCACTGGACCGCTTCAATTACTACTGGTTTCTTTCTAAATTTCATTTGACCTCCGTGAACCATGCACTATCAGTCCAATCAGCCATATGATCTGTCTTGATCCATTGACCAGATGTGCCTTCTTCAGATACTCTTTTAGTCTCTATAACAGCCTGTACTTGATCTTTCATAAACGTATAAATGATAAGCTCTGCCACTATCTGTTCATCATAGGGGCAACCGTTCAGCTTTACTTTGTCTCCAACTTTAAACATTTGATCCTCCATTAATTATGAATATAGAAACGAAATCCTGCTTCCACTCCATAACCTCTGACAGACCCATTTTGTGGTAGCAATACATTATTCATACTTTGACTATAAGTAAAATCTCCATAAGAGTAATTGCCTCCCAATAAGAAAGTAACATTACTTTCTAATGGAATACGTAGTTGTCCTCGCATTCCTCTATCATTCTGAAGACTGTTCTGTTGATCAGCAGGTATCAACCCACCATACTCAGAGGGAGTATTCGTAGTACCGTTGCTATGATCCCAAGTTGCCAACAGATCAAGACTAATGTATCTGTCTGGATTATCTTTAACTCCATCCAACAGTCCTGCATTTGCTATGCTAACAGCTGCTAATAATATTGCTAAAGTCTTCATTTAGGCAACCTTCGACCAACACATACCGTTCGGCTATTACGTGGGAGAAAATTACTTACAGGATACTCTACTCCAACAGCATGGTAAGTAACCTTGCCTGTCTCAGTATCCGTACAAGTGACTTCCCATTTGGAACCAAGCTCTACTGGTTTAACTGGAGCTGTAAGCTCTGCTCCCAGGATACACAATCCACTTATAATAAAGAACAGTCCTATCGTAATCAATCGTTGTTTCATTTTATCTCTCCTAATAGTTTATTGATCTTCGCTTCCAGCTTATCTAATTTCTTCGTATGATTCTCTTGATAATAGCTGATTGCATTACGCTCCGACCAATACTTACCACCAAAGCCAAAGTGTCCACCAAAGCGAAACTCATCACAGGGATATTCCTCTTCACAATGAGAGTAGACAAAGCATAGTCTATTGTTCTCATGAGCCCCAGCCTCTGCCACTAGTATATCATAAACGGCATTAGCTTTGCAATGGGAAAGTTTCATACTTTATGAGCCTTACGTCTATTCCTAATCTCTTTTACAACCTGCTTAATAAGGGTATCAGTCCACTCATTAGGCTCAATAGGTTCACCACGTTTCACTAATATCTTAATGGCTCTCTGTCTATCGTTCATTAGGATTTCTTCCCTGGCTCAGGATTCTTTTCACAGTATTCATCTGTAGCTCTATAGTCTTCACATTCTTGTTTAGTGTCATAGTTACATTGAACTGTTCCATCAGTCTTATTAACATTGCACCACGCTGCAACCCCAATCTTATGAGTAGGAGCAAGTGTAAGCACTGAAGCGACAGCACCAGCAATTAGAGTAATCATGCTGCTACCGCCTCTTCCTTTTGTTTTAGTTTCCATTCAAGGAATTGTAAATTGTCTGTAATGAATGGATGATCTCCAGTGCCATAATAAGAATGATACATTAGACCAGCTTTACACACAATACATTCCCTATCATCAAAGTCATTTGAGAATTCTCTGAAATCGTAATAGCCCATTAGCTTTTCTCCTCATCTATAAAATGTATAGTACCATCCTCATCAACTTCAGCATGAACTGGCTTTCCTGTCTCAAGAACTCTTTGGAGCACCTGAGCTAATGCATCGTCACCTTCATCTGGAATAACAATAACCTTTTTTGGTTTTAAGCCAAATAATTTACGCCAGTTCATTTCTTTTCCTCCTCAGTAAGTGTAGCTAGATCAACTTCACCTGAGCTATTTATACAACGAGGGCATGGCAATGTTGCAGGATATCCCATTGAACTCTTGCCATAGATACCTCTGAATCCTAAACAACGGGGGCATTTAACAAGGATTTTAGGTTTACGTAATTCACTCATATTAGAACCCACTTATCTTTCGTATTGCTTCAAGGCCACAATCACTACAATATCTTTTCTGTCCTGGCACAACTGTCTTTGTATTATGACCAAAGACTTCAAGCAATGGGAAACTGGATTGTAACAGAGTAGGTTCCCATTTACTCCACTCATGAAAGTGTAACCCTAAAATGTTCATTGTTTCACCCATCTGCCAACCTCTTTGATATAGAGAAGGGTATCATAGCCTGTCTTATAAAAACTGATTGAGAAATCATCAGAGCTAGAATGAAGGGGATAAAAGCCATCCTTCTCAGCTGCTCTAATCAATCCTGCCCAGGTTCTATAGACCTTACTCATTTACTATCCTTTGCTCCATCAGTATATCCACGTCTATAAGCTTTATCCATTGCCTCATGTACAATCTCAGCTAAGAGTGTACCGTCATAATCCGTAAGATCCCAAAGCTTTGCTAATTCTACAAGTATCTTTACAGTAGGATTTAGTATTCCTTCACCATATCGCTTCATTCCTGATATAGCCTTAAATCTGCTCATAGGAAATTCTCTACAATTGTGCCAAACACAAGGAACATAATAAATGTAATAAAAGCTGTTTTCCAATCATATACAAGACCAAGGGCAATACATATTGTAAGTGACCCAGGAAGACAGGTTATTGTAAATGGGATTTCTTTTTTCATTTGCTTTCCTGAGCAGGAGTAAATTGAACAGATAGTGTATCATCATCTTCAGGGACAATCTTAAATTCTCCCTGTGTAAATGATTTAAGCAGCGCAAGCACATGATCGTTATCTACTACAGGACGACCATTAAGCTTTGTCTTAGCCATAGCAAATAGTGCAACGTGAATCTGATCAAACTCTCGTGGTGTAAGCATTAATGCTCTCCTATTGATTTAAGATATTCAATCTCAGCGTTCATATTGTGATACTCTTCATCCGACGTAAAACCTTTTGGGTATTTCTTCCACATCTTATTCTGAAATGCAGTCAAATCTGTTAGAATCTTACGCTCGGCTTTAGGAATATTCTTCCATCCTGCAAGAGTAATCCATTTATTATAAGGTGCAGGAACTCTATTTCGCTTCTTCATTTGAGTGTCACCTTCACATCCGATAAGATCAACAGAAACAATAAGGCCCAAAGACCAAATCCACCAAAGTAAGCAATGAGCGACAAAGGTAATGCAATTGCCACTCGTAATAGAAATATCTTTGTAGACTTCTTCATTCTTTTATCTCTGGTACAAAGGTTACTGTTGTGTGTCTGTTATGATAGCCAACCTCAACTGTTCTTATAAGCCAACCACCTGGAACCTTCATCTTATAGGTTTCAAATTTCTGATCATCTGGTATGTGTTCCCATTCCCCCCATTGACTCATATATCTCTCCCCGCTCGTATCTCAATTTCATTAAGTAATTGATCACACAACTCAACAATATTTACGGAATCTTCACAAAAACATTCAGCATGTTGATCCCTAAGAGCTTGAATTTCCTTAACTGACATCATTGAAGCTTTTCCAAGAGCTGGTTGACATCATAGTGCAAGTTCTCTTGCTTCTTATCATCAGACAACCCAGCGAAATAGACATCCAGCTTCTTCAACAACTCCTTAACTGCAGGGACATGACTCAAGGCTTGCTTGCCTTGTTCCCTGGCAACTGACACCTCATTAACCAACTGAGGCAACTCATCCACAGGGATAGAGCCATCATTGTACTTCCACACATTAACCGTCTTCTTAGTAAGTGGGGAAGTCTTACGGCGCACCACATAAAGTAAGCCCTTCTTTGTTAATCTGCTGATTGTAGTGTGGATGCTGTTACTTCGTGAGGTTTCACCATACTGCTCTTCATAAAGGGGGAACACATCTTCAGCCGCCAACTCAGTGTGAGCCTTATACACATCAAGAACTCGTTCTTCAATCACTTGTTCAGTAGCCATTTTAATATATCCCCCTGGTTAGAAATTGAACGTGACCTTTATCATAAGTCTGATTCATATTCGGAAATGCCACTACCACACGAGTCTTAAGCAGAATTGTTACTTTGCCAATTCCCCACTGAGGGAACCAACGATCTGCTACCTTCTGACCAACCTCAAGCTCTTCGAATTTCATACTTTAGTATACCATGAATAGATAACAATGTCAATGGCTTTCTTTAAGCTGACCATAACTATAAAGCGTCTCACAGACATAACAATAAGCTGCTGTAATATCTAACCTCAATTCTACTCTTTTGTGCCCTTTCGGGCATGAGAGGATAGGTTCAATCGACACGATTTATAGACCTGTTATTCGCCTTTCTCTTTGAGATTAAGCAATGCACTTGTTCCATTACCAAGAACGGTAGTAGGCAAATGCCCATCCCACTTATCAATGGCTTTCTGGAATGCTTCAATCTCACGTAAATGTACGAGCTGAGCTGTAATGACATCACGCTGTAAGCTCAGGGATTTTGCCTCTGCTTCAGCTCCTGCAATCTTCTGAGCTGCTTCAACTTTGATACGCTGAAGATCCTGTTCGGATTTCAACACACGCTGTTGGGCAACCTGCTTAGCTTCAATAGCATCTGCATAGTCTTTGCTGAACTCGAAGTTGGTGATATAAACATTATCTACTGTTACGTTAGCTTTAAGCAACTGAGCTGCCAATGCAACCTCGATCTTGCCTTTCACTTCTTCTCGTTTCGTAATAAGCTCTTCAGCTGGATATTGGGCCATCACTGCCTTAACCGTTTCATTCACAGCTGGATGCACAACGTTCTCCACAATATCTGATCCATAAGACTGGAACAATTTAGGAGTAACATCAGGCGTAGTGTGAAAGTTCACAGCAAGCTTCGTCTGGACATTCTGCAAATCCTTAGAAGCAGCCGTGGTATCATATTCGGTCTTCTGGACCTGGACAGATATCATATTAGCCGTATTGAAGAAAGGTACTTTCAAGTGAAAGCCTTCATCCAATGGTGTCATCTCTACTCCATGGAAACTACTATAAATTACTGCTCGACTTCCCGCTGGAACAATGACATAACTACCAAAGAATACACTGAGTAGTAATATCGCTCCAAACCCACCTGCTACTATTGTTGCAATCAATCCTGGTCGCATCTTTTTAATCTCCTTTTATTTTGAACTCTCTGCATATCTCTCCACAAGCTAACTTACCGTTTGCACAGCAACTCTCACATACTATACCGAAGTGCTTATCCCTAATCTTGTGTTCCCTCTTAGTATGACCACAAGTACATCTCTTCATTTAGATTCGCCCTGGTTCTCTTTAGGTGTATTATCTTTCTCTTCCTGTTTCCTAAGTCTCACTGAGTTTCTATATACCATCTCAAGTAAAGCCACAGCCGTATTGATATCAGCCAACCCGTAGTCAAGCTTACTAGCTACATCATCCAACTTGCTATCCTTGATATCGAAAGGTAAGCCCATACGATCCTGGTTATCCTTATCCTGTTCGTGTCGCTCCATTAAATCAATAGAGATGAACTCAAGTTCATTACGCAGGAGCTTAATACGTTGTGTATAATCAACTAGCTCTTTAATTTCCATTTTGCTTCTCCTTTTCTAATCGTGCTGCATTAGCTAGTTCAGCTTGAAACTTTAAAGCAATCGCTAGATCCATTGGATCAACGTCAAGATACTCAGCTATTCTATTAAGCATATCGTTACCTTCAAGTCTTCGTGTACCACAGGGATCAAAGCTCATTAGTCACCCACCTGTCTAAGATAAAGCCTACACACTGGCAACTTGTGCAACGGCCTTCCACGTTAAGTATAGCATGTTCTCGTTCTTCATGTCCACACCAACAATTCCCTGGTACGTTACCTTGAGGCCATTCCATTAGCAGCACCTTGACAGGCTAGGCAAGTTATGCTTCACTCGTTCTCTGTTTTCTAAATCATGGTTCACTTCGTCCTGGATGTCACACTGGATACGGTCCATCGTCTGGTTCGTATCGACGTATCCATAAAGCTCAAGCTTGGGAAGATCCCAACGCTGCAGCTTTTCATGGTAGGTATAATAGCCACTTGAGTACGAGTGACCTTCCTTCCACTGGCATTTGAACTTACCGAATAGGACCAGCTCTCCGTTGATTTCCATATTATTTCCCCAATATCTTAAAGCCGTAGAAGATAACAAAGTTACACAACGCCAATGCAAAGTTAATTGCGCCTTGCGTCTGTTTACCTAGCAGCAATGAGAGAGTACCAGCAACAACGAACACAAGCACTGTAACAGGTTGAAGACAATCTAAGATAGTTTGAATCATATGATCTCCTTAATTTTTATGTAAGTCAACACTTTTGTAAACCGAAACATATCCGACAACTGACTTGATTGAAGGATTGTTAGGTACAAGAGTAGACCTATATTCCATACCAAACTCAAATGGGGGTAAGAATGTTTTGTTTCTAACTCCTCCATATAAGCTTTCAGTATTACCACCAAGAATAAATACTGCCTGGGCTTTATTAAAACCAACATAAGGTTCGATCCAAGGCGCACCTACAAAACGAATGCCCTGATCAAAGTTAAAGATTATGTTGTTATCAATAGACCCATCAGCTTGAAAGTATTCTTGTCCAAACCTACCTCCAAACTCTGCAGTAGCATCCAAGATATCCAATGGTCCTGCATGAACTAAACAAGGAACTAACAGTAAGAACAACAGCTTTTTAATCATTGTTATTTACCTTTCTTTTTTGAAGTTACAAAGAATCCAAATGGAGCATCAGCACCCATTTCTTTTAATATCTCTTGGGTTTCAGCCCATTGCTTAGCCGTTTGAGGTTTAGCATTTTGAACTTGTTTAATCATCTCCTCAAAACTTAAGCTTATAATTTCTTTAGTAATATCTTTTCTCTTTCTTTTAATCATTTTAATCTCCATTATATATTGGTACATAAGGCTTACTTATCTTCTGTCTCTCACTCTCTGGTGTTGTCATCCACGTCTTAAAGCATGGCTCACAACGTTCTAAGAAATCTAGGTCTTTCTCTTCAAACTCTTTCTTACACAACACACATGGTTTCATTTGTATTTAGCTTCCTCTGCTGCCTTATCATCATCTGCATCTTCACACTCTGGGGAACAATACAATTCTCTGGGATTATAGGTAATGAAGTCTTCACCACAGAATTTACAATCAGTTTCAAATGCCATTGTTATCTATCTCCTTATCCGAAATTCTGAAATGGTCTTTCCATTCGTAATAGCTTTTCTTCCATACAATCTTCATGCTGTCTAGTAAGCGTATTCTCGATACATCTGTAATGCTGACCTCCAGGTAATCGTTTTGATTCACTCATAACCATGAACACAGTATCATCAACACGATAGCACTGACCGATCTCAATCTTATTAGCCATGACAGATTTTCCTTAAAGCATCCCAACGATCCTCTTCTGTATCAGTATCTTTGGCTGTACTGAAGAGTTGAATCGCCTGATCTAACGTAGCACATATTGTACAATAATGCTTAGCCATCTATCCTCCAAATGACCACTGATTGCACGTACACCCTGGTATAAGACTATCACATAAACCAGACTTTTTCAAGGGCTTTCTTTTAAGGTTACAAGGTCCACACTTACGGAATCCATCTGACACAAACTTACGCTTGCAGCTGGAACACGTTGTATACTTGATCTTCTTAGTCTTCATGGTATATTCAATAGCTTAATTATAATGCACTCGACAATAGCATCAAACTTATCTTCTAACCAACACTTTTTCATTTGTACCACCATTCCCTTGCATCCTTCTCAATAAAGCCTAAGCCTTTAGCTATCTTAGAAGTCTGCCCATATCTCGACGTATCATACATCTTTACATTATCAAAGTGTTTCAATGCTGCCTCTACTGCTGCAGCCACAAGAGCCTTTGCAATGCCCCTACTACGGAAAGCTGGATTAACCATCAATGATTCAACCACAGCATACTTACTTAGATGAATCGATGGAGTCCACTTACAGAATCCTATCAGCTGACCATTCTCTTCCCACACGAATGCACGAGCAAAGATATCATCTGCAAAAGGTTTAATATCTTTATAATTAAATGCCTCAAGCTTCAGGTATTGATAGGCATCTCTATCATCAGGCTTAAGGTTACGAATCATTTTGCTTTCTTCCATAATAGAGCAAGCTCAGCTACAACCTTTTGAATCTCTTCAGGTGTAAGCTTATAGAACTCTACAACATGTTCAGCTATCTGTTGTGCTGCCCAATTCTTTACCATGACTCCACCAACTCTTTAGCCTCTTTAAGGCCAAAGAAAGGCTGACCAGGAAGATTACGAGCATGTTCTCTCACTCGCTTAATGAATGGAATGAATGTCTGATTGCTCCGTCCACCTGCAGCCAAATATTCATGCTTGATATCCTCAAAAGATACCGCAGGATTCTCAAGTCTATCTCCAATGATCTCATGTTCTTTCTGCAGCATGGTCAATAGGATCTCTCTATTGAGTTTGCCAACTGTACGGAACTCTTTCACCACGACCTGCATAGATTCAAGGTTCTTTAGATTATCCATTTGATATCCTTCTCAGGAGCTTTTTAAGATAAGCTTTCTTTCTCTTCTGAAACTCAATACAATAGTATCTGTCTTTTACTCTAGGTAACTTATTACAGAAGATGCACAGCATCTTTTTAGCCATTAGATTGTCCACACTGGCAACCAATCACAGTATAAGGCTCAACGACTTCAATATCACTCAGTCTAGCATATGTCCAATACCCAGCTGTCCCAGCCCACAACACCTCAGCGAATCGGTCTTCTGCTTTATCTCCATATGCAGGATAGGAATCATGGATCTTAACTGTATAGGTCTTAGCAGCTAGAAACTTGCGCTTGCTAGGATTGGTTGACCATAAAGCTGTACCCTTATTGATCCTGACCAACGTACCAGACTTCAAAGGTTTATTTGGCATTGGTAATAACCTTCCGTAGATACTTAGCAGCCAAGTGACACACTAAGGCATCAACCCGCTGATCCAACTGTTCTGCTGTCAATCGGCCCACCCCATTATTAAACTTCTGGTAGTACTGATTGTTGAGTCTGCAGAGCTTACGCCCATCAGCTGTAGGCGCATCACCCTCCGAAGGAATCTGTAGGAGCTTATACAGGATATCATGAGCCTCTTGATACCTGCCTCGATTGTTCCAATATTTAGGTTGATAATCGCTCATTGTAAATCCCCCTCAAAATCATCTGAGCTATCCAAGTAATCAGGATTCGCATAGCCTCTAGCAATCTCAGCATCAGCGAAATCATCCACATCATCCTGCAAGTCTCCACCCTCTCTAAGCACTGACTCATGGTATCTCGCTTCACCCGCAGCAATAGCTTCTTCATCTTTCAATCGCTGAGCCAACTCAGCATTGGAATCACAGGTGATATCATCACACAAATGGGAGCCACAATCACCACAGTCTTTGCACATATCAATGTACTTCTTTTGATCAGGGCACAGGACCGCTACGAATCTTACTGAACCACACTGACAAACCTCTTCATCATGAAATTCATTAGCCATGTTATTTCCCTCCCAGGTTTAACTCAAGCTGCTTTGGCTGAAAAGCTTTCCACAGATTAGCCAGCGTTTCCTTCTGGATCTTCTTATACTCTGGACTATCTGTTGACATCCCGCTGTATTGTTTATCCATACTAAAGTATAACATACTTATCTACTCTTGTCAAGGGAAATCTTTTACCAATCCAAATCTTCCTCAACAGTGTTCTCTATTGGAACATATATCGCTGCTGACAAAATAGGACGTGCTTTATAGCCTTGTTTCTCTAAGAATCTTTTAGATGTATTGCTTTCATTTGTCCAACCTTTTCCCATAGCAACTACTTTAAAAGCGTCCCTTAATTGCTTTGGTGAGGGTCCTTTGTCTCTAGAAGCTGCATGGATTTCTTTTAGTTTTCCATGCCATCTTCGAGGTGTTGTATCAAAAGTATATTGCAAAACATCAACAGGCTTCTTCAATATACTGCTGAGGAGCTGCCAGTCACCCTCATTAAGATCTGCTTTGCAAAGCCCATAACGCCGTTTAGGACTTTCATTTTGAATCTCTAAAGGCGCAGCATCGTAATAGCTAGGCAAACGTTTACGCCTTGGATTGTTTATAGCGTTCTCTACTTCTCGAAATTCTCTACTTTGCTTTATCTTTCCTTGTGAATTGAATGGACTATACATTCAAGTTCTCCTTATCGAAAATTAACTTCTATTAAATATAACATATTTATCTACTAAAGTCAATGGGCCTATAGACCCAATCTTAATGATGACCGTGAGGATGGATCTCTTCTTCCATCCTGGCATCATGCAACCCATGGACACCTGTACAAAAGAAAGCGCAACCCACCAAGTGCATAGCCCCACCAAGCAGCCCAGCTTCCCCAACCTTGAAGCTAAGGAAGAACAGGGTAGCACCAAGGATCATATGCCATATACTACCTAAATTGCTTTTCAGATTACGTTTCATTTAGTCACCCATTTCCAGTTCATCACAGATACAATAGCCTTTAGCATTACAGTCAATGCAAATGCATTCACCACAGCTAGGGCACAACGCATCATGAGGATTAACCCTAGGCATCAGGCAGCTCGTCCAAAAGCCTCTGCAATAGCCGCAGGAGCTGGTTTAACCACAGCTTCCACCGTTTGGGTATTGGTGATCGCTTTCCATAGATTTAAAGGCTTAAATGCTGAGATAGTCAAATGTGATAGCAAAGACAACGCTAATAGATTCATTTCATTCTCCTTTCATTTCTTTCTTAGTTCGACGAACAGGCCACACATTACCTACAGGTCCTACTCGAATATAAGCTTCATGTACAGCTTCACTTGCCGTTTTTGCTTTGACTCTAATAACATCTCGATCATCACCATGCCCATACGAAACACACCATGTTCTCATTGCAACACCTCAATAAGGCAGCTCTCCAACCCAACGCTGCTTACCATCCTTGATTACCACAACATCAAGGTCCAAATCTAATTGCTTAGGAATCACCCATTCCTCGACGCTTGCTATAATCTCTTTCGCTGTCTTATGATATGTCGGTGTTTCCATTGCACTTCAGTATAGCATACTTACTTACTACTTTCAAGCCTTTTCTTTTCCTCTTCAAGCTCTAAGATATGAGCCTGGATCTTGTTAAGTCTTGTTAACATTTCATCAGGCGTACACTTAAGCAGCTTTGTTACCTGCTCCAATTGATCCTCAACTCTCCTGGCTCTCTGCAACTCTTTGAGCGTATCAATACGAGGTTCACCACCAAAGAATCTATCCCACAGCCTACGCAACTTAGAGAGCATTGACTTCTGCTGCCAGCTTAATTTTTGTAGCGAATGGTTGTGTCAATGCTGGTCTGCCCTCTGCCAAACGTCTGCACTCAATATTGAAGACGAGTATATCCTGGTTAAGACCCAAGTTCACTTGATCTAAGTAATTGATTACGGCCTCTCGATGCTCAAGCTTACGCTTCAGCAACTTGACCTCTGCCTTCAAGTCTCTGATCTCTTTCTTAATTTTTGGCTGATCTTTTCTCATATAATTCCTCCAGGTATTTTAAATTGTCTGATACATAATTACCACAAGCTCCCATATTTGTATAGATTGTATCGCACACACATTGCCAGCAACCAGTAACACTATGATGGAACTCTTCATGCCCACAATTCCTACAAGGGAAATCAACGCTCACTTAGTTTCTCCAACCATCTAAGGTTATCTTGTTTAAATGGATGCTCAGGCTTTCCAATATATTCACCAGTCTCTGTACATTCAGAAGAATCACATTCAATGCACCATGTTTCATCATCATCAAGCTCAATCATTCCTTTTGGTATATGCCATTGAGGATCTTCTATTTCCTCCTCATCTAAATGCCATACACGCATATGCCCACAAATGCAAAGGGTTTCACACCATTCATTTTCTTCTAGTGTTAATTCATTTGTTTCTGGATTCAATCTGTTCCTCCAACCATCTAAGGTTATCTGGTCTATAGTCTTTACAATTGTCTAGGAATCTGCCAGTACTATCTCTAGCCAAACAGAAGTGTACACCCATGAAACTAAAATTAGGATCAGCTTCAGATAGATGCTTATCTACTGTATGACCACAGGTACAAGGGAAATAAAAAGTTTTATTTGCCATATGCCATCCATTCTAAATACTCCAGGTTGTCCATTGGTGTATAGCAATCACAAGGACATTGCCCTATCTCACTATAGATACACCAGCCTCGAAAGTCATCATCCAGGTATCCATCATCATTTGTAAATACCTTATGATCTTCTTTACTATGAAAGCAATTGCATGGTAAGCTACTCATTTACCTTGCCCCACTCGTTCCAAGTAAACAAGATTGTCCATCCTATACTTATTACAAGGACATGGCCTATCCCATTCCCATTTAAAATCATGACAAGTACTAACCTCATCATGAGGCCAATGAATCCAACGAGTGTGACCACACAAGCATGGGATCATGTCAAGCATTGCTTCACGCTTCCTTGCCTTCTGCTTCTTATAATCATTGACTAGCATGTATGACCAAAGAATAAGGTACATAACAAGTAAAATTGGTATAACAATAAAAAAGATATCATCCATTCTTGTCAACTAATGCCTCCAAGTAACGAAGGTTATCTAGCTTGAATTCATTGCATAGACAAATACCAGTGAGATAGATCCATGTCTTACACTCATATTGATATTCAGGACCTTCATGCTGACGCTTCACATGACCACACTGACAAAAATAGTTTTGTTCTTCTAATAACCTACGCATGTTTATGGGTCCAATCTACACATTCACATTCCAATTGGTCCATCTCCTGTTCTAATTGTTTAGCAAGCAGAGTTTGCTTAAAGCCATTCACCCACCACAATATCATTATACCCCAAATCAAAGGTAAAAGCAATAGGGCTGCTAAAATTAAAATAGTTACAATAACTAATGAGATAGGTAATGATATCAATGCACCAGCTATATTTCTTAAGTAAGTAAGGATGATCTCTCGTTTACGTGCCTTGCTGCTCATAGATGATGATTCCCTTTCATTGTATGTCTTCTCTATTGGACTGAGCAACCATCCTTCAAACGTCGGCACATTTATCTACTCTACAGATAATAAGTATAATGTGAGCGAATTAACCCATTGTTATCTAGACACATACTTACTAACCACTATCTTCCAAAGATACACTCTTATCTATTCACCTATCTGCAATTGGACATCTATACGTACAGTGTATCTAGCCACCACAGCCTGAATCATCATATTCAACGAACTCTTCACCGCAATCTTCACATCTATAAACGCTTGTACTATTCTCACATCTATTGAATTGTACAGCCTTATGCATGACCTGTTGGTTACATCCATGGACCGCCACTAGCATTGTTTATACCTCCTTTATTATAATCCAAACGTCTTCATGTGTTCTCGACGTTCTACTTCCCATTCTAAATACGTAAGGTTATCTGCTCTATATTCAATGCATACCTCACCATACATTTGCATATGATGAGATAACCCACGCTGAATCATCTTCTCAAACCCTGGTGTTCCCTTCAAGCTCATGAAAGCATCGAATTCTATATGCTGAGACTTCAGAGCCCCACAAGTACAAGGAATATCAGCCATTGTTAGTTACCAAGCTTTCTAAATACAAAAGATTATCTCTCTTGTAATTATCACATGGTCTATCAGCTAAATGTCTATTAGCATTACCAGACCACTCCTGGATATCTCTATGAATTGCAGCTTGTATTACAAGAGATGAATAAACAGTTACCTGCCTATGTGCAAGAGATGAATAACCACAATGCTGACAAATATTAGCCATTTCTAATACCTAGCTCACGCAGCTCTTTACAATAACATTTATAATCTTTGTTGCGTCTGCCATAGCCATGTACTGGTGTAGTGTTACCCTTGGAATCCATGGAGTACAATCTATTGTGAGCGATATCATCAAGACCTATCATGATGTCTATCTCTTCGTTAGTCATTGTCTCCTGCCTCATCCTCTTCTAATTCACCTTCTATCACTTCGATACGCTCTTCAATACCCCTGGCAAGGCTACGCAACTCTTCCTGTTCTAGCTTGTTACCTTCCAGCTCATCCTTCAGTATATCCAATTCATTCTGCAGCTCTTTGGTATGATCTACTTTAATCCCTCTAGCCATTGTATCTCCCTTTAGCCCACCCAAGTACAGGGCAAGTAATCTTTTAAATATGCAACCGCTGCTTTATAATTGTCACCTTGAGCTTCAGGCATCACATCTTCTTCACGAATGAGTGCCATGAAAGCACATATCCCATCATTGCCAAACTTTTCATCCATCTCTAATAGCTTAGGCAAGTCTGTAATAGCCACATCAACAGCATCAGCACAAGCCCAACCAAATGTATCATTGGCATTAAGCGTAAAGGTAAAAGCATTCTTATATAAGAACTCTGCAACCTTACTTACCTGAGCAAGCTCTTTAATAGGCTCAGCTGTACTACGGATGATAGCTAAACGTTCTTCCAGGGTCAAATCATCTTGACGCACTGGCAAGCTCCTTTGCTTTCTTTATGATAGTGACATTCTTACGATGCTTCACGAATGCCAGCGCAGCCTTCTTAGTGAAGAACTCAGCAACAAACCCACCACGAGGACCAACAACCTGCCATGCTGTAAACATCCCATCTTGTACGGGTCCATAGACCTTATATTTCTTTGTCATTTTATCTCCCTAGTTTAAAAAACCAACGCCAATGCCCAGCTTTCCATAGTTCAGGCTTACCACAATCGCTACCAGAAGGTGAGTAACTAGTATCTTCTTCTTTAATAAGACTCTCTACATGATCATGATGGGCCTGATACCATGCCCAGCCTCTGCCAGTCCATACCTGCTGATCCTCCGAAGGAAATTCATTAAAGAGTGTATCCCATGCCATGATTAGATACCTCCCTGGTTCTTACGCTGCTCAGCATCAATCTCTTGAGCCACTTCACCAACAATCTCTAATGAACGGGACAACTCTCCCATGCACTTAAAGATCCCAGGCCAGCCCTCATGCTTGAACACAGCACGAACAGATTGACGCAACATGATCTCATCTTCTAGCCCAATGAATTGATATTCACTCATTAGAATGTTGCAACCCATAAACGATGCTCATCAGCGAAGTCATACAATCGGGCCAACACGCTATCGAAGTCATCAACTCCTACTGTCAAATCTTCTGACAGACCCTCGAACTCATCAACAATATCATCTCGATCAAAGTTGATATCTTCATCTTTGAAATCTACTTTCTTAAGCTTCAATGCAACCTTAGCAGCAAGCTCTTGAACAGTAAGTTTACCATCATCACGTAACTGCCATTCTGTCTTAAGATCTAAACGATGTTTCCAGATAGCCATTAGATTATCCCTCCCAGGATTAGAAGCTTAGCCAACCAATTGACGCTGTGTTATTCCAATTCACTTCTTGCTTGCCAGCGATACGCTTAATCTCTTTATAGACTTCCTCGCTAGGATAGATAACTGCATTGCCTCGATCATAGATAGAAGTATCAACAAATTTATCTTTGAAACGGAAATGAATCTGAAAAGCTGCTGACAAAGTATCCTCATTAATGAGACGCAGTACAACAACGCTTTTCTTATTTTCTTTATTGAACGTATCAATGATTCTTTTGGTTTCAACTAGCCGTTCAATACCACGATTTTCCAATTCTGCCTGAGCATTAGTTTTAGCCATTTAAATCCTCCCTTATGAATTTAGTATATCAGTAATTTGGAGTCTTGTCAAGGACTTTTTGCTCTTCGACACGACCACCCCAACGCCTCTTTGCAACTGCTTCAGCTGCTTCCCTGGTAGTGAATATTCCATCTAAACTCCTGGGATAGCAGCTACAATTATCAGAGCCACAATCCTCTTCATTAGCCCAAACCAAGTAAACAATCATTTGCACTCCTTTGAAGTATCGCCTTTCTGACAGTATTCATCACACATAAACTCATTAGCATCATAAGCTGGATGTGTAATAGGAACCATAATCAAAGGCTTAATGGAAGTTGTAATCATCTGCACCCAAGCAGGATGATGGACCCTTTCAACATGACCACGCTTACATTTCTGGCAACCAATCAAGGCCAAGGTAATAATTAAAAGTGAAAGCTTTTTCATCGAAGGTAATCCGCACCCGTCCAACTAATGTGATATTGACCAAAGATGTTACCACGAGCCTGATTCTTAGCAGGAGCATTCCAGGTAGCTGACTTAAGGATATCACCCTTCTTAAACTTAGGGCCATCTTCACGAACAATAAAGGAATGAACTGATCGTGAAGGTCCATGAGCTGTAATAACTTTGATATATTTGCTGCCAATTTCATAAGTCAAGCCCTTGAAGAAATTATAGATAGACTCATTACGAATCTGCTCCGCAATAGAATCATTAGCCACAGGACGATAACCACGAAGGTAATCAGCTTTGATCGCTTCAAGATAAAGATTAAGAGCATCTTGTATAGAGAGCCACAACACAGTGTCTTGATCATTTTTCATTTTTGTTTCCTCCATGAAATAAGTATAGCATGAGTAGGTAACAATGTCAAGGGCTATTATTGAAACAATCTTACAACGTTTGCATAATCAACTGCAGGAATACGCAGCTCTAAACGGCGCAACTCATCACCATAACGTGCAGCAAGCATCTTATCAATCTTTGGCACACTATGTACTTTGATGAATTTAACCACATAGGTTAAAAGAGCATCATTCTCTGCCAGTTTACTAACCAAATTAATGGTTGTAGCTTGGATCAATAAGCAACCTGAAATGTGATCAGTATTCAGAATGAACTTAGTGACCCGTTTAATGAACTGTTTGCTATAGCTTTTATACTTATAAGACAGTTCGATTAGATCAAATAACTCGACATCAACAGCCACTCCATAGGCGTTTAATTTAGACATTACACCCTCCCTGCAGCATTTATTTTGTTATTGATTTTACGAGGATAGCGGGTAACGATCTTAGGCTTACGACTAGGTAGGTCAAAGTGTCCATCAGTCTTACATTTAAAGCAATACCCCATGACTGTCTTGATCTCGACGAAATCAACTTGGAATCCTTTGCCAGCAAATCCAAATCCTAGAGGAATACGACGACGACCCCAACCACCAACGGAAAGCATTTCACCACACTGACAATAGTAATCGTTTCCACGCTTCACTGCTTTGAGTTGAGCCATTTGTTTGTTCCTCCCTTTCATATAATAAGTATAACATACTTATCTACTTCTGTCAAGGGAAATCTTTATTGTGTCTCCAGAAATATTCATATCGAAATCTAGAGATGTTTTAGGTGTGTAGTCATGCCAGTGGAATGTAGGTGGAGTAAGATGTCTACCATCATCAGGTTCAATGGTAGCACAAGCAGCGATTAGGAAGGATACAGCAAAAATGAGTAGTAGAAGCAGGACGTTTCGCACGTTACTTATCGATAACTTGAACTAAGTCTGCCTCCCAGGGACATACAGATTGCATTGTATTATAGAAGCGTTCCACAACACTATCTGGAACTCTCTTCTCCCTGGATGCATTACGCTCAAGCAACACAGCTAAAGGCAAATCGAAATAGATAGCACTACAAAGAGCCCCATTCTCACGAGCTATATCCCAAAGAACTCTACGCAATTTACGACTAGTATTTGTGGCATCTACAATAGTATTCTGTCTCGCTTCCATGGCTTTCCTCAACTCTTTTTGCTGCCAACCAAACACTTCATTGTTACGTGACTGATTGTTAGCATCACCCGTAAGCTCTTTACGTCTTTCATCCATGCTGATAACCTTAATACCAGGATACTTTGCAACCAACTGTTCACGAACTGTAGACTTACCTGAGCCTGGAGCCCCAATCAAGACCATCAATTGGAAATTAGGTTTAGGAGGTTGGACCATAATCTCAACAGCAGCATCGTAAGTATCCAAATCTTCTGGGGCCTTATGCATAAGAATATTCCATCTAGCAAGAGAGTATGAAGCATTATCCAAATGAGTAGCAAGAGGGACACGATAGGGTCTATCCCATATGCCTAAGTCTTCACAATTTTGTTTAAACAATTCAAGCAAGGACATACTTGCATTCATATCTTTAGCTGTTCGCCCCAGGGTATCAGCTTGTGATAGAACATAAAGAAGCTTTGTGTTCACAGTGAGAGATAGCATCTTTAGCTTTATGACTGTAGCTGTACCATCTTTGATCCACATACGAGGATGCATGTGTTGTTCAATCAGTCTACAGACTAATTCACGCTGCTTATAATGGAACTCAGGAAAATACTTCTTAAGAAATTCATTAGCAATGGGAACTCCCGCATCATCATGCCCATATGCAGTGATCTTATTTTTCTTTGCATTGAAGACACTCGTGCAGGGTTTACCAATATCATGTAGGATGGTGGCAATATAAAGAAGGACTTTATATTCTTCTTTAATGTTCTCAGCCTCTATAAGCTGAAGAACTATTTGACCTGCCATGTTACAATGGATTAGAACATTTCCCTCTGCATGATGTTCAGGACTTTGTTCACAGCCATGGAGCAGCTTGAACTCAGGGATCTCATCCTCATATTGGAAAAGATCCACTGGCTGCAGATTAACTATAGCATCATGAAATGCTTGAATGCTCATTTCGCAAAATCCTTTATTTCATTTGTTAGTTTCTCAATCTGTTTACAAAGAGTTTCATAGTCTTCTTTAAAGGGTTGAAAATGTTTCCAACGATCAATCATGTGGAATACATGACTGGAAGCAAATAAAGTTCCTGTGATTATTGGAGTCAAATAGAAACATAGCCAAAGATTAGTAGGATGCAATTGATGGTATGCATACAGCATCACAGATAAGCAAGCTCCAAGACCAATACTCAATATAATATTAATAACTTCATTTTTTAATTGACTATTATATTCATTAAAAATCATTTCCGTGACTAAAGGATCAACAAGCTTCTGTAAATGAGTAAGCTCTGAAAGTTTAGAAGCAAGCAAAAATGCCTTACGTTCTGGTGAACCTTCAGGATGCCTTATATACAGCTTACGCTTTACTAGCATTAGGTCAACTCGAACTAAATCTGGATCAAATGTCATTTTATTAGTTTATAAGAATAGCTGCCAATACCCCAAAGAATGTGCATATAGAAACAATCCACATAGCAATAGTAGTAACTGTTGCAGCAGCGTCAATTGGATTTAACATTTTATCTCCTTTATTTAAGTATAGCAGAAGTAAGATAACCTGTCAATGGCTATCTTACTCTGCGATTCTTAATAGCAGCTGCAAAGTACTCATGGTGCTTTGCATATTCTTTAGCATACTTTTTGTGTATGAATCTAGCCGCTGATTTAAGGTCTGGAAATGTATGGTCTTGGGGTATTAGAATATTTACCCAACCCATAAAGTTTCCTTTCATTCTCTCAGGCGCAATCATAATAACAGGGATACCAATGTTTTGAGCGTAACGCCACTCTAACAATGTACCCTCTGATACCACATCACCTGTAAGAACGAGCATTACATCACAACGCCTAATGAGCCAAAGATCATGCCAAACCATGATCTCCATAATCTTGCGCTTAAATGTTGAAGAGATTTTTGCTTTCTTTTTATTAGGCCACAACTTCTCTTCAGCAGCTGCAGGATCTACAGCCCTCATCTGATACTTTGCTAACTCTTCTGTTGCTCGTCTACGCTCGGACTTAACATCCTCAACGTAACGGTTAGACATTTTTCCACTGAGGTATACTCTGCAACTCATACCTATGGATCTCCTTTAACTGACCTCCTAAACTACTTTGAGGCTGGGGGAGGTGTTGGTGTTACTGTTGCTGCAGGTGCTGGTGTTGTAGCAGCAGGAACTGCAGCAGCTGGCTTCTCATCAAGCACTGGTGGAACTACTGGTTTTGCTCCTGGAACTACTGGTTTATCAAGCAATGGCTTGTCAAGCAATGGGGCAACAGCTGGCGCAGCAACTGGTGGAACTACTGGTTTATCCAATACTGGTGCTCCAAGTCCTGGAACCACTGGCTTTGCAGCTGGTGCTCCAAGTCCTGGTGCTCCTGGTTTATCTGTAACCATATCACGTACCCAAGGCTTTACACCTTCGTATGGTTTTGGTGCTTGTGGATTTAATGGATTCTCTGGCATTTTAGTTCTCCTTAAGTTATTTAGTTACTTTACTTCTATAATTCCCATCAATGAATCTGCCCTGGACATCATAGGTTGACCAAAACCCACCAATGGCTTTTGACTCTGTACTTCCTTGTAGCCACAACTGATCGTAATCGTTTCCTGTAAAAATGCGTTCTATCTTACCATCTTCTGATTGCAAACAAAGAACGTAAAGCTTACTCTTTTGTTTCTGTATCGTCTGATTCTCCGTTGGCTTCATCTTCAAGTCTCCTCTTCCATCCTGCTATGTACCAATTGTATACAGCGAAAAAGAAATTAATAAATAACCATGCCAATTGATGTGTTAATGCTGAAACAAGAGCTGCAAACAATGACAACCCACATAGGATATAACTAAACGTTGATGATTTCATCGATGATAATCTCCTTCAGTAACATGTCGTATCTCATGATGCAATACCAATGGGTCATAGATACACCAGATAGTATTTGTTCTATAATTAGTGAATCCTTCAACAACTGACTTATCTGTTGGAAACTCTTTATGGTGCTCTGCATTGACATTAGACTCAGAAGCAATATAGATATTCAATGTATCCCCACCTAAATGGTATCGATTAGGGAGATGCTTGATCTGCACATGATGTGTCTCACTAAAATCATAATACCTGCTAGGAATTGTCAATGCCTCAATGCGTGGTGTAGCAATTAAGTGTCTAATATATGGAAACATGATCAACTGACCAACCAATATGCCAAGCAAGAATTTACGATTAGACATTATAACCTCTCTTTTCGTTCAAATTTGGTTTTTAATCTATGATCTTTAATAGTTAAAGGTTGCAAGTTTGTATAGTGTACTGCTGTTCTAAACTGAGCAGGATCAGTTAAATCAAAGTTAGCTAGTGGAACAATATGATCTAGTTCCCATACCAAACCAGAATTACTCCAGGACATCCCATCATAGAATTTAGAAGCTATATGGTCTTTTAAAAATTCTATAGAACACCCAAGTTCCTGTAATGCAGAACCTTTTTTATAGTTACCTTTTATCGCTTTTTTAATACGACTTCTAATTCTATTTTTTAATTGCAATTTTGGATCTACTTTTAACCTTTTACCATAAGAAGCTATCATAGATTTATTAGCTCTTTCTCGATTATTTTCTAACCATTCAGCTGCTCGTGCAATAATTTGATCCTTATGTTCTTGGTAGTATTCCCTTGCTTTAGCACGAAGTTTTTCACCATTTTTTAAACGATATTCTTTCCTATACTTCTTAATATGAGCTATAGTTCGTTTTCTATATTCCTTCTTATGCAATTTTGCTTGCTCAGGATCTTTCCAAGGCATAATTAAATTCTCGTTTTACCATCTATCTTATCAATTTCTTCAAGTACTTTATAAAATCTTTTTCGATCAACCACTTTTCCATCTAATAATTGGAACAAAAATCCTTTAAAATGTGGAGGAACACTATCCTGTACCCAAGCAGCAAAGTCCTTTCTTGAGCTTTCCTTTGGTGATCTCTCATAATAAGTATAGCATATCTTCTCTAATTCCGCTACCCGTTTCTGGAAGTGAGTAATCTTATCTAGTACATCCTGCCGATACTCTTCAGGAGCTAGAGTAGCTAAGTTTGAAGCTGTCCCATCAGCCACAGCCTGTAGAATGTTCCTATCACTCAAATGGCTTATAAACCGATGAGCTGCCAGATAAGCACTTCCCTTCACTTTGACCATAATATCACCTGGAAAGCGCAGGACAAAGCCTTCCTCAAGCACTGGTAGATCCTTTGCCAAAGCAATAAGCTGGTCTAAGCCATTAAATGAATAGGTCTTGAAAGTAGGTAAGTTTATTTCTTCTGCTATCTCCTTCAAAGATGCAAAAGAAGCAAGCTTATCTGAAATTTCATGCCTAAAACCAATTAGATACAATCCCTCAGCATAACCTTTCTTTTTATAATCTACAACAATTTGAAAAGGTTTAGCAATTAGCTCAAACATCAATGTTCCCTTAGTAGCCAATGCTCTTAGTACTGTTTGTTGTTTGAAAGATAAAGGAAACGTATTAGCATAAGCCCCATGCTCAGAGTCAAATGAGCCTTTAGTGGTAAAAGTAAGCTTATCATTATTTGGATTAATGAACCCAATAATCATGCTACCATCAAGCTTCTCGCTGGTTTCAAATCCACCAAGCTCAGAGAGACTATCATAGCTTGTCTCTAACATCTGCCCTAGGTTAAAAAACTTATCAAAGGGATAGGCAAGGACCTTTCTATTCTTCATATCAAGAATGAGTCCACGACACATACGATTGAATGTGCCCCATAGGTTATCATACTGCACTGCATCCATGTAATGAAGCATGACAACATCGGGGATTCGTTCCGACTGAATCACATAGACATTGTTATGTTGAGCATGTTGCTTCAAACGTTCAAGATCCCACAGATCGTGAGTTTTTATATACTGTTCAGGAGTCATTTAGATCCTTTTTTCTTTTCTAATAATTCCTTCTTTGCACTTAAAATTCCCAAGTAATCAATATTATTTGTTGTCTCCAGTTGAATACTAATTGTGGTCTTACCCCTATAGGTAACTCGATCCTGGACACGCTTAATTAAATAAGGAGCTTTATAGGAACCTACTTTAATTATTACGGGATAGTCGATAAACTCCATCTCGCTCAATTTGAGCCATGTAGACTTCTTCTTAAGAAGTACATCAGTAAACTCAGCACGAATATTTCTTAGTTTTAGCCACTTACGGAGCTTAGCCGCTGATTCATCGGATGCTTTGCCAAATGTTTTCTCACCTGTTACTGCATCAATTACCTCAACTTTAACTTTAGCTTTAGAAGGTTGATATTTACCTAATCTATATCTTTTAGTTCTATAACTACTCATTTGGCCCCATTTATGAGCTGCCAATCTTACAAAAGTTTTTTGTATTCGTGTAAGACTCATGAATTAGTCTCCTGGTTCAATGCTTCATCAACCTTGTCACTGATCTTCTGTGACACATTTTCTACCACTTGAGCCTTAATCTCATCTTTCAAATCTTCTGTCTCTACTGAATCAAACAGGTGTCCTACTTCTACTGAGTGAGTTTTTTTACTTAACTTTCGTTTTCCTCGTTTCTTCTTTGCTTTATTAGAAGTAGCTAGAATATCTACAGCACGAGCTTTATCACGCTGCTTTTTATTCCTGGCATACAACCATGTAGCTAATACCGTCCCAAGGATCTTACCAATAGTGTAGAGAATATATGGGATCAATTTATAATAGTCATGAACACCATTATGCCATGTCTCCCAGAATTGGATAAGAATGCTGAAAAGGAACACATACATGAAGAAGTCAATGACTTGATTTAAAGTACTGTATACTAGAGTAGCCCAGAACTTAAGACGAGCTGATACCAATTTCTCCCAGGTATCTAGATACCATTCTACAATACCAATACTTAAAAATAATACAGACAAACTAAATGTTGTCATCCATTCCTTTTTATTGTCCTGCTAATACCAGATCTACTGCAATCTTGCGCTTCTCAAAATTCTTCCAATACTTCTGCGAATAATGCCCATTCTTAAATTTTATCAAGCCATTATAGGCCATGATAGCCGTCTTGTAGTCTGGATATTGCTTGTACTTGGATTGCAGTACTCGAAAGGCCATCAAGGTGTTAACGTCTACATTATAGTAATTCTTATGAATATCAAAGTCCCTAAACTCATCTGGCATGATCTGGAAGATACCACGTTCTC